AGAATAATAAATTATATTATTTTTAGAAGACATACAATATCTTAAACAGTATATCATCATAAGATAGGAATATATACAAGTTTTAGAAATATAAGAAGCATCTTTCTTTGAAGGCGCCTTATTAGCACAGTAATATATACAAGGTCATGAATTTTTTGTTTCATATGACATTGCAAGACAGAAATTATTTGCAGATCCGTATCTGCTAAAGAAACCAGAATCTCCAGAATGGCTACTATCATTACCATATTTTTCATTATATATATTAAATCCATAATCATCTGCATAACTTTTTGTACTAGTTGCAGAATGGCCATTTGGTTTTCAATCTGTTCTATGCCAATTAGTTCCACTTGAAATATTTAAATCTCCAAGAACACTAGGTCAGTTCTTTTCTGGAGTGAATGCTTCTGTATTCTCACCATAATACAACTTATTGTTTTCAAACCTAATAGTAAAAGGACCTACCTCTTTCCACCAGAAACACATTGATCATTTATCTCTTCTAGAACCGTCTTTTCTAAATTCTACATATTCAGGTCTATATTCTATTGTATGAGTATCGTCTTTATCTGTAACTTTAGTTTTAGTTTTTCCAATAGGATGATATTCATATAAATATTTATCACTACTACTGATTTCTTTTACAATATTATATTCAGTATTTGTAACTGTAAAAGTATTAAACAAATCAAATGAAAAAGATCCATCTATTTTATTAAAGAGTAGTGTATAAGTATTGCCTTTAGAATCTATAGCCTTGCCATTGTTAACAGTAACGCCTTTAGAAGTGATTCATCTTCATAATCTACCGTCATCTCCATTTTGGTCTTTTGGAACAGATATAGTATATACTTCAGAGTTTCCTACCTTTTTAATAGAATATGTATTGCCTTGTTTAAATATAGTCTTAATTCCAATCTTAGAAGTATCATACGTTTCTCCAGGAGGTTCTGGATATACTAATTTAATTTCACTAAAATAGTCACTAGAATCAAATGAATAATTATTTATTTTTTCATCTTTTGAATCTTCATTACCTCTTCGTTTTAGAAAAGCAGTTTCTGTAAACGCATAATTACCTAAATTAAGTTCGAGTTTTATATAATCAGCAAAGTAATTTACAAGGTCTTGTCCTGTAATATCCTTAAAGTTATCTTTAACATAATATCACCTATTTACAAGTTCTGTGGCATAAATTCTATTTTCGGCAGGTTCTATATCTCCTCTAATAGGATTTCCAGATTCAATATTAATAACATAACGAAGACTTAGAAAGTATATATCCTCTTTATTAAAATTAACTTTTTTTATCTTAGGTTCTCCAGTTTGAGTAGTATCATACTCTGCTATGTCTTCATTATTTTCAGAAAAGGGTATATCTATAATAATAGTTCCATTACTTATTATATCAGAAACCGAAGTCCAATCAATAGCAGTATAGGGGTTGTCTGAATCTGAAGTAGAATATCTTTCTAACTTATATTCAAGGCTAACTCCAGGAAAACTTTCTCAAGAAGTAAGCATTGTTAGAGAATTATCTCCTACAAAATATTTAAAATAATTTCTTCCAAAGTGTATTTCATTAGGATCTATTGTTATAGGATCTCTAGAAATTGTTTGTGTAAATTGACTATATATTATATAATTTTTCTTACCTTCATTTTCAACTAATAATGCGGGAGTAATATATTTGTAGTTTCCAAGCGTTTTTGCCTCAATAGTATTAAATATTATAGACTGGAAATTATTATAAGATATTAATTGATTAGGCTCTAGACTTATTGGAGATAATTTACTTATATTTTTTTCATCTAAAGTATCATAATCATGTAAAAAATATACTAAATTATTTTGAATCTTATCTAAATCTCCATCAGCATAATTTACAAGATTCCAATAAGTTTGTACTCTAAGATCTCCGCCTGGATAAACTTTTATAGCATTTGAATCACTATTATCTACATATATCTTACTTTTATCAAAATATATATTAAATTGTTCTGGAACCGTAATACTAAACTTTACAGCAAGCCAACCAGGAATATCCCAAGATACAGGAATCCAATCACTTCTATTAGTTGTGGATTTATCGACTTGTAATTTAAGAAGCCCATCTATATTATACAATTTATTTTCATCTGTAAGAATATAAGGAACTAAGTGTCTATAGTATTTATTGTTTAACTGTTCAAGTGCTTCCTTAAAGGAATATTCATCTAAATTTTCATATATAAGAAGATACTTATCTCCTGGATTTAAATAAAAATTAGGATCTTTACTAAGAAGTATGATTTTAGTTTCACCTTCTAAATCTTTATATAAAGATGTTTTATCAATAATAATATCCTCAATTGTAGCATCCTTATTATCTACAATTGGGGTAAAGATTGTTTGTTGTGATGGAAAACTTCCAATTTCTACTTTGTCGTCAATTGGATTATATGAAATAATATATAATACTCCTTGGTGTTCTTTCATTCCAACAGGAACAAAACCATTACTCAAAGCTCCATTTTTAAACCCATAATTACCCATATCGTTCTGTAAGGCAAATTCATTACCATTATAAGTAATTAAAGTGCCGTTTAAACAATCAGTCATTACAGTATTTGGAACCATTAATGGTTCTATATCCTTTATCATTCCTCCATTAAACTGATTTATTTGATTTAATTTGTTCTTCATAGTTATTATGTAGTTATTGCTGCAGAAGGAACCTTAACTTCTCCAGATGCAGATATAGTAATTTGAGTATCTCCACTTCCTAAAGTTGCAGAACCATCTTCATATACAATTAAAGGTCCAAACTTACAAAAAGTATCATAGTTATTAATATTATATAGATTGCCTCTCTTCAAACTACATTTACCTGTATTTTCGATACTAATTCAATTTTCTTGAGCATCATTTATTCCAACTAATGATGTTCCTGAAGCAGATATTTTAAGATAACTCTTTTGTTCAGCACTATTGTATAGGCATATAGTTGGGTTATTTAAATAACAGTTATCACTATAAATCCCTATTCCAGAAGGATTTAGTATATCGTCTGATATTACAGATAAATTTCCAATAACTGTATTACTAGTTTGATAAAAACCGATAGATTCAGGATTAGTTTCTAGTATAATATTATAATACTCTGAAGTTTCTTCAGGCTCTTGATAATATTGTACATTAATTGAGGTAAACGGTTGTTCTTCAGTATCTGAAGTTAGATTCTCAGCTTCTGAATATGCATACAACCCAATAGATTCTGAAGAAAGAGCTAGAAAGCTTGCTTTATCTGAAATGTATGTAGTATGTACATATATTTCGTCATTATTAATACCTGTGACTATGAACTTTGCACTAATATTCTCAATCTCCTCAGATGTATCTTTTTTGTATTCATTTATAATTAATTCTCCCTCTGTACCAGGATTAACAAATCCTGAATCTATATATAATTTTAAAACGACACCATTAAATGTAGATTTATTTTCCTCTGGAATAATGTAAATTTTTGTTATAATCTCATTATATAGATTAGATGAACGTGCAATATTTTCTGCACTTTCAGTAATTTCTGTATCTTCTGTAATTTCTTCAGGATCTATATAATAATTATCTGCAACAGATAATGGTATGCACGAAATATTCTTTCAAGATTCAATATTTATTAGCTCCCAATAAAAAGATTCTGATAAAAGTTGTTTATCAAAATCTAATTGATGAGAGGTATATGTTGATGGAGTTTGTCAATTATAACTTGTATTTACAGATTTTACAAGATCTTTAGCAAACTCAACGAATGTAGTCTTACTAGTATTTATTCCTTTTACAGAATATAATTTATATAGAAGCTGTAAAATATTTATTCCAAGATCATATAGATTTCCATCAATATCTAGCTCGCTTGCTGTAACACTTATATTTCCTCCAATTGAGATATTTCCAGAAAGAGTTTCAAAACTAAGTTTTTTAATATTAGCATTACTACAAACTACTGTATTACATGTAACTTTCCCATCTTCAGCTATAAATTTTCCATCTGTAGTTTCTAATGTATTAAAAGAGATGTTCTGTTTATTTAATAATGCTTGAATATCATTTCAACTATGCCCATCAATAAACTGTGCATTAAGATTACTTATAACTTCTGAACTACTTAATTTAAATGGAGGGGTTCCATTAAATATTACAGTATTATCAAATATTATATTCCCTTCAAGAGAAGCATCTGAATTTTGAGAATCACTAAAACTAAAATAACTATTATCTAATGTATAATAAATTCCTCCGTTTAATGCAAAGATTATTTTTCTATCTCCAGGATATTCATACTGCCCTGTCTCATATAATAATATATCGTCTACAATTATAATTTTAGACTCTATAGATTCTTCGTCTTCATCATCAGTTGTTTCTTTATCATAATTTAACTTATAATATTTATCTCCAACTTTTACTCTTATTACCCCACTAGTTTCAAAAACTAAATTTCTTCTAGGAGACCCTATTATTTCTTCTTTTGCCATATTAAATCATTATTATTTTATTTTTTACATCTCTATATGCTATATATTCAAAGTTTCTTGTTGTAATTTCACTTTTTAAAAATGTCCATCCAACATCAATTGGATAGTATAATTTAAAGAAATGTGTTCTAGATCTATCTAAATAACACTCTTCTTGTATTTTATATAACTTCAAATCTCTAAACTTTATTTTAGATCTACGCTTTGAAGTTATCTGAGTTTTATAAAATTCTCACTCAGCTTCAGTTAGACCGAAATAGTACGCTCCGTTATATACTTCTTGAGCGTACTTATATTTCAGTCTTAATTTAATACGATGTTTAATATTATTATATCTAACTCTTTTATAATCATCAAAAAACATCTTTCCGCAAAAAGCAGTATAGTTATGATTTCCTAAAACTACATCTGCTCCACTCTTAGCTAATAAATGAAAACTATTAAAACCATGTTCTATAACTCTTTTTAACTCATCTTTTGAGATCTTTGGATATTTTTCTTGTATAATACCTAAATAATCGTCTAATTCTTTAATCATAATTAATAATACACTTTTGCTTCTTCAGTATATTGATCTATGAGTTTTTTAAGATATTTATCAACATAGATTGGTTTTTCCATAGTTTCTTTATTATGCTTCATATATCTATATACTAGCTGGTTTCCTGTAAATTGAGATAATACAAAATCAATATTATTAAATTTACCTCTTCTATATGCTTGTTTAAAGTCTTCATCTGCAATTTGTTTCATAGAAATTTCTCCATAATTCCCAAAACGCAGAGGTAGTACAAAGGTAACATTATTATTTATAATATCCAATAAGATCTCATAAAAACAGTCATCAAAAATCTTAGCAGCTAGATTCTTACGATCTTTATATCTATTTTTTACTCATCTTCCTTTTAATAATTTAGGATTTAACCCATTATATAGTTCCCTAGAGTTAAAACCATGAGGAAACATTTTTTTATTCATTAGTTAACAGGTTTAAATGATTTCTTATATTGCTTTCTATCCCAACGTGTACGAGCATCAAGAATCTCATTCATTTCATTTTGCGAGATATGTTCAGGAACTCTAGCATCACTACAAGCTCTTAACCATTCTTGTTTAACTGCTTGAGCCATTTGAAAAGAATTACTATCTCTTAATACAAGACTCTTTTTATATAAATCAATATATGCAGCATATGCAGCTAACGCAGTTAATTCTTTATCTGTTATAAGTGGAAGTCCATCATCATCTACAATTACACCATGATATAGTACAGATACATTCGAATAATCTCTATCAAACTCTAATGCATTATTTATCTCATTATAATTTAATAGTTTTCCTGATTGGTATAATGGATCTTTATTCCATTTTCAAGCTTCATTATATCTTTCATAATAAGCATTTTGAACTAATGGGAAGATACTAGTGTCTGAAGTAGATTGAAAGTCTTCAAATGGAATTGTTACAGATTCTATAAAAGATAAATTGCAAGGTAATTCTAGTATTCTATTTGTAGTATCTCCTACATATCTATACATTCTAGAATGTTTATTACCTATTAACTGTAAACCATTTAAAACTATATCCTCAAAATTATCAGGATTTATTGTAACCCCATATAATATATTGGCAAGAGAATATACAGAATTTATATTATTTAACTTCATAATTATTTAGGAGTTTGATCGTTAGGCGTAACAGGAGTTGCAAGTTGACGATACCAGCGAATATATTTCTCAGTCATTCTTTTAATAATTTCATCAGATAAAATTCCACAATCTAGATATACCTCAGGGTTTTCAGAACAACAATCTCATTCTAAAAGCTTTCTTGGATCTAAGAATAGTGCAATTACAGATATATATTTTACAAAAGGAACATTAAAAATATATCCGTCCATATTACCATTAGAATTAATTGCAGTATCTATATAGACATATGGACTTCCTGGTTTATTTTTTCTATACTTATGAAATCTATAAGTTTCATCTGTATAAACATTATAACGAGTATGTCTATCTATACTGCCAACAAATCTTATTGTATCAATTCCGTTTATATAAATAATCGGTGGAATTTCAAAATGTAATGCTTTTTCTCCAACTTGCAAATTACAACATTTTGACATGTAATCACAATCAACTTCAATACAATTAATTGCTAAAAACAATTCATCTAAATTAAGAATTCCTTTTAAAAGAAATTCTCTCATTATTTGATTACGCTCTGCCACTACTTCATCCTGAAGTTGCTCTACAGATATTTTTGGATTTGAAGTGATTCCTGCTAATCCAGTTACTGTATTATTATATACAGCACTTGCTATTGCTTCTATTGTCATAAACTTCAGTTTAAAAATTAAAGGCAGGACAGGGAAATTACCCCGCCCTGCCTTCTTCTAGTGATATATGTTAAAAGGAGTATTAAGCTCCTACTGTAAACTCTTGTTCTGCTACAGCATTACCATAAGAGGCTTTAACTGTAAACTTATTACCTTCTGCTGCAGTTTGTTCTTTTTTTACAGTAAGCTTACCATCGTTATCGATTTGATACTTACTATCTTCTTCTTTAATTGAATATTTAATAAGATTTGGACTAACAGCGGGACCAGATACATTTGCTTTAATTATTGCTTTTCCTTCGTTAATATCCTGTACTGAAACCTTAAGTGCAGATACGAATTCGATATTAATTAATTCAGTATTATCAGGACTAACAACTTTAATTGAATCGTCTCCAAATACTTTTTTCAGATCCTCTTCAAACTTATCAACAAGTGATGATAATACATAGAACGTATGTGTCGTAACTGATTTAAGAGCTTGTCCTACTGTTCCCTGTCCATGAAGCCCCTTACGAGGCATGCAATATAAGAATGAGAATTGAGTATACAAACCTCCGTTTACTGGATACTCCTCTTCATTGAGAGCTGCATAACGTATATTAGGATAACTTGGGAAACGTAGATTCTCCTGAAGCCAAGCAGCAGTACCAATTTCCATTTTATTCTTAGTTACTTCTACAGCCTCATCAACCGTTACATATTGCTTCTCAGTGCAACTATCAGGACAACTAATACCTCTTTGTTCCTGAAGTTCAGCTACAGTAATGACCTGATGTGAATCAGTGCAACTTACAAGTACTTTGCCTGAATCTTCTGCAGATACTCTTACATATCTGTAGTTTTCAGGAATAGCCATTTCGATAGCCTTAATCATTTTTTCCTGAAGTTCTTTAGTTTTTCCTAAATCTTCAGCAGAAACCTCAAATTCAGCAAGTACAGCCTTACCAAAATTTGACCAAGGCATAGCGTAATCTGCAAGGTATTTACCGATTAGAGTAATACCAATTACTACTCTATAAGTACCTTCTTTCGTAGGTAAATTAAATGCTGCACTAGCGACTTGGCCTTTTTCTGCTGGAGTTTTGTAAATAACTCCTTCGACTAAGCCTTCTTTTCTATAGTCTGCACAACGTAATACTCGAAATAATTTAACAGGACCATCCATAACCATAAAACGAGGATTTACACCATCGTCAAGCAGGTTTGAATTAATTATTACTTCTTTTTGAAAATCAAACATAATTTTTAATTTTTAAGTTAATAAATTTATTTATTTCCAGGAACTGCTATAGTCTGATTAATAGGAACGTTTGTTTGTAATCTTGGATCACCTGCATTCTCTAATAATAGTCTAGTTACGATATTAATAATCTCGTAACAAACATAGTCTGGAAATTCCAGGGTTTGAGTATTATCTTCTGGTAATAATACATCATCCTGAGTCATGGAAACATACATAGGAGCTTTTACATAAGTAATATATACATTATTTAAACTTCAATTCGAATCGCCACTATGTATTTCCAAATTTACAGAAGATTGATTTACAATCCTTTTATATGGTTCTTTTAATGCATAAAATCGATATTTTCCATCCTCTGTTTTAATATAATTAGGACGATAACTACCTTCTTTAATTTCATTATCCATAACAGGATTTGTTACTGGTTGATCTTTTTCATTTCTATTAATAATATAATAATATGGCTTCTTATGTGAAGGTTTCATATAATAATTATTAATAATACCTGCATAAAGATCTGCAGTTAATCTTTGACATGTTGAAGTAATAGTTCTTTGCACTCCATTTCCACATCTAGATTTATTTGAATCACTACCTGTAAATTCTGCAATACAATTCAACATATGTAAGTAATCTTTAGGAAGTTGTAGCTCTCAAACAGTATCATTAAATTCCTGTCTTGGAGCAATTTTACCTACTTTAATTACTGATGTAGTTTGTAAAAATCCTAAGTCATCTGAACTTTGTTGATTGTACTCACTTCTATTATATACACTATTTATATATTGTTGAATTGCTTTATTAAACAAGTATATGAAGTCCTCAAGTAAAACTTGAGGAGCTTTCACCTTGTTGCATTCAACTAAAATGTATTCATATGCTTGTCTAATAGTCATTATATATTGTTATTTATTGCTTTTCTTCTTTTCCGTCTTTTCAACTTTTTCCTCAGCTTTATCTTCAGCCTTTTCCTCAGCTTTATCTTCAGCCTTTTCCTCTACTGTTTCTTTTAAACTTAGTTTCTGAAGATCAGGGTATGTCTCTAATGTAATACCCTCGTAGATAGTTTTATTTGCAGGAATCTTCAAGAAGAGTAAGATAGATTCGTCAGTTGTACCTAGACGAACATCCCCATACATCCAAACTCCACTTTGAAGGTTGATAACACGTTGTTCTTTTGCGTCAATAAGCAGCAGTTTAAGTGCTGTATCTGATCCTGTATAAAGGTCAATAACAACCATTGGATCTTTTTCCGCTCTTTGATATAAATAGTCCTGAACATCTGAGTCAGGAGCATTTCTCATTGATTTGCCAAGTAACCTTGTTTTGGTAAGTCTTCCTTTAGCAGAATCTTGTTCAATATAAGTGAACGCTTTTGTTACAAGCTTCATACGTTCGATACGTTTTTCAGATTCAACTCCAGGTCTTTCTACATAGAATTCAGCTTGACCATAACGTTTTGGACCTCCGTCAATTAAAAGATTACCTTTTGAATCTTTAGAATCTCTTTCAGGTGCAATTAAGAATGAATCTTTAATGCAAGTCCAAATATTTCTTTCTAGAGGATTATCTAAATCAAACGTTTTACCATCATAAATCTCTATTCGTTCATCTTCCTTAATAAAGTAATTACTATCAGGACTATTAATTTCTGCTTCACTTAAGATCATTTCTGTATCTCCACTAGCGTCTACCTGACGAACTCTTTTTACAAAAGGATAGTTTGAACCATTTGCTTGTTTTAAAGGATTAATAAAGCAATGTGCTTTTTCCTTACCATATACATTTCTTAAAGTTACTATATTATTCATATTTATTCTTATTAAATTTATCTATACCAAATAATGATATCTAAGTTTTAAATATTTTGTAGACTTCTCCCGAAGGAGAAGCCTACTAATATTCTATTCTATCTTTTTATATTACTTTTCACTAACTAAGATAAAGCTACGATATGGGTTGAATACACCAACACCAGCATAACCCCAGTCAATAAGTTTAGTTGCAGCTACTGGGCTTGCAACAGGACCACTTTCACGTCCACTTCTACGACCAACACCCTCTAACCAGTTATGGCAGAACTCATTGTTCTTGAATGTGAACATTGCAATAGCGGGTTTTCCACTAGCAGCATCAGCAGTCAGATCAAGGAAGATACCATATTTCTTCTCAGGGAATTCAATATCAAGAGCACGGTCAACTTTGAAAGTTACAGTATTACCTGCATACTCGTATGAGTTATAGGTTGCACCAACTTTGATATAATCATTAGCACCCTTAGAGAACATGAATGTACCAACAGTCTTCCAATCACGAAGATATCCTGATAGACTATCCTGAATTTCAGCCCACATAGGAGTATTGCAAATAAAGATATATTTATTGCCAGTAGGATTATTTGACTTAGCGATCATAGCAAGGATAGCGGTATTCATAACTTTATTAGTCATCTTTGAATACACATATTTACCTGCAAAACGCTCAATCTGAGGAATAATACCATCACCAGAGATAATAGGCTCACCTGTTTCAGGATCAAAGATCTTAGGTTTGCCATTCTTATCTACGTTAGTCTTACCCCAAAGCAGTGCATTTGCACGAGCAGCCATGAAGCTATCAAGACAATCTTTTTCTGCAGCATTCATTTTGTAAACAGGATCACTTTCTGTTCCTTTACCAATCTGAATGAAAACATCCTCCATTGCACGATATTTAGCAGTGTAGTCTACATCTGCACGGTGTGTTGCAATAAATGTACGATGCTTTTCAACATTTGACTGATACTTAACGTATCCTTCCTCATGCATTTCAGGCTGATAGTTCGTTAAGAAACGAGTCTTCATACCTGGCTGGCAGAATTCAACATCAAGAGTAGCATTGTAATCTGAATCTTGTAGTTTACCTACAATCTCCCAGTCTCTATCTGATCTACGAACAGGACGTGACAGGAAGATAACTTGCTGACGTGATCCTTCGATGATCATTACGTCATTTCTCTGATAATAATTTTCAGGGAAGTGGAAGATGATATCAGTACCCTGAGCACCATCGCCATCAGGAACCTGTAGGAAAGGAATTCTCTTAATAAATCCTACATTAATGTCCCACTCTACCATAAATGAATTAATACTTTGGAAACTATTTTTCTTGTCTTTTTCCATTGTATATATATTCATCAGAGATTCAGTAAGGTACGATGCGGTATACTGCTCATAAAGTGATGATACAATACCAAGACGTGCAGGTTTTTCACCTAAAAATTTGTAAAAATCCTCATATGTACGAGTTGAACTCATCTGAGGACGTACTGTACTAAAACTAGAAATTCTCATATTGTTTAATTTAATTGTTTATTTATAATTCGTCATCTCATAATGACGCGATTGATTTATCTGGATTTGATTTATTTTTCTCTTCATTAGTAGGTATTACAGTTGAAGGTTTAGGAGGCTCATTCTTAGGAGCTGCGGGCTTCCTAGTTTCCTTAATTAAACTCTTATAATACTGAGAAATACCTGAAATAGCATCTTTACCAAAGAGACGATACCAAGCAAGCTCTACAAGAACTTGTGGATCATTTAAATCTTTAAAGAACTGGCTAGCTCCATTTTCATCTTGATCTAGAATATAACTAAAGATCTCTTGTTTATCGTGATCTTCAATTTGTAAACTATCAGATTTTTCATCTTGATAGTCAAGAGAGATTTCATTGAAATTTACTAACTGTTCCTCAAGTGTTGATTTAAATGCGTTATACTGTTCCTCTTGAGCTCTTTGTGCATCTTCTACTGCTTTATCTTCTTGTGCTTTATATTGGTTTCGAATTGTCTCTACCTTTTTCTTAAATAAGTCTTCATTACTCTTTGCTAAGTCTAAATCTGCTTGAATTTCCTCTTCAGTCATACCTTCAAACTTAGATTTAAGATCGGCAATATACAATTCTTCATCAGAGTAGTCATCTACAGAATAAGCTTTATTAACAGGTCCATTCTGATTAATGTAGTCCTGTACTGCTTTTTGAGAATAGTATTCAACAACATCTTGAATTGTAAGATTGTTGTTACGAAGGTACTCAATAGTATGAACTTCATCTTCAGTTAAGTCAGGTTTTGCTAATTCATTTAAAATATTTAGTTGTTCTTCCCTATCTAAAGTATTGAAATCTACTTCTTGTTCATTACCTTCTTCATCTTGATAAATTAATGTTTTTCCATCTCTTAAACCTCTTCCTTTTAAGAATTCACTAAATACATCAAGATCTTTATCTTTTGGTTCAGGATCTGAGTTAGTGTCATTAGGGATTGGTTCAGGAGTTGGATCATTTTGGTTATCAGGATTTGTATCTCCTTCGAGATTAGTTTTTGTGTCAGAATCATCTGGTTCTAGCAGATTATCCCAATGATTTTGTCCGTCGATAATCATAATTCTTATTTTTCCTTATTAATTGATTATTAATGTGTTTTAATATTCGCAGCAAATATAATATATAAATTTCTAATTTCCAAATAAAATAGAATAAATTTTATATTAATTCTCACTTTGAATAGCTTCTACAAAGTCTAAGATATTATCAGTAATAGATCCAGCTTTATCAAGCTTTTCAATAATTGACTTTAAGAATCCAATTTCACTGTCTGTAAATTCAACTGTTAATAGTTCCTTTTCAGGAGACCACACAATTCTACCATCTTTATTCTCAATCTTCAATGCTTCGACTTCCTCACTTGAAAAGTCAATCTTTTTCCGAACATTTCTTTTTGAAATCATTTCAGTTACAGAACCTTGCTCAGGAAGATTCATAAGTAACATTAATCGAGTAGCTACATTTAAATCAATTTTTTTCATTTTAGTTTTATTCATATTAGTTCATATTTTTAATTTGTATTTGCAAAGTTATAGATTATTTAATAAATAAACAAATTTTTATCTAATTTATTGTATATAAACAAAAAATGCCGCATTTCTGCGGCATATCTTGTAAAAAATTAATCTTTTTTATCTATTTCTTTTATTTCTATGACTAGCTTTTGACGACAATCATCACATAAAAATCTTTTAGCTATTTTAAACATACTTTGACCAATTTCACCTGTTAAGTATTGATATTCTTCTCCATATGGTTTAATTTTCAATGCTGAACTAATATGCATTGCTAAATGACCTTTTTCATGATCAAATGTATTTTGAAATTCTTCAGCAGATGTTGTCAATCCAATAACTACAATGGAACATTTATGTTTGAAGTTTGAATAGGTAATTCCTATATTATATTGGTTACTTCTTAATAAATTTTCTGCTTTTACAAGTTCAGATCAACTACATCCTATTAGTTCTAACTCTTCTAGAATTTCATCTGTATAATAAGTATCTACTGCATAATATACAGTTACATGCCAATCTCAATCCTCCAAATAAATGTTCTGTACTATCATATTAGATCATATCTTCTCACATTATTGGAGTTCCTGAGCCTATGCAGTCTGCATAAAATCTTGTTAGAGCCTTTCCATCATATCCATCTATATCATCTAAGTAATCTTTAACAAACTGTAATAAATACTGTTCGCTAATAATAGATGATTCAAAAAAATCTGATTTGGCCATATGGTATACATACATTACATCGTATCCTACACAATTATCTACTTTTATTCCATAGTTTCTAAATAATTGCTCTAATTCGCTTTTAGGAGTTAACGTTACCTCTTCAGGCTTTCCATTAGCTCCTCTTTTACGCATTTTAGATACAGCTCAATCACATAGCTTTTTATTAAAATGCCATCCGTTTTGTGCCAGATATTCTTCCATTCCTGAAGGCATTTTGTCTCTAATATCTAGTCTATCTCTTTTCATAACTACCGACCTCCACGATATCCAGAACGATAAGATGATCTATAACCTGATCGTTCTCCCATCATTTCTTCCATAGCTTTTTCGTATCCGTCTTCATAGCCACATTCGTATGCTTCTCTTTCAGCTTTTTCCATTTTTTCTGACTTATCACGCATACCCATTCTGTAGTCCATTTCTCTGTCGCGGCCTTCTCTAATTTCCCACACTCTCATATATTACTCCTTTTTTAATTGTAACATTAATTCTCTATTTAATTCCATTAATTCAGTAATACTTTTAGACATTTCTCCTACTTGATCTTTTAAGGAATTTATTTCAGATTGTTGCTGTTGTTTTTCTGCAAGTTCTGGATTTAATTCTGTTAAAATGCGATCAAAGCAGGTTATCATTTCTTTGTGGAAATCTACACTACTTATAATGGCTGCACTTTTTTGTTTTAGGCTGCCAATCTCTGCATTCATCGCTTCTCTACTATCAGATAATACTATATTACTGTTATTAAAATCTGCAATATCTAAATTAGCTGGAATTTTTTGATATGTAACGTCTTGGTTATTAACCTTAACGGTAATATCAACAACCATCTCTTGTGGCTGTCCAAACATCGGTTGAATTGGATATTTAGGGACAGGCATTGAAACACTTACAACAGAACCAACATCTAAACGTGGAGATGCGTCTTTATATAAAATATATATCTGACTATTTGGCCTTAAGTTTGAAAACATATATTACAAATTATTTGCTAAGCAGCTTATGCTGCTGGGTTAGTAAACTCTAAAAATCTTATTACGCCCGTACTCTTATTGATATACGCTAGACGTTGGGTATTTCCTTGTACATTTGAACCAGTAACGTTAGAACCTTGACTATCTACAACACTGATTTTAGTTTTTCCTGTAGTGTCTCCACTCGATATTGTTGAAGCTCCACTAGGAACTCCTACTAATACAGGTAAATCTTCGCCACCAGTAGGTGCGTCAGCGTGTATTGTCAACAGTACTATACTCTCACATGGTAATTTACTATATAAACAAGGATTAATACCATAATCAACAGAGCTCTCTGTAAGAGCTACTGCATTAGTGGATAACTTATAAATACCTCCAATATCAATTCTTGGGAGTCCTTCGTTTCGAACAGGTATTGGACCTAAATTCCACCAATAAGGATCAATAATATTAATCATAATCTATATATTTATTAGCAACCACATGAAGCAGTATAAGGACTAACACTAAAGTTAACAGGCTGACTATAACTTACAGGAACTAAATTACCCATTGCTGGAATATAAGGAATAGTTACTGTAGCTGGTTGTTTACATTCTATTGCACCTAGTCTTGCACTTAAATCTTGAAGAGCCGCGTTCACGGGAGCAATCGTTTGAGCTTGGAAAGCTTGAATAGCATTTGTTTGATGCTCTTGAGAAAGTTGATTGATAAGAGCAGACTTATCCTCACGCAGAGCGTCGATTTTGTTCTGCAATTCTCTCATTTCAAGCTGACAAAATTTATCACTAATAAGAGTAGTTTGCTGATCTATCTTACTTCCAAGAGTATTAGTTTGGTTCAGAGTAGCTAACTGACCTTCATATCCCTGACGTTCAATAGCTGTACGAACATCGCAGCAGCATGATGCAATTTGTGATGCAATCTGGCAATTACCTGCTTGGATAGCATTGATAATTTGCTGTCCACTCATACCTACCTGATTACCTACAGACTGAATCTGACTTTGAACTGAATTAATAGCTGACTGTACAGCATTAATATCGCAATTTAATGTAGTAGCTAACTGACTAATTGCATTTCCGTTTCCATTAATAGCTTGTAATAGCATCTCTCTACCATAATCATTATTAAGCTGATTGCCTAAACCACCAGCACCATTATTACCAAATCCGTTACCTCCTCAGCCTATAAGGAAGAACAAGAAAATTACCCAGATGAACCATCCACCTTCTCCAAAACCGTCGTTATTACGACCTTGCATTGCTAATAAAACGTTTGGATCTACTCCTCTCTGTGAAAGCATAGGACCTAAAAGACCTAAGATACCATTCCCAGCACCTTCACCAAACACATAAGTTTTTTCTTCTGCCATATTAAAAAATACTTAAATTGTTAAACATTTTGTTTTTGTTTTGTTGATCAACAGTACAAATTTACAATAGCAAAAGACTAAAACATAACGTTACTATTAAAATAAAAAATCCTCTTAAGTCTCTAAACTTAAGAGGATTACAAAGATCCATAATTAGTAACTTGTTACTAATTGTTTTCTATAAATTTATCTAAGTCTTTCTTATATCAGAATAATTTTTTAAAACCTATTTGTTTACGACCATTAGGAATCTTCTTTGCCTTAACATAATTGTCAAAAGTCGCTCTACTAATCTTTAAGTATTTACATGCTTGATACTTGCTAAGTTTTTCATTCTTATTAGTTATTCCAGAAAGATATTCAATTACTTCTTCGCACTCTTCTGAACTAAGATTAGAATTACCAGTATCGATATCGTCAATAATCTTTAACAATATTTCTTTAATTATCTTTATCATAGCTATTTACTATATACTGCTCCATTAACTAAAGCAACACCTTTAATATAAGTTATACAGTAACATTTATAGGTTCCTCCAGATAAACTATCAATTCCATCCATTTTATAATAGTTTTCTCCGAAAGTTACATTAACCGTATTCGCTACTAAGATAATAGCATCAGGATTATCTTCTGTAACATATACTTCAGTTACATTCACAGAGCCACTGCTAGCAAAATACAATCCTGGTTTACCTGGAGTGTCTACAGAAGGTAGTTTTTTTGCATAAATACTATCTAAATTAATAGTAGATGCTGAAGATCCTGTATAACTTGTAGTTGAACCTCCTGCAGTAACATTTAATGCATGTGGGTTTGGAAGTGCGATAGGAATTTCAGGTATATCGTTAACATTTGCTGGAGTAAAGCCTAAAGCAGTTTTAACTGTAGTATCTTTTAAGAGAGTATAAGCAGTACCATCCTCTAAGACATATATGGCCATTTCAGCACCTCCAGACTCTGTATATCCTGTCTTAATTCCTCCTAAAACATTATTTTTAGCTACAGGCAATGTATATGAAGATCCAGGAGCACTATTAGTAATAGTTAAAGTTCCATTAGAAAATGATAGACCAATACCAGTACCATTAGCAATAGTTAATGTAGTAGAACTATCATTTAAAGTTGTACTTCCAATTTTAACTGGTCTTCAAGTATTCTCTGTAGAATAACCTTGATTTGTAACCCAACTTTGAGTTGCATATCCACTTAAAGAAGGTATTTCACTCTTTAATGCTAAATTAGAAAGCGTCTGACCAGAATTTTTGATAGATTTAGTTCCTGCTCCAATTATGATATAATCAGAAACAAGATTTCCACTAGCTATTACATCTCCACCACCTGCTGAATCAATGTTTTCATCAATCTCGGATTGAGAATAAGTTTCAGACTTTGTATAACGATTATTTAATGCTTCAGTAACTACTTTATTTTGGACAGGATTAACAGAAGTTATACTTAAAGAAGAATCAACTACAATTCCTTCAGGTATATCAAAGTTAAGATCTGATTCATCAACTTTGTCTTTATAAGCAAGAGCTCCCGCATCTGTAATTTGAGACAGAGGATGAGTGTGTGCTGCAGGAACATACGTTTCTGGTTTTCCTGTAACTTTATCTCATGCTATTTCTTTCTCATCAACATATGACTTTAATGCTAAATTACTAATTAAAATACCTGAATCTTTAACAGTTTTTCCTGAACCATTAGAAGTTATTACTCTATCCGCAGTAGTAAATGCCTCTTCTGCAATTACATCTCCTGCTCCAAAACCTGTTAACTTATCGTCAACTTCGTCTCTTGTATAATAATTAGAAAGATCAATTTCTGTATCACCAATCTTCTCTCATTTTCCATCAACAAATACATATTCATCATGTATATCTGGAGCAGAACCAGATTTCTTAACAAGATAAATAATATTTGTCTCTCCAACACTTGGAAGTTGATCAACAATCTCAATTTGAAGATTAGCTAAATTAGCAATCATTTCTTTTAAGATTCTTCCTTGGTTTGCAGATAATGATTTATCAGCAGCAAGAGACTCTAAATTATCTACAATTGAACTTTTTATCTGATTATTAATAGTTGTATGTACATTATCAATAGCTTGTCACACTCCTCCAGAAGTAATTAAATTTTTACTTCCTTCTGTCGGCTCTTCTTCTATTGAATTAATAATTTTTGGTATATCAGTTAATACTTTAGCATATTCTTCTTTAGTGCCTGTATACCCATTTTCTTGTGCAATAAGATAAGCATCTTTACCAGGAGCACCAATTGTTCCAGGAAAAATAATCCATTTCTTTTGCTTTTTATCATAAATTTTTACACTCATAATTTATATATTTTTAAGATTATGCATATACTGCACCGTTAATAGCAACCTTACCGTTTGCCATATAACTTAAACAATAGATATAATAAGTTCCAGATAAATCTGCAAGACCATCCATCTTAATTGCATTAGAAGCAGTAAATGTAAGTTTAGCAGAGCTTATAATAACTGAATCAGGATTACTTGAACTAAACCCACTCAGAGAAGAAATAGTTCTTGACGAAGTACTAATATAACTATATCCTGCAGAAACTGTTGAACTACTTAAAGTAGACGTTGATAGTATTCTTGCAGTATTTATAGATACCGCAGATGAACCTGTGTATGAAGTTCCATTAATTGTTAATGCATGTGGGTTTGGAAGTGCGATAGGAATTTCAGGTATATCATTAGTATTAGCAGGAGTATAGCCTAAAGCAGAAGTTACATTACTTTTACTTAATGAAATAGTCCCAGAAGACAATGTAATATTACTTCCAACTTTAACTCCACCAAGTACTGAACTTGTAGCTGTGGGTAAAGTATAAGAATAAGTACAATTAATTGTAGTTCCACTAATACTAATATTAGTACCTGAACTATAGGTTGTATTAGTGTCTGTCCAAGGCACATTTACATAGGCTTTACCATTACTTAACTGTACAGCATAGTTTTTGCCACTTGTTGTATATCCAATTTGAATTCCTCCATAAGCACTAGAGGTTGCGGCAGGAATACTTGTTAAATATCCTTGACTAGTTACTCAATTTTGAGTAGCATACCCTGATAAGGATGGGATAGTTGGTTTATCAGTTAGATCATTATATGAACCACTAGTAGCAACTGTGGCAAATGTAGGTTTCCCTGTAATACTTGCCCAAGTTTGTGCTGGAACTGAAGTTAAATATCCTGCATCGTTACTAAACTGACTTAGCTTTGTGGGAGCATTAGTCACTCCAGACCAAGGTACACTTGTTGCACTTCCTGCAGTAAACTCTTTAAATGCATTTCCAAATGTAGTAGCAGCATTATCTATACAAAAATACATTAAACCTTTACTACCTATTTGTACTACATCTCCTTCTTGAATTGTACCAGCTTTTACTGCATTTATTGCTGCATTTTGTGATTCCATCACAAACATTCTTTCTAAAGCCCCTGCTGGTAATTTTTCTATTGGAATATTTGGTAATCGATCAGCATTAAGAGTTCCAGAAGTAATCTTAGATGCATCAAAACCATTCAGTGTACTATTAATAGATACATTACTAGATCCATCAAATGTTGCACTTCCTGATACTGCTCCAGCTATTGCAATTACTCTTGAGGTTGCTAATTTAGTAGCCGTTCCTGCATTACCACTTACTGTAGTTTGCGCAGGATGTCTATGATCTTCACGTGCATATTTTGTAGATGTTCCAACTGCTGCAGTACCTGCAACAAGTGGTGCTACTGTCGCAGGACTAATTTTTCCTGCATTAACTAAAGCTTCAACTTCTGAAGCACTGATATCACATTTATATTCTTTACCCCAAGTACAGATCATTGGACCTTCATCAATAAAGGATATATATGCATCAAATACTTTACGTTCCTCTGTTCCTGTAGTAGTTTTTGCTCTTTCTGCATTATAGGAAGCTTTAGTTTTAAAATGTAAAAATTTTGATTTGTATGCCATAGCGTCTATATTTTTATAGCACCTATAATATTATAGGTTAAAAATAAAGGGAATAGGGAAATCCCTATCCCCTTATTATCTTAATTTATTCGAATTCAACCCAGGTCATTAAACTGTCGGCATAAGCTTTTACATCACTAGCTTCAGCAAGACCTTTAGCACTTGAACTTGCACTAGCTACAGGTTGTAGCATAGAAGTAACTGTTACTGTAGTTTTACTTTTACTAGTTGCAATATAATTAGAAGCTGTACCATTAACTACCTGAATTGCAGAATCAGCTTTAGTACCTTGAGCAGAAGTTGCATAAGCACTTGATTCAGTATAAGCTGCACTCTTAAGACCATTAACTGTACCTTTAAGCTGTTTACTAGACATGCTAAATTTAACTTGTCCGTTAGTAGTATTAGCTGTATCTACAGTAATAGCCCCAGTTTGTCCTCCAAATGATTGGACGCCAGAAGCAGCAGCGGAAGTAATTCTACCATCCATTGCTTCAATTGCAGCTTGAAGATCACTCTCACTATATGTTCCATCACCTCCAACTAAAATATCTGCACCAGCAAGTACTACATTAGCTGATAATGGTTTACTATTAACAGTTCTTGTAGTTGGAACCTTTTCATTAAGAGCAGTGTCAAGTCCAGAGATTTTAGAGGTAGCTAAAGGAGGTATATCGGAATCAGTAAGATCTGCTCCAGCAGTTACTAAACCTTTGGCATCATAGGTAATCTTACACTTTGTACCTGCTGAAATATTTGCATTTGCAGTTACTTTTCCATTAACTGTTGTTGTTAAATTATTAAATGCAGTTAAAGTAGGTACTTCAGCTTTCTTAGCATAAGTAGACAGATCAATTGTTCCACCTAACTTATCCCACATTTCCTCTTGATTCCCTAATCCAGCTTTAATTGCTACAAAGTTTGAACCAGCTTCAAAAGTTTCTCCATTTAAAGTACCTGCAGCAACTACATTATAAACATCACCAATAACTACGTTCTTTAGAGCTTTAAGATCGGTTACGTTATCTACAGATCCCTTCATTTTATAAACACTACCAACAGCAGAAGCTACTTTATTGTCAACTTCCTCTTTAGTATATGTTGTAGCTTGAGGAGCTGCTGCATCAGCTGTAGCTTTAACTGCGTTAAGAGCAGTTGTAGTAGCTTTAGCAGCTAAGTCTGTAGTCAGACTAGTTACTTTACTTTGAGGGATTTCTCCTACAGCAAATGTAACAGTACTAGTTCCAGATTGAGTAACTGTTGTGCCATCTCCCTTATAAACAATAGCGGCAGGAATTTTGCCAATCTCAGTATCTGTATATGATTTAGCTGCAGTTATAGCAGAAAGTTTCTCCGCTCCTACGAATGCCTTTAGACCATAATAACTCTGTGTACTTGAAGTATCTCCAAGTGTTCCAATATTTAACTTCTTTTTTAACTCTGTAGTAACTGCAGAAGCTGAAGCTACATCTGATAGATTTAGAGAAATCTCTTCTCCGCTTTCATTAATAATTTTAAGGGTTTTAGCACTCTCATCCCAGCTTGCAGATTTGACGCCATCACCAAATTTATCAACAGCAGTAGCACTTGTTGCTACTTTAATCATACCTGTTGATGTTTCAAAGTAAATTCTACCAACTACAAGACCTGAAGCGGGAACTGTAGCAATTTTTTGAAAACTTAAATTTGTTGCCATTTTATATTTTTGAGTTTTTACACCCCCCCCCTCACTAACGTGAGGAAGAGGAATTATTATTTTTTATTCAGCTTCTGTCCAATACATATCTAATTTGCCATCGTCTCCAACTTTAATTGAAGATGAAGCTGATACTAATTTAGATACATTTACAGCTAAAGCTCTAGAAGTACCTGTACCTGTAACAGTAATGGTCTCATCAGGACTTGTTAGTGATGTAATACCTCCTGCTACAGCAGTTTGAATACTATCACTAAGAGCCTGCATACCAGCAGCAACTGTTTGATCTGCTCCGATTTCTACACCACCAGTAATAGCAACTCCAACTTTTACAGTTGAGCCTTTTACTCCACTAAGATCTACCTTAAGACCTTCGGCTGATTTTGATAGTGCTGCATCTGAAGCTGGATCTAACTTAACATCAATAACATTTTCCTCTGTAATTGAAATTGCCTGACCTTCAGTAAGAGCTTCCTGTTTACCTCCAACAGATGTTTGTAAAGATTCAATGTCAGATTTATTAGTTCTGATTTGATTTAAATCAGTATCAGAAATTAAACCTGAACCTTCGACTTTATCAACTTTGTTATTAAGCTGATTAGTAACTGTAGTAATCTGTCCTTCTAAAGCGGTATCAGCTGCTTCTAGTTCTGTTTTTGCTGCAGAAATTGCATCATCTACTTGTGTTTTTGTATAGTAGCCTGAAAGATCAATTGTACCTCCCAGAGGATCCCACTGTGTGCCATCCCAAGCATAATTTGTACCTGCTGGAGTAGTACCATGAGCTCCAACTACATTCCATACATCACCTTTCTTATTTCCTTCAGTAGGAAGGTCATCGTAAGTATCTTTAGTACCCTTATAATCAAGAGCTGCAGCTACAGAAGCTTTTAAGTCATCTACAAGAGTTTTTAAAGTCTTACCTTGTGCTGCTGAAAGAGCAGCATCCGTTTTATCACTTTCAAGTGAATCAATAATCTCAACTACTTTTCCAGTAGCAACAGTTTCCCAAACTCTATTAGAACCATCAGGATCAAACCCTTTAAGGATATATGCTGTCTTATTTTCTTTTACATAAACGAAAAGACCTTCTACTAACTGAATAGTAGGCATTGCGTCACGGTCAGCTAATGTAGCTTGAACCGTTCTATTATCTAATGGTAGATTCGCACCTAAATCAAAACCTGAACCTACCGAAATACCTTTACCAAAAAATTCTGCCATAATTAGTTAAAGTTTACATAGTAAGTACTAGGTTGTGTCATCTTACCAGATAAATATACTGTGTAATTAACAGCTTGACCATCTAAACCAGTAACCGAAACTGTACTAGTTGCATATGAACTAGTTACATCAAAGTTGTTACTGTCTTTAATATTTGAAACTGTCCATCCTGCTGGAGCTGCAAAACAGATATATTGTTCAGAAATAGGACCAGAAACTTTAATAGTTTTCTTTGCAGAAACTGTTTTAGTCATTCCTTTAATAACCTCTTCTGTAATTGCATTTGTAGAAACTAAACCTGAATAAGCTGCACGATAACCTGTTACAGTTGTTTTTCCAGAATCTACACTTCCAGCAGTAAGTGGAGTTTGATAATTGTTTCCTTTTGAATCTTTAGGTTGAGGACCTTCTGCATAAGCTGCACGATAGTAGTAATCCATTGCACCAGCTACTACTTTCTCTGGTAAAGATTCTACTTTACTTGAACTATATAGAATCTTAGAAGCTTCCATATCCTGTGCACCAGCTCTATTGTTTTGTTTTTTTCCTGCTAGAGTAATCGCACCTGCATTAAAACTTACATTAAAGTTTGCCGCAGTAGGAGCATTTGCTCCGATTTCCTGAACATTCTGATAACTCTTTAAAGAGATACTTGCAGAAGGAGCAGTAAATGTGGGGTTAACTGTTGGGAAGATAAGAGTATCAAAAATTTCATCATAACTCTTACCTGTAAGTTGTGCTACAGTTGTACCTGCGTTAATGCCCCCAAGTTTCTCTACTGTTGCTACACTAGGATCTAACGAAGATTCATAAGAACCACTTGCTGTAGGATCTAAACTATCAAGTTTAGCTTTATCTTCTTTAGACATAAGACCATCTGCAGTAACCGTAGCTTTACCTAGTAACAAAGTTGTAGATGTGGAATCTGTATATGTAATTACAATCTCATTAGCATTGGCATTTAATGCTACATTTGATACTTTCTTATTAGAATCGCCACCATATTCAGTGCCATTCATAATAATTTTCTTAGTATCTGTGGCAAAATAAATACCATCAGCATGCGTAGTGGAATTATAAGAAGCTTGTGGGCCTCTATAAAATTTTACAACACTATTAGCCATGTTTTAAAAATTAATTGTTAACATCATTTCAAATTATAGAGGAAACCTCTTCAATTTTATCTTCTAATTTTTGTATCTGTTGATCCATTTCACTCTTAGTATAATAATCCTTTAAATCTACGGTTATTTGTCCACTTCCTCATTTTTCCCACATATATACATCTTCTGTAGTACTTGGAGAATGAACAACAATATATTCTTCAAATAAGTCGTGAAGTACTGTCGATGTTGCAGGAATCATATATAATTTTCCTAACTTATCAACAGTTGGATCTCCTAACTCTTCAAAACTATTTGCGAATCTTATTTCAAATCCCGATGTATTGGGAAAAGATTTTCAAGCAGTTTCAAATTGTTCTTGTGTAAGAGTACCACCAACAGCAATATAAGAATTGTATAAAAAGTCTTGAACTGAATATTCATCCATGGATTCATCACAAGGATCATATCAAATCTTATCGTGCTCTGGTTCGTTATTTGGAAAATCAGATTGACATCCGATTGCTATATTTTCATCACCAGGATCTCCTTTTTCTCCCTGAGGAATTCCAAACTTAAGATTTGCATCACTAATATCTGGATTTAAGTCAGTTACATAAGGTTGTGCATCTGGTGCTAATTTTTCTACTTCAGAAACTACAGTTACTGTAGCAGGTTTTCCTTTAGGAACTTTTACATTTAAAGCTCATTCTCTAGGAGCATTAGTTTTATCAATTACTAATGACGGATTTTGATCTCACTCAACAGTTTCAATAGTTCCTGCATTAAATCTTGGAAGAACAGAACCAGTAGAAGTAATCACTTTACTTGATTCCATAGTTAATTCCAAATGACCTTCTGCATCACTAATATTAACTGATTTAATACTATCTCCTCTTAATTCTTCTAAATAGCATAGTGTAACCCATTCACTAGTAGGATCTCCTAAATATCCCCATAGAATTCTATCATCTGTTAAATTATCAGGATCTCCAAATTTTCTAACAAGTGCAGGTGTTCTTCCAGAATCTCCTTTAGGTCCCTGAGGTCCTTGTGCTCCAGTAGCTCCAGTATTTCCCTTGTCGCCCTTGTCACCTTTGGCTTGTCCTAATTTAATTCATGATTTTGGTGGATCATTCTTATCATAAGAAACAAACCAATATCCGTCTTCAATTTTCAATTGAGGCGTTATACCATCTTCACCGTCTTCTCGAGGAATGCCAGGTGCTCCAGTAGCTCCTGTTAAACCTTCAGCTAAAACTCTTTGTCCACTATCGTCAAATATTCATTCAGTTTTTTCATTAATAGATACTGTTCAATAATAATGATTATTAGATGTATCCTTTTTAATGCCGATAATAGGAGTATCTCCAGCGGGGCCTTTAAGATCACTTATTGAGGTTGAACTTGGAGGAGTATTACTTTCTTTTCAAGAAAGTATTCCGTTATTAATCTCTGGAACTCATACTTTTCCTGTAGGTCCTTCAACTCCCGCCATTACAAAAGCTCAGAAAAGATTTGGTTTAATACCAATAATTTTATCGTTTTCTCGAACTAATTCAGGCATATTTAACGAAGATGATGTATGACTTCTAATGCAAGACAATAAAGCTCCTTCAAATGATACAAAATCTACAATATATTCGTCATTAAAATAGTGAGTATTTGTTATTCATTCTCCCGCCATCTTAAAGGAAGTTCCTTTATAGAAATCTCTTGAATTATAAGCTCCAGAATACTCTCTTGAATTTTGTAGATCTATAGTAGGTAATATATTATTTTTCTTCATAGTTTATTATTTTAACCCTAATATTAAAAATGGAACACTAATACTTGTTGTTGGTACTTTGCCATCTCCAGTTCTTACATCTAAAAAAGCCCCATTAATGCTGCCTCTTGCAGAACCATAAAACATTTTTAACAAACCCCTATCTCATATAGGTTGTGAAATAGCTACAGTAGTTATTGATAGAGCTCTACCAGGATAAATACTTGTTAAATCTAAATTTGCAGAAAAATTTCCAGATTGACTTACAGTTAATACTAAATCAGTTCTACATCTAGAAAAACCAGATAAAGATGGCACTCCAGACGAATTAAAATAAACTTCACCACATGCTAAAAATGAATCACTATTATAATCATCATAACTTTTATAATAAAGATCTGAACGTAGGGTTCCATTTTGCTTTCATGTTTTTAATTCAAAATCTGATGTATTCTCTACTCAAACTGTTCCAACATAATAATTATCCACTATTGAAGATGGAACAAATTTAAATTCTAGTATTCCTCCTGCAGGAAGTAAAATTTGAGAAGCATTAAAAAGAATTGGTTCATCATAAGAAAATAATAACCTTCCATTATAATACCCACAAATTTTAATAGACTGATCATCATTTCCATTATCAAACGGAAGTATAAATAATTGTTTATCAGACTTATTATGAATTATTCCTGAATATGAACCATCAATATCTAATTGATACTCAGAAGCGTTTACTTTAAGAGTTACGTCTTCATGGATAGTTGGAGAATATATAATTTCAGAATATAATGAATCTAATACATGAGGATTAGATGACTGAGTGAGTGTATATTGTTTAGTATTTTGAATAAGTGCATTATTGATTTTAATATTGGATAAACTAACACTTCCATTAACTTCAAATTTAATTTTTCCTGCAGCCATATGTCCTGCTCCAGTCTTAAAATTAAATAGTATATTTGGAGTAAATGCACCTCCTATAGGAGTTTCTGGGTTAAAATTTTGATATTGAGTAGATATTTGTCCACTAGAATCAACACCCTGCTGACTAAACATATAATCTCCATTAAATACAGCAGATCCAATAAGACCGTTAGCGATAATCCCAATTTTAGTATACAGCGCTTCAAATGCATCTAATTTAACTCAACTATTACTAGTATCAGTGCTAGGAGATTCATTACTGTGTAATGTTCCTTGCCAAGTTCCTACTATATTTAAAACGTAATAGCTAGCATCATTAGAATCATATACATAAGGAGTTTTATCTGCGGTTCCTTGATATACAGTATTAACATTATAAATACCTTCAGGATAAATTATTTGTCCTTTAGAACCATTCTCTCCATTTAATCCATTAGTTCCACTTAATTTAGTGGGAGTACTCCAGCTACCTTCAATTGTGCCAACTTTATCAGTATTACTTGTATAATTTACTCTGGCTTGAATAAACCAAATATAAGGAGTCTCTTCAGTAGGAGTTGGAACTGCTAAATTCCAACCTGTTGGTTGTCTTGTTGTTCCAGGAGTACTTGTTCCTTCATAAGTTGTTGTAGTTCCCAAACAGTAACGAACTTCGATACCAATTCCAGGTAAACCATCAACTCCGTCTTTACCTGCAGGACCAGGATCACCAGTAACACCAGGTTCTCCTTTTATTTTAGTCCATTTATAATCAGAAGGATCGTTACTATCGTTTATATTAAAATCTACATATACTCCAATTCAAGCGCCTGGATCTTCTCCATTGTTGCCTGTGAAAGTTGCGCCTCCGTCATTAGAGTATTTAATATGTAGATAACTTGTTTTTCCATCTTCTCCATTAGTACCTGGGATGCCTTGTTCTCCCTTTTCTCCTTGGATTCCTTCAAATCTTGCCCAAGTATAGTCAGAAGGATCTGTACTATCTGCTTGAGTAAAATCTACATAAGTTCCAATATATGTACTTGGAGTTTCAGTCATTTGACTTGAAGAAGTTGGATTAGCAACAGCAGAATATTTAATATGGAAATATGTAGTTCTTCCATCTTCTCCTGGAGTTCCAGGAATTCCATCTGTGCCGTTAGTTCCATTTTCTCCACTTATAACAACTGGAGTAGTCCAGTTTGTATTTAAAGTATCATCAGGATTAATAGTTGCTGTAGTCATCCAAAGATATCCGTCTTTAGATCTTTCAGGAGGAACTACAGACCATCCTGAAGGAGTTCTTACTGTTGCATTTAATGTAGGAGGATTTGAATTACTTGTATTTACAGCAAATCTAAATTCTGTAAATTTGCCATCTTGAGCTTGGCCATCTCTACCATTAACTGGTATCACTTCTGACCATTCAGTTACAAGTCCTGTTTCTCCATTAACTGTTCCAATACATTGCCACCAGCTTCCACTAGTTGTGGGATAATCTTCCCATCCAGATGGACTAGGACTATTTCCTGTGGGTTTTGATGGTTTACTATCACTTAATTTATAAACATAAGTTTTCCAACTTGGTATTATTGCATCCTGTCCTTTTTCTCCTGTCATTTGAACAGGATCTGACCATTCTCCAATAAGAGTAGAATCTCTAAAAGATGCAGTAATTGACCATATAATTTCAGAAGATGTGTGGATTGGAACTGTTGTACTTCATGCAAATCCAGGATTTGTGTTAGTTTTATTTACAACAGGAGGAGTGTTAACACTACTACTTTTTGCATACATTAACTTAATGCTTAATCCATCTTCTCCATTAGAACCATCAGTTCCGTTTGTTCCGTCCTTGCCATTCTCTCCATCTTTACCATCAGCTCCTTTAGGTAATCCAAAACTAAATTTAAATATATCTCCTTCTAAAACTACATTAGCATTAGCTTCAGTTGTTGAAGAAACACTAGCTACTTCTGCATCAAAATTAGGAATTTCTCCGCCTTCAGAAATAGTTTTTCATTCTGTATCATAATCTGCATCAGATTTTTTAACTAATGCTTGACCAGTAGTTCCTCCAGGAATTACTCCAATTCCATCAGAGCCATTCTTTCCATCAGTTCCATTTTGCCCAGGATCACCTGTAGCTTGGCCTATATCTTGTCAAGTTTGACCTTTATCCATTGAAAGTAGTCAACGACCGTCTTCAATTTTTAATTGTGGAGTAATACCATCAGTTCCACTTGGTCCGATAGGACCAATATCGCCTTTTTGACCTTTACCACTATTTCCCATAATAAAAGCTCAATACGGATTAGATTCTACACCAACAATTATATCGTCTTTATAAATTAGATTCGGCTTATTTCATTCTGATGATAAATGACCTCTTAGACAATACAATAAAGCTCCTTCACAAGATATAAAATCAATAATATGTTCATCGTTGAAATAATGAGTGTCTGGAGTTCAGGCTCCTGCCATCTTAAAAGATGTTCCTCTATAAAAATCTCTAGAACTATACATTCTATAATAGTCTTGAGAATTTATTGCATTATCTATGATTACATTAACATTAGATCTCTTCATAATATTGAATTATTTTGATTATTTCATTATTAGTTGGATTACCGTGTTCAATATAATCAATTGCATTAATTAATTCGTTCATTGTAAATAATGCTTTTTTATCAGGTAAATGCCCAATATTAATATTAATTAATTCTTGAACAAATATTTTATATAATTCATTATATAGAATTTCCACAACCACAACTATTATTTATATTACCTAATTCCTCTCCACATAAAGAATTACATGAAGATAAATTATCTAATATTCTTTGCGCTTCTGTAAAGTTCCCCATATCTTTTAGATAATCAAACACATACATAGCACTTAATAAGAAATCTCTGCGATTCCTTAAATTTTCATCTGTTTTACATTTATCATAACTACATATTTTACTGTTATTCAACAGTAATTGCCGTTGCAAATATACTAAACATCTTTGTAATTTGCAAACACTAAAGACATTTTTTATTGGACAATAGAAAGTTTGTGAAGCCTTATTTTCTTGCACAAATTCATATGCTTCTTTATAACCAATAATTTCAGAACTTTCAATTACTTCGTCTAATGTATATCCTTCCTGGTCTGTAATATTAGATTTATAAAGATCCCCATTTAAAAAAAATAATTCATCTATTAAATTAATATATTTATCAGGCTCTTTATCGTCTTGAAAATGCATTAATTGTGGAACTACTAATTTATAATAATAATAAGTTCCGTCAACATTTAATGTAAATTCAGATGCAAATCTACTTAAATAGTGTCCCCGATTATGTAATTCCTTTCTTATTTTTACTGATTCTGGAAGCAAATTTTCGTCAGTATTATAAGATAGAAATTCTAACATTATATACTGACTTAAATCTACACCTAAATAATCACTATTATCTACAGCAATTAATTTACAATCAGATCTAACAATTACATCAATATTTATTTTTTTATTCATATTATACAACTTGTTTTATTTTATCATTATAAGGATTAGCATCAACTGTTTCTGCAGCTTGAATTTGAACTTGTTGCTGTTTTGTTTCAATAAGTTTATCGTTATAATCCTTATCGTTTTTAACTTTTTCTCTTTCAATAGCTACCTTTTCAGCTTCAAGTTGTAGTCTAGCTTGACTATTTTGTTCAAGTTGATTTTGTGATTGACCTAATTCTCTTTGTAATTGTTCATTTTGTTTCTGTAACTGTTGCAGATTTTGTTCATATTGTTGAAGTTGTTGCTGCAATTGAGAAACACTATTATTTTCTTCCTTCTTAACAGCAGTAGCTTTAGCTACATAACGTTTAAGTTCGGACATACTATTAGCAGTTGCAATACTTACTGCCATATCAGGATCTGACATTCCAGCTTTAATTAATTCAATATTAAGAGCCTTTACAGTTTCCATATCTTTAAAAGACTTAGAACTATCCTCAATATGTAAATCAAAATCTGTAAGTGTATAATGTTCAGGAAGTGCAGTAAATATTCTTGAATATTTATTACCTAACACAATAGTACCAGTAATACCATTTGGATATACTAATTTAGCTAAATTAAGCATATCATAATTAGCTTCTTTATAAATTATATCCATGGTTTCAAAATATTGTTTAGTTAATAAACCTGACATTTTAACTCCAAGTTGAACATTAGATACAGCATCTCTCTGTTCATATTGAGCTAACCTCTCAGGTAACACTCCTGTAATTGAAGAAGCTTGTTGTTCTACAGCTTGAATAGCTAATTGAATACCTTGAATAGCTTGAGCTTTAACTGTATCATCAAATCCATTAAAAATAGTATTAGGCATACCTTCATTACCTTCCTCCTTACTATTTATTAATGCTAAGCCATTCTTTTTATATGCTTGTCAAGCTTTAACTCGATCTGTTAATTTTTCACCTAAAAACGAAGGAATAAAAGAAACATCCATCCAATCTCCAACTCCTCCTGAAGAAGCAATAAGATTATCTCTAAAATATATAAGTAAATCATATTTCATTGTTTATTCGATATAGGTCGTTAATCTATATCCGTCTTTTTGACTGCTGCATGTCACCATGCAGATTAGACTATATCATACAAATTTGATTTAAAATTAATTCAAATAAATTCTGTTTCATTATATTTCATAACTACTTATAATTAATTTTAAATTAAACTTGTCCCCGCACTTCCACTTACTTAAGTGTACTCCTTTCGGATAGTCGTTGAACTTTCAAAGATATTTCTATCTAAGCTTAGCTGCTGATTGTCTTAAATTTACTATTATTCAATTTAAGGTTTTCCAGCAATTCACGGGGTTTATACAGGACTCATATAATTTAATCCTGTAGGTCCATAGTATGTGCTATTAATGAATATGGATCTCCATTTTTATCTAAGAAAAACATTCCATTAACAGATAATCTGCATCTACTAGGACAATCTGCACTTCTTACAATATACTTTGATTCTCCACGAGTAATGTATACTTCTGAACCAATTTTTACTCCTTCATGTCTTGTTAATTCTCCAGTTTTATAATCTGCTTCAATTCATTCAACTTCATATACAGGAATAAGATGATTTTTTATAGGTTCTATTGAATCATAATCTCCAGGTCATCCTGGATGTGCTTCAAGTCCTGCAAGAATACCTGTATGTAAATTATCAGCTCGTAAATTAGGCTCAGCAGGTTTACCAACATATCTAACCAAATAAGTAGGAGATGTTGAATCAGCAGTTTGTTGCATATCTCTAATTTTCTTAGCTGCTTCTGTAGTTAATTCTGATCTGAATGTATTTAAGATATCCTCTCTTGACATTCATTTTCTAATAACAACTCTCTTAGAATCTGCAAGATAAGGAGAATTTGGATTACGTTCTATAAATGTATTAACGGGATTTAAAATTTCAATATTGACATTTGAATTACTTTCTGTAGGTTTTACTCTATAGTAACAAGTACCTGTAACAAGTAAATCTGTAAGTAATTCTGCCATTTTACGTTTTAAATCGATGTTTCTTGATTGTCTTAAATAATCAAGAATATTTTGTGCAGCAATTTCATATTCCGAAACAAAAGATTGATCAATATCTTGTTGAATTGAGTTGATTTCTTTTTCAATAAAAGGATCATTTACAATTTCTTTATTTTCAATAATAGCTGCAATAATGTTATTCTTTAAATACTGTTGCAAATAATTAAATACTTCTGCACTAATTTTAAGTTGCTTTTCTCTCATTATATTTGAAACAGTCTTTTCATCTTTGCAAGATACTTTTAAATCTTGATTTAAACCTAGATATTCTCCAACTAATACATCAATATGTTTCTTAATTAATGGTGTAAAACTAACTGATGTAGGAGTCCCAATTCCGTAATTTTCTTCTAGGTGTTTGAATTGATCTGCATCTCTACGACAATGATAATATCCATAAGCTTTTCTTATAGCAACTTTATCATATACAAGATTACCTATCGCATCATTAATCTTCTTTACTTCATTCTCTATCACCATATTCTAATACTATATATTGATTTCCTTCACCTGGAGTAGTCATTTCTCCAGAATAATATTTTGTTCTATCTAGTTGTCTGTTTCTAAGTTCTTTTTCAAGAAATTCGAAAAAACCTTCTTCATCACCTTCATAGACTAAGACTAACGGAGCTTTTCACTGATTTAAGTCTAAACTTAATTTTCATTGATTACCATCTATAGTTAATGTAAAGTCTCCAGTATAGTATGCACACATAGCCTTTTCAATTGTTTCGTATACTTTATCAACGAGTTCCATTCTTTTGCGGTATTACTCCATATTCTTTATAGCCTTTTTCATTAGTGAACCATCCAATATTTTCTCATTCTTTTGCTAATTTATCTTGAGCGGCAGGTCGTATATTCATTAGCTCTTCATCTGCAATTTCTGCCATTTCCATAGCTGCGATAATATCGAACTTTCGTTTATTTTCTCAAGAATATTTTAACAATTGCTCAAGCATTTCATCAATATCAATTGAATAACAGTAATCATTAACAAAATTATTAATTAATTCAAGACCGTGCTTGATAATAGCTTCTGTAGCTGGTACGCCAATCATTTGTGAGTTGCCTCTTTTCATATCTCCAAGAGTTGAAGCAGGACGTTTCATAAATAGACTATCTTTCTTTTTTTCTTTAAAATATGTAACAATACTAATCTTAGTATGTTCAAGTAGTGCTTTACAATTATATCATACTAATAACTTCATTGCTACATCATACGCTTCTCGAATATCTCGAGGACGATCTTTATAGATCGCAACATATTTCGCTTCTTGTAATCCATATATACGTTTCTTAATAACTATACAGAAATCAGATACATCTGTTGAGGTAGAAGAATCTCCAGAACCTTGGTCAATAGAGTCTATTCCTGCAACATATAAATTTTTTAATACAAGACCATCTTCGTCACGAAGTGGCCTTTCATATATAGCAATTTTACTATTTGGATTATTTATAACTTTTACTTTTGTTAAATCAGGAGTATCTCCAGAACGATCTCATAATAATGATACATACTCTGGTTTTAATCCTGCTTTAAATATCCTAATTTGGGTTAATCTATCTGCAATTGCAATTGAATCAAAGATATTTTCACCCTGCTTATATAATGCTTCATTTGGAATAAAACAGTGCTCTGCACAATAATCAAGTAGGTCTTTGCCACTTAATTTTTTACGTTCTTCCTCATAAAACTTTTTAAATTCTTCAGATTGTGTAACGCCTCTTGTATCTAAGAATTCTTCTCGTAAACTAAACTTATGAGCTGGAATAAAGAAAGCTGTTAATTGTGGTTTTCTATCTTCTGTATCATAGTTTTTATATGGAAGTACATTATACCCTTCTGGTTTTGCAAAAATGTTTGATAAACCTTCAAGTGCCATATCATCACCACCTGTACCTAAAGCAATACGTGTTCCAAAATGATAACCACCAAGCTCAACAAGAGCATTACCTTGAATCCAACTTTTAGTTAAATATTTATTAGATCCTGCTTCTTCATAGATTAATCTGTCGACACGATCACCACGAATTTTATCAGATGTATCAGCAATTACTGAATCAATTTCTGACATTCAACCATATTCAACTCCATCAGGAGTAACTTGAGATGCACGCTTAGTATCTGCATTATTAACTTTTTGTCGTAGGTGGCGCATACCTCCATTAGTATTCATGTCTAATCAGTTTAACTGTTTTCAACATTTAGTTTTTAAAGGAGTAAGTTTACCTTCTGCAGCACAAGTTAATAAAGAACGATAACCTCTATTAGTTATATAAGGCCTTACTGCTAAACAAGCAACAATCTCAGATAATCCAATACCACGAGCTTTTAATATAGCTACATCTTTATGTAGTCTTTCAGCCATTTCAACATAATGAAAGAATTCATATTGTTTAGCTAGAAATGTAGGAAACTTTTCATTACGACCTGCACCACCTCTAGCTCCTTCAGAAATAACTTCCATTCTATAGAAATTTAAAAAGAAATAATGATCTCCTGTAATTCTATATTTACCAACTGTATAACCTTCAGTACAACGTTTATATTGTTCTCTTCAGAAATCATTATAAGGCTTTGAATCTGCAGGATATTCAGTATATGATCCAGTTCTATCATAAATTTGAGCTAGTTCATTAAAAGGAGTAGGATCAAAATCTAAACCTTGAGTTTCATTAATTGGGCGGTATCCAGTTAATTCATATGATAACTCTGGATCAAAGTAAAGTACGTCTTCGGTGACCGCCACATCTCACAAACCATCTCTCTTTTTATAAAAATCAGTTGCAGTATACTCAAATTGTTCTGTAGTATCTTCTTTCTGATCTCCAAGCATTTCTTGTAATTGCTTTTTTAATTCTTCTTCAAATTTATCTGAAAAAGATTGAGGAGTTGGTTCAGGACCTTTTATTGATTCTCTAAGCTCTTTATATTTCTCTTTAGTTGTTTTCTTTCTTTTGACTTCTGATTCTTCTTTATTTTTTATCTGTTCAAGCATTTTTTTACGTGCTTGAGACATTGAAGATTTAATTGTCTTTACCATACTTAACTATCCATAAATCCAGGTTTTACATCACCTCTATTTTTAGCATTGGATTGCATTTGATCTTTTTTATAATTAAGCTCAAGTTCTTTTAATTTATCTGCCATAACTCCAATACTAGCAATATCAGCTAATACATCTTTTGCCTTAAAGATAGGTTTACTATTATTATCTCTCTCTTCAAGGTCTATATTATCTAAAGATACTCTCATTTTTTCAAGAGTTCGATACGCTGTTTTTATAAGGCTAAGTATTCTAGAAGAATCTTTGATTTCCATGTATTTTCTAACTGCTGCATGGAAGACTGGATCGTCTCATTCTTCTTGAGTTAATCCAGAATCTTCCATAGCTGCATCATGCTTTTGTCTCTCTAAGTATTGTTGATATGGACTTTTTCAGTCACAAAACAACCATATATATTTAAATTCTCTTCAAGCTCTTAACCTCTTTGTTCCTTTTGGATCTTCTTTACATTTATTTCTTTCTGTATCTCACAGCGCTGCAAACTCCTTTATTAATAGTATTTCGTATTCGTTAATCTTTAGATTACATGTTACGTTATCATAAAGGAATAAATCTAGCATTATTTTTTATTTAATTTTTCTTTTTCCTCTTTTGTAGGTTTGTAATTATTGTCTTGAACCCTCTGAAGCGCATTTCCTGAAGGAGTATATACTCCAGAAGTACGATAATATAAGGTATCTCCAGGCATAGTTTGAGTACCTAAGTACGGATTTTCAAAAGTTGGAGCAATTACATGTCTACGAATAGAGTCGATTAATTGATTATTTGTTCCTGGAATCGTACCTGCAATAATCATTTCTCTATCTATTACACCTCTATCTGTTAGATTACCTACATTATTAACAACAGTGTCTCGTTTTATTTTAGGAATTATTTTTCCTTCAGCAAATTTTTGTGCTCCAAACTTTGATTGGAGTTCTTTATATCTATTACTTACAGGAGACGACCGTCTCAATCCTAAAAATCCAAGAATTCCAGAATCATCTATATTACTATCTACTCTACCTCCAATGCCATTGTGTATATAAAGAGTATCTTGTTTATTTGGAGATACTAATTCTGATGTTGTAATATTATTTCTAGTAATTTGTCTTAAACCAACTCCATTAGGTAATACAGTTTGATTAACTCCAGGTTTTAAACTTCTAGCAACTTGTGCTCCATTGTGCACTCATTTATTAGGACTATATTCAAATAAATCTACTCCATGAAACTCCTTACGAGCTTTATCAGATTTTCTTTGAGAAGTTTTACCCCCTTCTTGGAAAAATGAACCAAGGTTTCTTGGATTGATGCGGTGTTCAACGGGAATAGATCCTAAAGTAGCATTATTTCCATAATTAACCGACATACTTCTAGGTCCTACATATCTACTATCAAACCTATTAGGATTACCTAAATTAGATGCCACTATGTAATCACTATATGAAGGATTAGTTATAACTAATTCTTCATTCATATTTGTAGGTCTAATTCCTTTAGCTGCAGACATTCCAGCTTCTTCTGCTTCAGGAATATTCCTTGATCTAAGATTAGATTGTGGAAGTTTTGGTTTCTTAGGAGCAGGTCTTGTTGGAGCTAATTGAGTTCCATATAATTTTCCATTTCAAGTAAAGCTAGTAAGTCCTGCACTTCTAGCTGCTGCAAAAGCTTGATTGAAATTACCTTGAGATAAATCAGGAGTAACATTAGTTTGTACATTTACTTTAGGAGTAATTCCAGTTTTCATAGATACTCCAAAAGATAAAGGTTGAGAAATAACTGAACCTTCAGTTTTTGTTACTTTAGGTTTAGAATTATCTCCTACAATATTTTTCATTGCAGCTGCTTTGACTTCTCTTCTACTTAATCCAAGATCTTGATCCTTAATAGCAGATTTCATATTTCTATATGCAGTACGATTGAATTTAGAAGATTTCTTACCTTCTTTTACAACCTTCTTATTTTCTTTACGTTCATTCTTTGCAGATCCTCCATCTTTAAATTTATTAACAAGATAAGCAAGTTTGCCTCCTTGTTTAAACATTCCTGCAGATTGCTCTTGTTTAAATTGATTAATCAATCCAGAAATAGTATTCATACCATCTTCTGTTTGTGCTAATTCATTTAGCTTTCCTACAATTTCTTCAGGAGTTTTATTTTGGAATTCTTCTACTTTAGATGGAAGTCATTGAACAAATTGCATTAATTCTTCTTGTTCCATGATGATATTGTTTTATTGTTAAATATCTGTTGTAGAGCAAGTAATTTCAAATTTATTATATTTAGGGTCTAAAGGTTGCGAAGGATAAATCCAAATAGGAGTAGTATTTGGAGTAGTTGTAATTGTATAATTCTGTCCTTCCAAAAACTCTTTAATTTCAGCTACAGTGCCTTCTATTGTTATACCATTGTTTAAATAAGCTTTCATAATTACTTGTTTTTATAAAATTTTAAATCTTTTGTTGAGAATACTGCTTCACGTAAAACCATATTCTTATCAAATCATCTACATTTAATACCTTTAAAGATATTAGTTATTTCATTACCATGTTTATATGATTGTGTAATTTTTTCTACTACATACATAACAGGAGATGTAAGATCACCATGTTTTAAAGTGACTACATCTCCTGGGTTAAAAAACGTTTTTTCAATTTCGTTTATCATATTATTCTTTGTCCTTTTCAATTACTCGACATATAATGTTTTGTTCACTGATAGCGTAATAACCCATATTATTAAATGGAACAGGTACTACAGAATTTCTGTAATATATATCCTCTCCAGGTTTTACGTATTTACATTCGGGTCCTGCAGAAATAACAGTACCACATGCAATAAATTGTTCAGCTCTCTCCATCTCACCAGTATCATCAGACTTATATGTATCTGCAAAAAGATCTCCTGGAAGAATCAAACCTGAAGCACTTGTTTTAATTTCTCTATAAGGATTTTTTTCAAATGGTTTTATAATAACAGTATATCCAGTTGCTGCTACTTTCATTTTAGATGCATCTTTGGCACCTTTATTTAATTCAAGTAATCTATTTGCTGTTAAAAGTTGTTCTTCTTCCATTTTTTTATTGTGAGCAGCAATTTCCTCAGGCGTTAATTCCTTTGTTTCATGTTTAATATTTGCTCCCATAAGATGAATTCCCATTTCTTGCATGTGTGCATTTCCTAAAAGATTTTTTCCCATAATCATTTACATTTTTAAATTATACTTATTATCATCTATTATCATAACATTGTTCATCTTCAACTCTAGCTTTTGCATCAAGTATACAGCCACACAGATCACAAATATCTTGTTTACATATTCTTATTTTATAGGGACATGTTTTGCAAATATTTAATCTTTTCATAGCCAACTCGCTTTTTTTGTTAAAAAGTTTTCGGTATCAGCCAATAATTATATTACTAATTTTCTTTATTATCATATTTTCATATAAATATAATATATTATCACCTTCCCACAATACACTTAGCATGAGGTAGTTTAACTTTACGACTAAGGACACAGCCACAACCTTTTCTATATCCAATTTTTGGTCTATCTGAATAGTCTGTTTTATTATCTTCATTAATATATAATCTAGGATTACATATCGGACCCATTGGCGTTTCTTTGTATAATGGACATTCTTTACAAATTGCTAATCTTTTTTCAGATAAGTCTTCGTTTTTATTAATTGCTTCATTAACATGTCCACTAATAATATCTATTAGTCCCATAATTAAAATACTATAGGTTTATCTAAATCTAATTCAGATTTAATCTTTATATCTCTTTTATAATGTTTTAACATTGTTTCTACATCTGATTTTAAATAATCACATTCATGTTCTGTAATATGATTATTATGGTCAATATGTATTAGTACTAAACGTTTAATATTAAAGTTTGGATTAATTTTCTGTAATAAATATGCATACAATGATAATTGTAATGTATAATGATAAAAATTACAGTCCATAATATTATCCATTGGGAATTTCATCATAGTTCTACTTTTAGTAAATCTATTATAAAATGATTCCTTATCGATTTTCTTATTAGTATTATGTGTAACTATCATTGAATCACCGAATAAAAACGTGTGTGATGGACTGTCAACTTCTAAGCATTGCGTTGCTACTGTATCAACTCTTTCTACAGATATAATATTTCTAAATGTATTCTTATTTTTAGATGGGAAGTCGATATCTTGATTTCTTACTAAAAAGGGATTTAATCCATCAGTTGAAAAACATACATCTCATCCTTTAAATATCTTTCCATTACATTTTTTATCTACTTCAAAAACAGTAGCTTTTATGCCTAATGTACTTACTAACCTTAATAAATCTTCAGCTTGTCATTTCTGAGTAGTTCCCATTACAAATCTTTTTCTAGATTCATGATAGTAACCATCAGTATCCATTAACCCTCTAAGCAAATCAAGTCTTTGTTGATAAGAGGCTCGCATATATAAATCAGGTATAAACTTATTATTTAGTATTCCTAGATCGTTAAGTTTTTTTCTAATATTATATATAGTTCGCATTTCCGCAGATTTTCCGTCAGAAAGATCTCCTCCAAAAGTATATCCTCTATTTTCTATTTCTTCCCATACTTTAGAGTTTATATTAGTGATAATTCCACATGACTTAGAGCCATCTCCTAGTCAACATCCCAGTACATAAGGATCTATAGGAAGTTCTATTTCTGGAAGATTTAGAGGATTTGCGTTCATTATTTTTGGGATATTGTACGAGGTTCTTGGTTTATCAATTAACCACTTTGCAATATCTTCTGTGGTCATAACTACTTCCCTAAATGTTTTATCTATATTCCTAAAAGAAATAAGTCATCTATGTTCATGGTCTGCCACAATCGACTCTCCGTTATCAAAAGTTATTTTAAAACATGGATTGTAATGGATATCTGATTTATGTAACACTTTAGTTATATTTCCTTCTTTATCAAATATCTCTTCTCCCTCCTTTATATCCTTAATAGTTGTCCATCCGTTTTTAGTTGGAATTTTTGTATCTAGAGGGAGTCCTTTATAATCATATATATAAATATCATTCCCATCTTTAATAAGTAAGTCAAGTTGTCCTGCAATTCTTAATAAACCATCTTCTGATTTATAACTAATCATAAATTCAGGATAAACTCCTTTTTCTAAATCTAATTGATAATATCCCTTCTTACAAGTAAATTTTCCTCCAAGACCAAATTTTTTAAGATCTTGTTCTTCAGATTGATAATACATATTCTCAAATTGAGCGTGTATTTTTGTACCTCTTTCACAAGATTTATTTCTTTCTACTTCATACGATTGAAGTATTTCTGCCCGTTTATTTTCAAACTCTTCTTCGTTGATATTTAACTTTTCAAGTAAAGTTGGATTTCAACGTTTTGTATTTAGTAATGTAGTTTTAACAACTTTAAAAATTTCTGGTTCTACTAAAGCTTCGCAAGCTTTATATGCAGATCAGAATGCTGAATCAAACTCATTAACATATTTATGTATCAATGTTGTTACAGATACATAAGGCTTATTATCATATTTATCTAAGTACAGATGTTTTGCATCTGAATAAATAACATCTTCTGTTTCTTTGTCTACTTGATATCCATTAACATATTTTTCCTTTACATTACTTAATTTTGGCATTGTTTATTATATTTGGTTTTATATATTGTCCTATTATTGCTCCGTATCTAATTAAATTCTCTTTAATAGTACTATCTTCATATCCTACTTCGTTTTCTTTTTCTCAAGTGAATCCTAAAATTCCTGTTGGAGTTCCAGTATCATCTTTTAGTAGAGTACATGCTAAATATTCTACATTATTTTTTCCAAATAGATCATACATTACATGATCTATTTGTTCTAAAGTAGTTAAGTTACCGATAAACTGATTATGTGTTTTTAAATAATCAGGAAGATTTAATCAACTAAGATGAAAATTATCATATTGTTCTTTGATTGAGTGTGCGTTTTCTCCACATAACTCAAATCGCATAGAACCATATAATCAATCAGAAATACCATTGTGATATTGTATTACTCATACTCTATCTGCACCTGACATATATAATAGTCTTGGAAGTAGATCTTTAACTTTCTTATCATCATCAATCCTATTTAACAATTCTTGTGAATGTTTCTGACTCATATATTCTGAATACTTATCAAATAAAAATGTTGGATCATAATATATTCTCAAAGTAATACTTAACATAAACATGATGATTAAGGCTTTAAAGATACTACATACTCCATAATCTCTAATATACTGTAGGATAGTCCCTAGTCATGAGAGTCCTGAGCTTAAATCGTATTGTTTCTTAGCCATATCTAATTCTTTAAATTATTGTATAATTTTATTTGGATGATGCAAATATATAATAATTTTTTTGTATATCCAAATAAATCAGTAAAATGTTTGTATTTAAATAAATAAATAACTATATTTGCACAAATAATGTGCATATTCAATTATTAATATTATAATTATGAAATATAACGATGAAATTTTAAACAAAATTGCGCAGGCATATAGTAAACCTGCAGATGAAAAAGGTAATCTAGATAATATTATGTTAGGTTATCTTGAAATGATGAAGAATGGTAGTAAAATCCATATTAAACCAGAAAATAGAGGTAAATTTAATGCTACTAAAAAGAAAACTGGCAAAACTACTGAGGAATTAACTCATAGTAAAAATCCAGTAACCAGAAAACGTGCTATTTTTGCTCAGAATGCTGCTAAGTGAAATAAAGGTAAAAAATAAAGGTATGATAAAACAATTTATCTTTCAAAACAGGGGGGGGTAAAAAAATAAATAAGTCTTATTTTTATTTTTATGGCCCAAATTATACAGTTCCAAAAATTACAGATTCAAATATTGAACCCTTACGCACGGCTAATTGCTTATTTGGGGTTTCATTTGATTATCCTTTAGATTATGATGATCAAGAACAATATTTTAAAATAACTGTAAATTTAACATTTACTTATTTGGGAGTTGATACTCCACTATCTGTAAACTATACTGTATCTGTGGGAACAATAGAAGATACAGGTATTGGTTTCGATCATAAGAATTTTGCTATACCTGTATACTTATCGTCTCCAATATCTTCATTAGAACGTATGACGTTTAATTCTGCAACTATTGAAATATGTAACCCTAATCCAAAATACGATTATATAGCTCCCACAGAGTTTTCTACATCAGGAGAATATATTGCAGTAAACACTAATCTTTATATGGATAATAGTCAGTTTGGAAGTTATCAAGGAATATTTAAAGCAGATTTATATAATTCAAGTGCAGGAATATTAGTAGTAAACAATCCTATGACTTTAGAATTTAATGCAAATAGCAATCCATATATAAGTAAACTACAAACTAATTGAGCTAAACGTGCAGATTTAGTTTCTAGTATGACAAGACCTCAACTTGATTTAAGATGTGTAGCTAAAGATGGAATGACTTCTAATATGTATATGGGAGTAAATTATGCAGTACTTTCTTATTATTTTGCAGGGGAAATAGATACTATACTTAGTGCAGTTGAACAGATAAGAATACCTATTATAACTGGACAAACTGAAGTAAATGGAGATTCAAATTATATAGACGAAAGTCTGGTAGGAGATTATCTCATATATAATATTAACACATACCTTCAATAATGATAAATAATTTAGAGATATTAAAACCTATTCTTCACTTTGAAAAAGATTATTATGTAAGAGTAATAATTCTTTCAAGATTGAAAGATGGTCATTCTACTCAAAAAAGAATCTGTAAAGATTTATTTTTTGGTTCATTTGAATCATTAAAAGAAACTATGCCAGATATAATCAAAGTTGCAGAAGAATACTACGCTAGAGTATATATTGATACTGTTTCAAAAAGATTGTCCTCTGGATTTTTATCTCAGATAGAGTGAGAGCGGTTTAAAGTTTTTGGAATTAAACCTCAGCTAAAAGATATTATTATAAATGAAGATTTTTATGGTTTATATGATGCTGATGAATATTCTGAGAATGCAAACAAAATAGTGGCCTCTATATCTAAAGAACTTAACTTTACTCCTTTAATTATAAAATCTTCAAATAAAGGAGAGCATTGATTATATAAAATTTCAGAGCTTTATACAATGTTAGATAAAATTGAAGATAATTATATTAGAAATAAGATTTTTATAGGACATGCATGAGCATGCTTATATAATCCATGTACTAATTAATATGCAAGCAAATAAATATTTTCAAGTAAAAGAATTAGTATCATCTAAAATATATAATCAATATGGTGATGATGCTATAAAATTTCTAGATCCAAAAGCTCTTGAAGCTTTAGAGAATGTTAGAGAAATTCTAAATGTTCCTCTTATATGCAATAATTGATATGCAGGAGGATCTAGAAATTATAGTGGTTATAGAGAACCTGGATGTGGAGTTGGTACTCCTACAGGTTATCATTATAAAGGACAAGCGTTTGATTTAATATCAACTAAATTAACTGCTAAAGAGATGAGAGAAATTCTCGAAAATAATCAAGATAAACTTAGATATCCTATACGAGTAGAAAAATGAGACAATAAAGGTGAAATCTCTTGATTACACATTGATATTTCTCCAAATACACATGGGAAAAAACTATACTTTTTTAAAGCATAACATATGAAATGATATATTAAACTATTAAGATGGATCTGGGAGTTCCCACAGTGTCTCCTAGGTCTCATCTTAACCAAACTCTATAATGTAGAGTATAAAGAAACATACAAACAAATTCCAATTTATGCTGGCGACTTTCCTGGAGGTATTTCATTAGGATTATATATCTTAATGGGAGAATCAAGTTGGAAATATAATAGAAACTTTATTAAAGATCACGAATGAGGACATACAAGACAATCTTTATATTTAGGTCCTCTTTATTTACTAATTATTGGACTTCCAAGTATTATTTGGGCTATGATTCATACTCCAAATTCTAAGAAATCATATTACTGGTTCTACACAGAGAGATGAGCGGATAAACTTGGAGGTATACCTAAAAGATATTAATATATGGGAAAACCTTTTATATCGCAAAATATCGGAAAAGAAACGTCTCCTTATTCAATTCAATTATATAACACTGAGGGAGGTCGTTGGGAAGACGCATATCCATTTAAAAACGTTGTAAGATATAATACGAGCGCTGCAGGTCATCTGCCTGGAGAATCAATGCATTTTCGAATTTGACCTGTAAAAGATCCTGATTATTTAGAGTTACGTTATACTGGAGGAAATGAAGGAACATTCTCCTGAAAGTCTACTGAAGATGGGAAGTCAATTATTAATGATGGTTCGATACTTTATTGCTCTGGAGGCTATAATGCTCCCTATTATTGTAATTTTAATATCTATTCTCCCGTATCTAGTTCTACAGCACAAACATTAGAATTAGAAGTATTCCTTGGTGGAGAAAGTGAAGAATTCATCAATTTAGGAACATTATATTTTACCCATGATCAGAATTTATCATAGAAATATACTTGTACATAATATGAATAAATTATTTATTTCACAAAATAGGGGGGGGCTTATTTCAATATAAGACCATAAATGTAATTTTAGATGATTTTGGAGGTCAAAGAGCTGCTGGATATGAAGGAACCTTTAACGGTATCTCCTACTTCAGATAATAGTCATACATATACTGTATCATAAAAAAGAAAAAGGAACCCAATTGGGTTCCTTTTTAATTATATTTTATATTTTCCCCTAAATGGAACAGGTTCTAAGGTTCCAGTATTTGTTAGACCTATAAATTGTCCATTTAATTGTATCTGGGTTGTTCATGCAGAAGTACTACTTGGGAATTCATATCTAAGATTATACCCTAAATATTCGTCTTTAAAAGTCATAGATTCAACTGCTTGGTTATATATATTACTTCTAGGATCAAAGAAGAACATTAAAGTTTTACCATCTATAGATAACATCGTAAAAGCACTTACAATATCTCCATCAGTAGTTGTTAAAGTTAATGTAACTTTAGTTTCATCTACATGATTATCTCAGAAATTAGTTCGAACCTCTTTTCAACTTAAAAGTTCATCTGGTGTAGAATTATATAAGTAAGCATCATCAAAATTCATACAAACAAATCCAGAATAAAGATTCTGTCTATTTAATATATTAGAAGACTCTTTTGGAGTAATATACATATTTATTGGAACTACATAAAAACGTTCTCAAGTTTGTTCTCTTACTATATTTTCTCCAGCTGGTAATGTTACAGTTTTTATATTAGGTGCACTTTCCTTTCCATAAGTTAGTTTACAGGTTGTTGATTCAGTAACACCTAGACTAGAATTAAGGTTGAAATTAACATATGAATCAATTGGCGTATTAATAGAATTATAAGTTAAATAGAATACATTGATAGGAAGTTGATTAATTGTAATAGTTAGATTTTTTCTAATAACTCCAACATCCGTTAAAACATTAAAATTAATATATCTATCAGATGCAGTACCTGGTTCAATATAAGCATAATTTGTAATATCTGTTCCATCCATATATACAGAAGATTGAACAAAACTCTTATAATCATCATTATAATCAGGATTCATCCACTTTAATTGAAGACCTCAACTAGAAGTTAATATATTTTTTGGAACTTCAATTGTAAAATTGGTTATTAACTCATTATTTCATCTCTTTAAAAGGTGGTGCGTATTAGTTTTATCAACATATACTAATTCTGATACTCCTTTACTAAAGAGAGTTGCTCCTATTACATAACTTATAGTAGTAATCCCCCCCCCACTCACAATATTCTGCATTATAAACTGTTTAATCATTATTCTTTATAATATTTTGCATTAATTAAAAAACATATTAGGCTTATTAAGACATATAATGGAGTTCCTGTAGATAATGTACTGAGGAAGAATAATCCCATAAACATTAATCCTAATATGTAGAATATTTTATATATTTTCATTACTTATCTTTAAAATACTTATCATAAATATTTTTTGCATACCATCCACAAGCAGCTCCTACAGCAAAGCTAGTTAAAGCTAGCAAAAGACTTCCAAAGCTCATAGCTGATACAATACCACAACCTGCTAATACTAAAGCAATTACGATTGCAGCAATAATTAATTTTGTTTTCCAAGTCATTGTTTTCATATTATTTATATGTTAAGTTACTATAAGTTGTCCCATTTTCAGAAACAATATAGTTGTATTGGTTTTTATATAACGGTAATATCTCATCTTTTCAGTAAATAAAAGCATAAGCTTCATCATAATTAGGATGATCTTTCATTTTATCTTCAAATTCTTCTGGAGAACGTTCTTTTGTAATTAAACTATAATAGTCTCCTAAACTAAAATTCATTTCTAAACCGTCTTTTGTAATTTTTCTTAATGCAAACATGTATTTATATATTTATGTATTTATCAGTTTATTTTAAATATATTACAAATATTCAAGTATAAACATCATCTGGAATATCAATGAACACGTCACAAAGTGTAACATCATCTATTTCTTCATGTTCTTGTTTTAATAGTTCCATAATTGAAACTACTTCTTTCATTGGATTTAATATAGAGTTTTCACTACCATTAGATCCATTATTTAAAACTGCATAATATACTTTTGAATCTTTAATAAAAGTTACAGCTGCATTTTTATAAAAACCATAATCTTTTAATTCAATTTTTGGAGTATCTTTATCTTGCAGTTTTGTTATTACTTTATCATATAACTTATTGTCCATTATTTGAAAGATATTTATTAAGTGAAGTTGTTCGATTTAAAGTTCTTATATAATTATCTTTACCTTGACTATAATTAGAGTTAGTATCATTGTTTCCATGAAGTCTATCTACAAAATCATTTGTGCTAGTAGCGGTTAGTGCATTATATCTAGAATTTAGTAAATCTACTTTATATTGTGCATAATCATATAGATTTTCAAAGTCTATATATTTTTCTCCATCTTTATGCTTTGTTCATTCTCTATCTGTTTGGTTATTATTCCATTTTATTCCTCCAAGATTAAAACCTCTTGATCCTCTTGGATCAAGTCCGTATTGACTTTCAAGAGCAGCTTGTCTAACTAAATTATCTACCTGAGTTAATGGCAAATTTTTTTCTTTTAATACTTGTACAAATATAGGCTTAAGAATTTCTGCAAGTTCTTTAAATTTATTATCAGTTTGTCCAAACTTGTGATAGTAATCTAAATTAGGATAATTACTATTTGGAATATAATCTCCATATTCAGTATTTACGGGATAACTAAGGTTTGGTTTTCGTTCATTATCTGTTACTTGTATTGAATTTTGAAAACCTGGAAGTTTTAACCCTAACTGAGCATATAATGTGGCATCCTTCTTTTTAGTAGGCGCTTGAGCCACATTATTAAATAAATAAAGTAAGAAATCATCACTATATCTATTCAATAAATTATATGTATTTTCTTTATTATAATGTGGAGTAGCTGTAGATTCTTCAGGTACAATTTTATATTCGGGATTAAATGGTTCTGATTGAATTATCTTTCCATCTTTATCAAATTGTGATACTGAGAAACTACCTTTACCTTCTGAATTTTTAAGTCTATTTGTAAGAGTATAATGATCTAAATGTTCCTTCTTAATATTTTGTATTTCTTCTTTAGTAAATTTATGATTAGGATCTGCATTAATACTATATCTTAACTGCATTAATCTAGCATAAATTTCTTGAGGATTATCTAAATATTCATCAGGAACGATTGTTTTATTATCATAGACAGTATCTCCAAAATTATCTTGATACTTCTTAATTACTTTCTCTTGTGCATCAGGTAAACTACTATGAGTTCATTCATGAATTGCAGTACTAGTTGATCCATCTGTTAAAAATATTCTTCTACCAAACGGATAATAAACTCCTGAAGCATTATCAGGGACTTTACTCGGATTTATCTTTGCTCTAGTAAGATCTAAATTTCTTTTAAGTGCATTAAATACTAAAGATTCAGTTACAGGGAGAGGAATTGGTAGAACTTGTTTAACATTTTGTTTTACTAAACCTTTACGTGATTTATATCAATCTTCAAGCCACTGTTTTCCTTCTTGAATTCCTCCTTGTTGAAATTTTAATACTCCTCCATGTTTAGCAGAAGCTATAACTTGATTTAAAATATTTGCATATCTTGGATCTGTAGCATATCCTCCTCTATGAACTCTATTTGCAAATTCTTTTATATCTCCAGAGAATGCGTTATAACGTTTATTATTTAATAGATCAATTTTAAAGTTTGCATAATCTTCAAGTGATTTGAAATTTCTAAATTGATCATTTATATAAACATCCTTACCATTAATAACTTCTCTAGTTCGTTTAGTTGTTCCCTTTCCTTTAATACCTCCAAAATTATATGATCCTGCAGGTTTAGAACCTCAAGCTGATTCTAATCCGTCTTGTGCTACTAATGATTTAGCAAATGCAGGATTTAAACCTTTTGATTTTAATAATCTTTCATAAATAGGAAGCATTGTATCTTTGAAATCCTTTTTAGAATTGAATTTATGAACTGTAGTTTCTTGAACTATTGGTTCTGGATTTCTTATCTCTTCTACTTGAGATTGTACTTCTGTCTCTGTATCATCTTCCAAAGGTTGAGAATATCTGGGTTTATATACAGGTATTTCAAGATTTGGAATTTGAATATTAATATCTCCTAAAGCACTATCTCGTATGAATGGTCTGTATGTGATATCGTTCATAATAATTGTTTTATATTATTTTGCAAATATATACATTATTTTTATAAATCACAAATTACAGCACCTATTTCTGGATCTAATTTACAACGATTTGGATTCTCTAATTCAGAAATTCTAGATGTTAAATTATCTACTTTATTTTCTAATTCAGAAACTTTAGATAATAAATAACTTGTTACGCTTTCTAAAGCTGCGATTCTTTGTTCTAATTCATTTTTTAGATTAGTTACTGTAGTACCTACTGAGTTTGCCATAGCACTCGCTACCCCTATAGTACTTGCCATACCTATATATGGATTAGGTGTTGTATTAATTATACTTCCAGGAAATGAAATAGTACCCGACAAATCTGCTGTAGTCTTATCTGTTATAGTCATATTTGTTGTGTTCATATTATGCAAAATTAAAATCAGAATTAGTATTTAATCTACTTAAAAGTTTTTCATTTTCTTGTTTTAATTTCATAATTTCCTTACGTAGATTTTTAATATCTTCTGAATGTTTTTCAATCTGTTCTGAATGTTGATCTACTTTTTGATTTACAAATAATATTGCTTGACATACTAAAGATAAATCAATAAGTTTAGCAGATTTACGTAATCCTGATATTTTATCTAAAGCAGATGTTCTACTTGTAATTAAAATACCTTTATCTTCTAATTGTCTAAATACTCTAGTTAATACTTTAGTACTTATGTCCATTTTTGCTGCAAGTTCTTTATTAGTTTTAGTTGTAATAGCAAATTGTCCATCATTTGTACTAGTGTATTGTTGCATTGCTAATAGAACTCCTTTTTCTTCAGGAGTAGTATTCTCAGCATCCATAAACTCGTAAGTAAATCTTTCAAAATATCTTCCCGATTTTTGAATCTCATAAATATTACTCCTACCTTTTTTCTTTTCTAGAATTTTAATTTCACCTGCTGCATTTAGTTTTTTAATACTACTTTGCACTGTATTAATAGATACTCTTGCTAATTCTGCAAGAGTTCTTAGTGAAACAAAAGTTTGGAATGTATCTTTATCCATATTTTTTCTCATATAACCATAAATGAGATAATCAGTAGGATTCATTTTAATTTCTTTTGCAACCCCTAAATCATGAGGGACTTGAATGTGTTGTACTTTATTATCCATAAATTAATATTTTTAATATTACAAAGATATAACATTTATTTAATATTACCAAATATTTATACCAATATTTATTTAAAGTGTATAAGAATTTGATATAGTACATTCAATTTAAAAATAGCCCTGGGAGATACACTAAGGTGTCGTTTTTGATACACCTATTTTAAAAAAGTGCCCTGGGAGATACACTTATATGCCCTGGGAGATACCTATCTATATATGTTCTCGCTTCGCGGAGGCGCTCGAACAGATCTATATACCTGTTGGGTTGTTTAAACAACCCCCCCCATTGAGTTTAGAAAAAGAGATTTGTGTATGGATATCATGTATACATACGAATATTGTATATATTGTATACACATATGGATACTCTATTAAAACTCCCCCTGGGGGTTTCAGATGGAAAATCGAAATTTTTTCGAGTAAAATATTTCTGACAAAAGTTCTATTTTTAGAAACCAAAGCATCTGAACTGTCTATATGTTAAACTTTTTCATCTAATACCATTATGAAAAACATCGCACTTATCAAATCGATCGTCGCTACTTCCATTTCGTCGGCAAACCCTGCTGAGCTCACTGAGCACATAGCAGCTCTCATTCAGGCTCATCCTGAAAAGACTCGAGAGAACGCGCTTGCCATCCTCACTGGCACTGCAGAACTCACGGTTCGTCCTGTAGACCAGGTTGAACTGACCTGCAACAGCAGCAACTACACCAACCTCTCGTTCATGGGCGAGCCTACCGTAAATCTGCTCGAAGGAACGGTTTGTTGCTCTATCAACTACACACGAACCGAAACTCGCTGGTACAAGACCGAGGAAGACGCCAATGCTGGAAGGAACGGCAGCTACAACCATGACGACTATGTCATCGCGCGCGAGAAAGCGTATAAAGACTCTACGAGTGTAACATTCGACATCCGCGAGTGGAACACTGGCAAGGTCGTGTGGAAACGCTAACCACCTCAATCTATCTCGGAGAAATCCGAGATAGATTTTTTTTTCTTTTTACCAAAATATCTGAATATTATTTAGATAGCAATAGTGCTTCTCGGAAACTCATCAAACTATCAAACCATGGTACAGACTGTTTTTCACAACCTGCTCATCGAAGCAGAATCTATGTCGGATGTTCACAATTGTGGCACTGCTCGACCTCGTTACACTTATCAGGAGACGCTCAAGCTGCAGAACGTCGACAAGGTCATGGAAGAAGACCGTACACTCATGGATGTTGCTCGCGATATGTGGGCAGGTGTAATCAAGAAAGGGCTTTGAGCCCTTTCTTTAATAGCTTTTGCTATGGATGACAGAACTCAACGTGTTGCAGATGAAATAGCTTCTATTGAAGCTATTTCTCACAACACTGTAAAAGCTTTATCGACTGTTACTACTCCGCTCAATGTAATTATTGAGATGTACATTGCAGGACTCGAAGCTAAGCTACAAGCACTTCGAGCACTGGTCAAATAACAAAAGCTACTGAAAGGTAGCGAATCACTAACTAATCATTCATCTTTGACTCATCACGTTTATGAAACAATTAAAAGGCGCCAAGAGGGCCGAAATGCTGCAGGATGCAGTCAACAGGGGATTCGATGACGTAACTGTCGAGATCTTGAAGTCGAAGACTATTTTTACCCAGAACTTGCTGTTGAAGGGTGATACGGTCGAGTTTGAGGACTTCGATATCCAGCTCATCAAGCAGGGGAAGGAATTTAAGACCGTCAACAAAGACGGTGAGGAGATTACCGTTCGGGGTCTCATGATCCTTTGCTGCATCAACGGAGTGTGGCGCTGGTTCCCGCTCAGCACGTTTCAGCGCGGTTGTCAGATCGCACCTGAAGGTCGCACGGACTACATGGAGGCCATTCGCGAGAAACACGACCTCAATCTGCGCATACTCACCTGCGGTGATGCGTTGGAGGTCACCCAACTCCTCGCAGGCAAGCGGCTCAAAGTCACGGAGAACCAGTCCTTTAAGTTCCAGCGGTTCAACAAGGACCGTAAGAAGCTGGAGGGAGAGTTTGACCTCAAACCAGTCTCGTTATTCAAGGAACTGGCATAATAACTGGAGAGTGGGGAGCAATCCCTGCTCTCCTTCTTTTTTCCATCAACCAAAGCCACCAACAGGTACCAAAGCTCCCGACAAGTTCGTAGTACATCACAAGTATAAAATAAACGTGATTGTAGTACATAGAAGTTTAATTTAATTTATTTATAAAAGATGAAGATTTCTAAAGTAAAAAATCTGCCGAAGATTGCAGCTCCTGGTGGGCGTGTAGTAGCAGAAGTGTCTCCCGAATTCCTGAAGGAAAAGGGTATAGGTATAGTAACCTACGGTATCGCACCGAATGAAGTTATCGAATTTCCTGACACGGAAGCTGATATTCAGCTTTTCACTCGTACTGTTCGTCCGAACAGTGATGCAGTTGAAACACTGCTCGTAGTGAAACGAAACGGTCAGGACGGCTATTTCTCGGTCGCAGCACTTCGTCGCATGGACTATCAGGGCAATTTCGTCGGTCCTGTATGTAAGGATCTGCAGAAGGCAGAGAATGACTACGATCGTGTAGTCAAGACGTGTGGCAAGAAGCTGACGTGCAAGGAGATGACGAAGATCAAGGTTCGTAAGTTCAACAACGGTGTCGCAACCGATGAACTGACGGAGCGCGAAGTACCCGTCCTTGAGTATGCGTAACGGCCAAATTACAGTTAAGGGGTCGTGAGTACGGCCTCTTAACTGTTTAGAAACTAATATGGGTAGAATATATATAGCTAATGCAGATAGCTGATATAGTAATCCAGAAAGTTTCTGAGTCCTTGAAAAAGGACGGTATGACATGTGGTACATTGTACGATGTGTCCATTGTCTATAAGTCTTTGATCGGACTTATAGGCCCTAGTGATGATTTGATGAGTTTAGATGATTAGTGACCGTGGGAAGAGAAGTGATGAGCTCTTCCCACATTTTTATTAAAGATTATGGATGCAATTAAAGTAATACTCGGTATAATCTTTGGCTTGATTATGCTTGGATGGATTGCTACAGTAATAGTCATGGCTTGTGGTCCTTGGGCAGCTGTAGTAATTGCCGCGATCGCTTTAACTATATATCTTAACCGAGATTAATTGCGATTGCATAGTAATAATAGTTCTTTGACATATTGACATGACAAAATGACAGAAACACCTGACAAAATGTCATGTTGTGACTGAAGTAGAGGGTGAAGTGATCGGTGTAAGTCGTTGATTATCACACTGTTATTCATCCTCTACTCTTTTTAAAACTGTCAATTTGTCAGACCAACTTCCTTTATGTAAAATATCTATTATTCTCACATTCAGAAAGTTACTCTTCAATAATAATAATTTCAATTACTATTTTGAAGTTTAAACAATCGCTTTTGGTAATATTAGTTATTTTATAATTTGACAATTCAAAGTTTCAAACTTTAAACATACATAAACTCGAAATCCTGCTGATGATTACCAGAAACTAATGTCTGGATTTACTATGATTAGTTTACCTAATGTAAGTAGGGTTTAAACGAGTATAAATAAGACCCGAAATTGGCTTTTCACACTCGTCGAATAGTGTAAGGGAGCGAAGTACAGTAGGTCGACAAGTAATGTATATATTCCTTAACTGACTGTCACAAAGGAAGTGAGTACATTATGAGTTATATTATTGCTCAAGACGGTAGTAATAATTATTTAATGAATTGTGGAAGCGATATCTTTTCCAAATCACAATGGAACTTGGAGTTTCAAACATTAATCTATATCGCGGAGTGTATTGCGCATGGTAACTGGATAACCAGCCTGGGCCACGCATAACCCAGGAGATTCAGGTTCGAATCCTGACTCCGCAACTAATTTTCTTCATTATGGCATTTTTTATCTCTTTTAATTGCTCTTGTAATTATTATAGTATGAAAACGTAAGGAATAAATATTGGATGCCGAGATGGCGAAATGGCAGCCGCAGGGGACTTAAAATCCCCTGGTCAGTAATGGCCGTACGGGTTCGACTCCCGTTCTCGGTACAAAAAATCCTATGAGTTTTGCAGAGCTTACATAGGTCGCATATGTGCCTCATCAGCCTTATGTATGAGATAATAAGAGTGATTCTCAAACTTGATTAGGAAAATAGTTTTTTCTAGTTAGTGATTCTAAGTTATCCAGTGTACAATGGGATTATATGAATCTTTTTAATAAAAGTCTAACAAAATTTTAATTTTAAATAATATGCTCTGTAAGAATAATATTTTTAAGCTTTTTGTTCAAGAATTTATTTTATTCTTGCATACCAAAGACTCTGAAGAATTTTGTAAAAGACTTTGTAAAAAGCATAATTTCAAAAAAGAAGAATTTGAGGAATATTTTAAAATAGTCCAAGAAAAATTCAATGAAATACCTAGTGATCAAGAAATTGCATCTCAAGAATGCAAACAGTCTCAAATAAAAAATCAAGTTATTGAAACACTTGAAAAAGTTATTTTAGACATTAAAACTCTTAAATAAAGTTTAACAATATCTAAAATTGTAATTATGTTCATTTCTAAGAAAACTATGCGAAAGAAAGATTTCGCATGTCTCAAAGCAGAGAAGCCGAACTATAAGGCTTTTCGCGCACCGAAAGAAAATGCGAGACACAAGTTTCAGACGCTTTTCAAAACTCCTCGTGGCTGGTTTCTCAGCATGATGCAAGACAAAAAGCGTGTGATCGGCGAGATCTCTATTCCTGCAGCTCAGGAGTGGCTCGACGAGTGTCATATCAAATACGAAACTGGCTGGTAAGCCACCTCCTTTCTTTGTAGTTAATGAATTCATAGCGAGAACCTTTGGGGCTATCTTGCCGTGACTGAACCATTAACAACGAGCAACCCTGGCACAACTCGTAAACGCCAGGAACAGTCTATCTACACATAAGGTCTAAGGACTAATTTGTGAATATAAATCCTCCTCCCCAAGTTGAATTTTATTCCGAATTGGATAGTTAATAGAGATGTCTGCGTGAGCAGGATTGGTAGTACCCTCTATTGTTAAAACTGTTTCTTTTTGACATTTTTTATCTAAATATATAAATCTAGATTATGAAATTCGCAGTAGGCTAGCTTTAATGCTTAAAAGTTCTTAGTTTAATTTTATTTCCTCTGATTTAATTCGAGTGAACAATTGCAGAAGTAACTCACCTGCACTAACAAGCTAGAATATGAAAACAAGAGACGGTCCGAATGTGTAGGATTTATTTTTTATTCATAATAATTTATTTGGAGAAATTAAACATAAAAATGCCTAAGAAATTAGGTGTGTTGAATAGGAAGGCACTTGTCCTATTGCACGCAAGTTAATTACGGTTACTTCTAATATATGCTAGCAACATTGATGTAACCCAATTAATATTGCCTATATAAGAGATGCGGAAGACTGTTAAGTGTCGAACTACCAAGCGGTTTAACAGAGATAGAGGCTCTATGGTAACATAGAGAATTTGCTGGATAGCGTGGGTTCACATACGTAAATGTGGAGCAAAGGAAAATGGCAGAATTACCAAACTTCTTTTCAATAGGGACGAAATTTATCTATAGACAATAACCAGTTAGCTCGTAATGTCTGCCTTTCAGATTAGCTAGTCTAGAAGGTTGAGTGAGTCATATAGACAAGAGAAGAAGGAAAACCTCGAGTTAGAGGTCATATAAGAATTACTATCTTACCTAGCTAGTAAGATTGATCTGTAACGTTGACTGTAGTACGACAGATGATCGTAATCTTATATGTTGATTAGCCGTAACAGTAGTAATTGTAATTCTTTATTATTAAAGTTTTACATGCTGGAGAGAAGACAGAACTCTCAACAATCTGTCATTTAGGTATAGCTTCTTTGATCGGAAGCTATACCACTAAGATATTTTATTCTCGAATCATATTAAAGGTGGTTTCCGATTTTATAAATCGGATTCGCTCGGTTCGTCTAGTTGGCCTAGGACGCAAGATTTTCATTCTTGAAATCACGGGTTCGAATCCCGTACCGAGTACATAAAATTGAAATCTAAAATTGACTAAAAGAGTAATGGAAGTATATTTTGAAGGCACTATAGGTATCCGAAAATGGTTGCGAATTCGAAAGAATCGCATCTCTACACTTGAAGAACTTACTAAGTTAGTAATCAAACACGAACCTCGTGAATTAACTATTCACATCAATTCACTTGGAGGAAGTACATATCAAGCTTTAGCTATTTACTTCTATCTTCTTTCTCTTAGCATTCCAGTTACTACTTTTTGTCATGGTCAAGTGGCTTCTGCAGCAACTATTATTGCTCAAGCAGGAAAAAAGAGATATATGGATAAAGATGCAGAAATCCTTATTCATACTCCTCGGATTAATACAAGTAATGCAATTACTTTCAGACTTTTAGGTATTATTAAAGAAGATCTTGCATTTTCTAATAAAATACTTAAAACTATATTCAAAAGAAAGTCAGCTTTAACTGAAAAACAAGTTGAAAGAGTCATGCACTTACAAAATGAAGAAGGTGTATGGTTGAACTACGAAACTGCACTTCAGTTTAAGTTGGTTGATGAACTTGAAGAATAATACGTATATTCCATAGTTAGTAGCTGGATCTTAGTGAGAGTGAGCTACCTCTCTGAGCTTAACTAAGATCCATTTTTAGAAACCTCTGTTTGCATTTGATTATATAACACACCTAGTTCCATATAACTTTTCAGTTGGCATTAGTTAGATGAAAACTACGATTTAATCCAGCGAGCGATAGTGTGGTTGCCATGACCTGGAGATTTTTAAAATCCTTTAAGTTTAACAATATCTAAAATTGTAATTATGTCTAAAGATCTTTTTTCGAGTCGTACTCCCTTTGAGAAGTGTTATCTCGTAGAAAACGTAAAACATCTTTCGTTCATTCCAGGGAATCGTACTCTGAGAACAGCTCATGTAAATCGAATCTTCAAAGCTTTTCTCGATGGAGAGTGGATGCCGCCTATCTATGTTTCTGCAGACGGTGAAGTTCTCGATGGTCAGAATCGTCTCGCAGCATTTCGTATGCTGAAAGAGAAGTATCCGCAGAACAAAACTGCAATTCGAGTGATTATTATCAACTCGGATGCATCTCCTCTGAATCTCGCAATCAAGTTCAATGCAGGACATGCAAACTGGGTAATCACTGACTACATGAAAGCTTATCTGGAAAAAGGTCTTCATGGCTATCAGCAGCTCCAGGATTTCACGAAAGCTTTCCCTGAGTTCGAATTCAAGGCAGCTATTCAACTGATCAAGGGTTCGCACTCTTCGAGAAAGTTCAATAACGGTCTCTTAGAGATCTCTAACGAAGAGTACATGGAAGCATGTAAGAAAGCTGCTGCTCTCATTCAGATCGCAGAAAAGTTGAACAATAAGATCGTCCTTCGACGAGACATTGTTCTCGCTTTCTATCATGTCTGGAACAAGATTCCTAATATTCAAACGTATCTCAAACGTATCGGTAATCTTCAGGTTCCGAGCGTTGAGAATCGTAAGGAGTGGGAACTTGCATATAGTGCTCTGTTGCGATAATTTCTGGTTTTTATTTGTTAATCGGCACGTTAATAGAGTTTACTCTATGCCTACTACCACTCGAAGGTGTGATTAACAAGGGTCGCCTAGCGTCCTTGTATGAACGTAGGTCGGTGATGGTCACTATCTCAGCCTCGCCATAACAACTTTAAGAAAATGAATAATTTAGGTAAAGCTATAGGATTAATTCTCTTCATGGGAATTATTCTGACTTCCTGTTTATTACTTGTTTCTAAACCTAAAGATCAAGTAGTAACTATTACAGAGTTTCCTCAGGATGGAGTAAAAGTATCTAAAGTAGCTCCTATTTCTGAGTTCGAACGTAATCAGATTACAATATCTGTAATGCATGAACTTGATTCACTCGATAATATTTATCGAGTAGAAGCAGGTATGCAAAAGATTCCTGCTGAAGTATTCGATAACTACTGTATTGAAGTAATGAATCACTACAAAGGTCAGATTCGAAGTATCTTTTATGATCCTTTGGAAAATCCTCGTATAAAAATCAGATGGGTTAATTAACTATGATTATTTCTTGTATTACAACAGCTTCTAATAAAGCTGTACTCATTAAAGGAATTCCTTTTCGTATTGTTCAAATTAAAGGCTTTGTTATAAATACAGAGACAAATCAAGTTCTTCACATTTGCATTAACAGATTGTATGATTTGTTAATGACTTGTTGTTTATACGAAAAAGTCTTTACAGAATAATGTAGGAAGTTGTATCTATAATTAATAATAAATAAATTAACAGTATGAAGGGTGGAAAACCTGGACTGAATGTCCGTCGCAAAGGTGCTCTTGCTCGCCTGGAAGTTACGTATGAAGCTTTCAAAAAAGCAGGTGAAGACAAAAGGAATTTGATTACGGGAAAAACTATTCCCTACGATCAAGAAATCGCACGCATGGAGCGTGAGATTGCAACACTCAAATCTCGAATCTATAACTAAAACAAAGAAAGAAGATGTCAACGATTGGACAGGTAAGACGCATGCTTCGTATTCAGGCACTCGAAGCTGCAAAACGTGAGGATTATCGAACACGTACTCGTGTTCAGAAAATCTACATCAAGGATAAGATTACGAGGAATATCACTGTAAAGGAGATTACTCACTTCCCGAAGAAGGAAGAAGAGACTTCTGCAGAAGTAGAAACCCAGGTAACTGAATAAAATTACGTATGCTTTCAGGCTTCAGTAAAAGATTTGGTGAAATTTCTCCCATGTACCCCTGCATATGATTAAGTTCATAGAAACTCGGATAAGTTCAACAGGGCATCTAAGGATGATAAAGGGGTAGCAATAGAAATACTTGCATACTTGAGAGTTCGAACTGTATCAATGACCAAATAAGAGATACAGATTTTTATTTAGTGATATTTAAATATGAAGAAAGTTATTTTATTTCTTTTAGCAATTTTTATTGCTAATACTGTTTTTGCACAACTCAATGTTACATCAAGGAATCGACAACCTGAAAAGGTAATGTCAATACGTCCAGGATACAGTCAACTGTATTATGATGTTGAAAAATCTGATACTTTGTATTATTTCAGTATCAATACAGATAATCGTTTTGATAATCCTATTTATTTTGCAATAGGATATGGAAAGAGTTCTGCAATTTTATCTGTAAAGGAACTTATAGAATTTGCGGAACAGGGAAATAAGGGTGAAGAAACTATTAGTGTTCCAGGATTGTATACAGAAAATAAAATTTATATTAATACTGCTGCAGTTTTTGGAATAAAAGGATTACTTCTAACACAAAAGGGACATGCAGGAGTTTCTAACCTTAATTTAGGAGAACTCAAGAAGGTTCTTAAAAAGTTAGAAGATCGAAAATAGGCTGCAACCTATTTGGGACGCTAACGGATATTATTATGATGTTGTTGCAGTAAAACATATAGTAAGAAGGTTAGTGAAAAGATGTGAATAGCTCAGTTGGATAGAGCGGCAGGTTGTGCTGAGGGTCGCAGGTTCGAGTCCTGTTTCACATCCAAAATTAAAAATTAAAATTATGTTTTGGTTTATATATAAAATAACTCTCGTAGTTATTGTAATGATAATAATTGCAGTATACTTTAAAGATCGAGAACTTTTCAAGTCGCAAATTTTTAACTTATTTACGACAGGAGAATTTATTATCTTATTGACTCCCATTATCAATACACTTCTTATTATTTATGGTGTATATAGAGCCATTCAAATTACAACTAAAAATGATAGGGAGTAAATATTGTGTAGAATATTATTTTTATGACGAGGATAATTTACCAGTTCAAAGTTTTGCTTTTGTCATTGCAACTTCTGATGAGGAAGCAATACAAAAAGCACAAAATTATTCTACAAGTAAAATAACAATTATATCTTGTACTAAATACGCTTAAGTATGGAAGATATTGAAACAAACGATATTGGGCAATCTTTAGTAGATGAATTTGTCGATGATAATGCTATCGAAGCTCAAGAAAAATAGCCTACGGACTTAAGAGGGTTAACATAATTTAAGTAATAGGATTAAACCGCAATTGAGTGGGAATTAAAGACAAGGATATCGCGAGAGTGGCGCACAATCCAGGAAATAGTCTGTATTTTACTTCTGGTGGGCATAGTTTCCATAAACCCAGATGAATAAGTTTCAGATTGCTTAAAGTGAATCGTTTTCTAGAGTGTCGTAAACTCTAGTTTTTAAAGTCACATATACAATTTAGATATGTTGAACGATCTGATAAACACGATAGATCTGCCAATTTATTGTGTGAAACAGAGATGCCTTGGCAGAGGCTGCAACGGCTAGCCAATCATAAGAGATCCTAGTATCGGGCGGAGGGAAGTTGCATACGTAAGTACCTCTAATTTTTTAAATCCTTCTGATCAAGCCTATGAGTAGATGAAGGTGCATAGTGACAGTAGGCTGCTTGATCTATGTTTAAGGTGGTTGACTAAGAGACGAATGCAGTAAAAGACTGGCCCGAGAAGGTCAGTAGAGTAGGGGCGGAGCCTACCGTAGTCACAATGAAAAACGAAAAGATTAAGTTGTCGCAAGGAAACTTACACTTAGTAGTTTATAAGAGCAAACAGACGTCAAGCAATGTACAGATTAAATGATGTTTGGGAAAATAGAAACTATTAGTAGCTGTAACTACGAATGTTTGATGTAGCAGTCAATTGCATATGAGAGGTCATATGATTGATAGCCAAATGAATATCTGCTCTTATTGATAAACATGCCTGTACAAGTAATATCGAAGGTTGCACACGGATGATACGAAGGTTAAAGAGCTGGTGCAATAAGCTCATAATTAGAATTTATCTAGCTGGAATGTTTATCACTTTTTACCTATAACACTTTGATCGGTGTTATAGGTCCTAGAAAATAATAGAGATAGGTGGCAAAGTCTGAAGATTCGAAAGAATATATGGCAACAGTACCTAGCTGTAGGGTTGTAACCATTGTGAGGTCACATTTTAGATGATCCAAACGTACAGTCTATCTCTTTTATTTTTTTTAAGAAAATAATTATGGTAAAAATATGAAAAAGTTACTCATTGTACTCGCATTATGTGTATTTGCAGTATCTTGTTGTGAAGTAGACCACAACAATTCTCAGAAAAAAGAACCAGAAAAGATTACTGCAACTTCCTTTAAAGTTTATACACAAAGAGGAAGTCTTGTTTGTGAATACTATGAATTCATGTATCATGGGCATAAGTATATTACAAACTATGGAGAAAAATTTTTACTTCATTCTCCTGAGTGTTCTTGTCAGTATTAGTTTATGGAAAATAAAAGTTTACGAGCTCTTGCAATATTTATTATAATAGGTTTTGTCTTTATAGTAAATTTTGCTTTTTTTGGAGTTCAAGGTAGAATTACTGAAGACTGGACAGATAAGTTTACAAAAGAGATTAACTATCTTGAATATAAGGTAGATTCTTTAGAAAAGGTAGTTAATAGTAATCTTACACATCGTCGTGATACATTAATCATTGATGTACGCCCTCAAACAATCAAAATTTATCAACCTAATGGAAATAGTATTAATAATAATTCTAGTATTGCTAGTACTCCAAGATGACGATTAAACTATGTGGTTCTTTAGATTTGCAATTATTCTCTTAGAATTTTTATTTATTTTTTATTATACTGCAGTTGTTTTTCAACTGTTAGATGTATGGAAAATAACTAATCGTAAGATAACATGGAAGGCTATTATACCTTTCTATTACTTTATTAAGAGGTAGAAAATATATGGCGCCTCTATTTATAATTCTTGTAATCTGTTTATTGATATTATTAATAGATTGCTTTAAAAACAAAAGAAAACATTAATCACTTTATAAAATCATATGAATTTAAAAAAGATTATTGCTGTCTTCGTGGCAGTGTTCGCAGTTTTCTGCGTTGTGTTTCTCGGTAAGATTGGAGAGGATGTGAAGAACGAAACTATTGTGGTCAACCAGTACCCCCTTACGGGTAACATGGAGTATTGGACGACGCCTGGCTTCCACTGGCAGTGGTGGGGTAAGACGACGGTCTATTACAAGACTCAGCAGCTCTGGTTCGGATCTGACAACGATGCTGGTCAACAGATGGGAAGTCCTATTCCCGTGATCTTTAATGATGCGTCGGATGGTATGGTGTATGGTTCACTTCGAGTTAAACTCCCTACTGATCCTAAGTATCTAGCACGTATTCAGACGGATTATAACGGTATGGATAGGCTTATTAATGACCTCGTTCGGCCTACTGTTACCAAGGTTATTTATGCGTCTGGTCCTCTGATGTCTGCATTTGAATCTTATGCTGAAAAGAAGAACGACCTTATTGAGTATATCACTGACCAGCTCAATAATGGTGTATACAAAACTTCTGTAAAGCGAGTTGAGATTCTGGATGCAATTTCAGGAGATAAAAAGCTGGTTAATATTGCAACTCTTATCCCCGATTCTCTCTCTGCTGGTGGATACAAACGTAGTGAATCTTCGCCGTTTGCCTACTATGGTTTAGAGATCGGTCAGGTAGCAGTCTCTAAAATTGACTACTCTGAAACAGTTAAGAAGCAGATTGCTCAGCAACAGAAAGCAAACATGGATATCCAGACTGCAAAGGCGCAAGCCGCTGCTGCTCAACAGGATGCAATTAAGGCAGAGGAGCTTGGTAAAGCTGCTGCTATGACTGCAAAGTGGGAGCAGGAAAAAGTAAAAGCAGTCGAGGTAACTAAGGCTCAACAGGCTTATGAAGTAGCATCACTTGCTGCTAAAGAAGCTATGGAAAATGCAAAGAAAGTGAAGGCTGAAGGTGATGCAGAAGCATTCCGTCAGGCAGCATTAGTACGTGCAGGTCTTAGTCCTAAGGAAAAGGCAGAGATTGAGATGCAAACGAAGATTGGTGTAGCTGAAGCTTTATCGAAGCTGGAACTTCCTAAAATTGTTATGGCTGGTGGAAACACTAGTAATGGCAATGCTGCCATGGATGCGATGGGACTTAAGATGGTATCGGATCTTGTAGATAAGATGTCGAATTAAGTTCTTTAAGGCTAGGGAGGAGCCTACGGCAATCCTCCCAACAAACAGAAGTAGTTCAATGGTAGAACGTAACACTGATAAGGTTAAAATAGGGGTTCGATTCCTCTCTTCTGTTCTAATTTAACAGTATAATGTTTAAGAATATGTTAAAGTTTAGAGGTAAACAACTTGCAAGTGGTGCAGTTGTAAATGAAAGGATGTACTATTATGTTCTTGATGCACTTGATAGTAATAAAGACATAACTCTTACTTCTATTCTTGGAGTTGAAGTGAGTCGGTGTAACGATTTAACTAAAGAACAGTTAGAACAAGTTTTTGATTACTTAGTTGAAAAGGAATTAGAATAAAAATATCATTCATTAAATAAAAAGAAACGATGGCAAAAATGAACATGAAGGCTATTACGATGGCTTTCAAAGAAGTTCTTCTCGATGAGGAGGGAAATCCTGTAAAGGATAATGAAGGTAAACCTGTTTATGTACGTGTGTTCCGAAAGGTTCGCCACAATGCAGCATACTTTCCCCGCACTTATTGCCGTTAGGCAGAAAATCCTACCTGCTTCACCAAAGGTGTAGTCCCTGTAATAGAACGTTACAGTTTTCTCTATTAAATATATGGAAAAACCATATATAAGAGAAGGAACCCATACTAAAACTATGAAGTTCTAAAAGGACGATAAACATTGCCTACATCTCTTTGATCGGAGGTGTAGGCTCTATTTTTTACCTATTTTCAAACGAATTCGTTAGGAGAAAGCAGAGCCTCTAATGCTTACGCAATAAGTATTATGCAGAAAACGCGACTAAAACTTGATTCCACAAGTGTTGAATTTTGTTGATTAAACGATACCAGATAGAGTGGCTCATACCCACAAACCTGAATTAAACTACATGATCGTAAAGTGTAGATTCTCCTGTAGGCATACAGGCTGTTATTGTTTACCCATTGGAAGGCGTGGGAATAGGTAGAGTTAAGGAGGAAGGTTAGTCTACTGGTGTATAGTAGTATAGAGAACATGACCCAGTACTAGGCTGAATAATAGCCCATGTTAGCACACCTTAACTTTTTAATTATTAAATTTCTATTAAGTTATGGAAGAAGATTTTGATGGAAATCAAATATTAGGAGTAGGACTATTAATAGTAGCTGCACTTGCAGCAATAATTCTAGCTCTAATGTAATCACATAAGTACTAAGCGAAAGCCGAGCGATGAGGGTTCATCTTCCTAATACGCGTTAAAGCTCCCGAGAGGTATCAGAACTGAGAATCAGAGTATGTTAAGTCTCAAAACGAAGAACAGTACTTATTTTAGGGCCCTTAGCTCAATTGGTTAGAGCAACTGACTCATAATCAGTAGGTTATCAGTTCAAGTCTGGTAGGGCCCACTATATTAAAGTTATCTGAGGTAGAAGGAAAGTACCGCTCTGTACTGAACACGGACAGGTAGAAGGTGGAAGTGAATTCCTTAAATCTCTTAGGTGTTCAGCTGAGGTTTAAGAAGGTTCATGTGTAAGATAACTTTAATTTAAACTAGCTCGCCGTCTCACCTTTCATTGGAAAGATAGTGTACCGTATATTTAGTTCTAGTACATGAAGGAGACATACTTCGAGGATAATCTGGAGGTCGCGAACGAAAGATGAAAGTAAGATGTTAGATAGGGCCTGGTAATACAGGGGAACTGAGAGCGAGACTCAGGATGGACACAAAATTTTTAGTAAAATGATAACAAAAGAAGATATAATTCACTGGTTTGAAGCTCTCAAAAATAAATGTGATAAAGTAACAACAGGCAATTGTTCTCATGAAGTTAATTCGATTCGTTTCTTAGCATCTAATTGGGCGGATAAAATGAAGAAAGAGCAAGGAGAAACTATGTTTTATCATAATTTCATTGGTATATCTGAAGTTTGTGTTAAGATAACTTCTGGAAATCTTGCTCATCATATAGCAACGATTAAAAGAATGTGTACTCGAAATATAGAGTTCATTGAAAAGTATGGAATAGAAGAAATAAGTTAGGTATGAGTAGTTATTATCAAAAAATCAATACTCTCTATAAAAGAGATATGACAAAACCTAAGAAACCGATAATTCTTGGAGAATATTCGGAATCTGAGTTTGAAGTTCTTAAAGATCTTAAATGGGAAGCTACTGAAAAGATTGATGGAACTAATATGTCTTGTTGTTTTCATCCAGGTCTAAGAATGATTGAAATTCGAGGCAAAACTGAAAATGCAAGCATTCCCACTCACTTACATAAGCGAATGGAGGAATTGTTTCAGTTTGATCTCTTATATAAAGCTTTCGGAGTACAAACAGAAATAGGAGAAACTGTTTATCCTGAAAAAGTAGAAATCTTTGGAGAAGGGTATGGCCTAAAGATTCAGAAAGGTGGAAACTATATTAAAGATCATTGTGATTTCATTTTGTTTGATATAAGAATTCTTACATCTACAGGTGAATCTCTTTGGTTAACTCGAGAAGCATGTGAAGATATTGCTAAAAAGCTTAATCTTAAAATTGTTCCTTTAGTAGGTTATATGACTATTAAAGAAGCTGAGGATTTTGTAAAAGCAGGTTTCAAGTCTTTAATTGCAGAAAATAAAGACTATATTGCTGAGGGTCTTGTACTTAAAGCACCTTGTGGTCTATTAAATCGCAGAGGTAAGAGAATTATTACAAAGATTAAGTATTGCGATTATAAAGATCTTTAATATGAGAGCCCTCAACATTTTAGTACTATTAGCAATTGTATTGCTACTCTTTCTTTTAATAATTGTTTTAATAGGATATATAATGTTTAAAGCGTCTATTTGGTTAGGTGTTGGATATATTATGATTCTTATTGCAATTATTATATATCTTTTATACAAACAAATAGAAAAATACTAAACATATGACTGAAAAGAATAAAGTCTTTTTTGCAGCAGATGGTATTACTGCTACTTCTGCAAATCATCTCTGCAACATAGGTAAAGAATATGTTGCATCTGCTCACAGTCGTCTTGATAACATTCGATTTATCACTACAACTGTAGAAACATTAAGTGCAGACAACCGCATTACTCTCTCGCAAGGATTAAATTCTGCAGAAGTACTTTCTTTAAAAGAAGAGATCAGAAAAATTGCTGAAATCAATGCATTTATTGCATATATGCGAGAGGCAATTAAAGCAAAAGATGCTGAGCATCGTGCTGTAAAAGAGCTTTCTTTTAAGGATTGGTGCGAGCAGGAAAGTATTACTCTTCCTGAATATCCCGCTAGTCCTAAGTATCCTTCTTTTGAAGATATCTTAGGAGAGTTAGATATCAAGGAGCGTAATCGTTATTACACTCTTGGAGCAGAAGCTGCTATCATTGGTAAGCAGATTCATCCTCGTGGTGCTATTCATGAAGCACGTGAAAAGCTGTTTGATGCAATATCAAATCCTGCGTTAGTAGAAGATGATAAAGTTTATCGTCATGTTGCATCAGTAAAACAGGAAGAAGTTGAAGAACTTTACTTTGAGCTGCAAAAGCAACATCGTGCTGTTGAAGCAAGTCTCAATGCCATTAAAGGTTCTATTGATCAACGTGTTGCAGAAGAAACTGCAAAACTTGATACAGAAACTGCAGTTAAATTCAAGCAATATTCAAATGAAATAGAGCTTTTGAATAAGCAGTTTACAACCTGGAAAAATGAGGAAATAAGTAAAATTGGTAAACTTCGGATTATAATTCCGAATGAACTGAAAGATACTTATGATTTCTTAAGTTCTCTCTAATAGGTAGATAGATGCTATACTGTATTTTCATCAGTATACTCTATCTTTTACATAGGACTAAATCCTACAAGATATATTGTGTGTTATACGCGTGTTGCGGATAATACAAATATAGACAAACATTTGCTCTAGTAAAGCACATGTATGCTAAGCATTATTAGTATTGTACAAACTTGTGAAATACTTCAAATGTAAATATAATTGACTTTGTTTTTAGCTTTGAGAAGTATTTCGTCATGGTCATTGTTTTTACTTTTGCCTCTGTTAGGATTTAGTCCTATGACTATTTCTTTATATACCTGCTGACTCCTGCGGTATAGAAAATGGGTAGTTTTCCTTCGACTATATGTAAGGGTATGTAACTCAGTGATACTTAAGACTGAGGGAGTTAAAACTAATCTTAAAAGTTTGGTAGATTGGCTATTAGATCCCCACAAGAAATAGCCCTCCGCGATGTTCAGGCAACTTCACGCGTATCTGAAGTATCCCTATCGTCTTTCCTAGGACATTAAACAAGGATCTTGAGCCTATCGAGAATACGGGGCAATTCGGTTGGTTTTTTCATGTTAGGTTCCGCAGAAATAAAGAACATGCTATGTAGTTTCCATCGTGAAATAATAGCCGCGGTTAGTGTTTTCACACTAATCTCCGTTATAATTAGAGTAGGGATACTCTAGACTACAAGCTTGGAGTTCCACAAGTTTAAAAAAGAATCCTACTAGGGAGGTGATGGTTAATTCCTCCCTCCTCGGGGCTGCTAGGTATTTGATCCTAATGTCAAGTAATATCAATCGTGTCGAGTTTGATTCATACTCGTAAAACAGATTCAAACAATAAACGCAAATAACATTTTTTCGCGCATTATCAACAAGGTTGAGACGGCGCTGTTTGGCGACATTGAAGGAGTAGCTTTAATAGCTGCGTAAATCAATGGGAGGTTCGTCACTCTTAAACTGGCGAGAACAACACTTCCTTTCAAGGTTTGGCTTCGTTCCTTAAAAATGAGCTGGTGGATGGGTCACCTTCGGGTACCCCTATTGGGTAGTTCCAATTAAAACAAAACTAACACACGTAATAAGTTGATATTAGGAGAATTAGGAGACACGCGTTCGATTCGCGTCAGCTCCACTATTTAATACTCAGCTACTTAGGTGGCTGAGTATTTTTTAAAATTGAAATTTATGAGTAGTAAATTAAAGATATTTCAATATCATAACGTACATCTATACAATCTAAAACAATATAGAATAGCTTTAGAAGTTGGAGTATATAATTCTATGAAAGGTTTTCTAAGTGTATTAGGAAGTAATCAACGTTTAGCTTGGGAATTTAAAAAATGGTTACCTATTTTATTATGTTATTTGTAGTAATTTTATTACTTAATATTATATTATAATGAAAACTTCTGATTATACTATATATTCTATAGTAGCTATACTACTTTAGATTATATTACGTGCTGTGATTATAGCATTAATTCTTTATTTTTCTTGGAGTGCAATTATTCCTAATGTATTTCCTATAGAAGCAATTATTTATACTATTTCTCCAAGTCTTTGTTTTAAGATTGGATTACTTTTAAGTATTATTAAGAAATTATAATGTTAAGAAAACTTAGCATAATTTTCATTAGATTAGCTCCTGTACTTCTTGCAATTAAAATTTTAGTATTGCTACTAGCTGAATATTTTGTAGTTAGTTCTTTGTTGATTGGGTTGGTCAGTTCAATTACTGATCTTTTAATTGCAATTGGATTACTTATACTCTCACTAACATTTAAGTTTTGTATCTATCATAGACTGATAATATATTATGTCTTTGTAAGTTACATCAGTTATATTGTTAGTATATTATTTGAATTTTCATTAACAAATATAGTATTCATATCTTCATTTCTATGTCTAACTATTATCGTTATATTTTTAGTAGTTTACACATATTTAAGATATGGAGATAAAAAGCAATGATAAACTCTTGTCATTCAAGATACGGACATTTAATTTTTACACACTATGCATTATAAACTTATAATTTTCGAAAATCACACTAAATCTACTAGCTTAGACATCACTCCTGAACAAGCTAGACAAATCTTAGGAGTAACTGACTATACTCCTGAACAGTATGAAATACTGGCAGAAATAACCAATCGTCCTGCATCCTACTTTATGGATGATTTAGTCGATTATTATGTAGACTTCTAATAAAAATATGGATCTTAAAGAACATATTGTAGGAGAAGTTGAAGGATATCCTGTAATCTACATTGAAGAAAAAGATACAATTTTCTGTAAGAACACTGCTGTAAAATATTCTTTATTAAAAAGATTATATGATAGTCCTTTCTCAAGAGAAAAAATTGAGGAAAAATCTCTTACTATAACAAAAGAAGAACATTTTGTTACATTTGGTTGTTTAACTACAACTAAAGAATATTGTCAAACTGTAATAAAAAATATAAATAAAATTAAAAATGGGAAATCCTGTAGGAGTTAAAAGCGTAATGCGAAGTACTGTTTCTAAGTATGAGCAGGAGCAAAAAGAGAAATTTATTCAGGTAATGTCTGATCCTCGTATGCGTTATTCGGACGCTTTAAATTTTGTTGAAAACGAGATTAAGCAGTCGAAGCGTATGGGTACATTCAATCATAAGATCTTGTGTTTTATGAATGATGGAGTTTATCAGCTGAATCGTGCAATCCAGGAAGTTTTTGGAATTGTATCAGCAGCTAAAAACGATAACCCTTCAGGAGGTGATGATACTGTTAATACTATTGAAGTTATCCTTGCTGATGGACGTCGTGTTAAAGTTCCGTATGGAGATATTGAACTTGCGGATTTAGGAGAAGGAAGTGTTATTTCTATCTCTTATAATGGTAATGATCACCATCTCTATATCAAGGGTAAGTGTCAGTTCAGGTTTACTACTCTGATGGACGACATTATCGATCGGACAAAAGAACTTCTTGCAACTGATTCTATTTATAAGAGTCAGGCATTAGAGATCTCTGATCTCAACAATCCTCTTGTCATGGATCTGTCAAATATTGACCGTGAAATGATGGTTCTTTCTGAAGATACTGCTCTCGGATTACGTCCTCTTAAGTCTCGTATTAAGTATCCTGAAAAGTGTACTGAACGAGGAATTCCTCTGAAATATGGTGCATTGTTTGAAGGTCCTTATGGAACTGGTAAAACTCTGCTTGCTTTTAAGCTTATTCAGGAAGCTATTCAGAATAATTGGGTAAGCGTGTATCTGAAAGATCCTACATTACTTGCTGAGACTATTCGTCTTTGTAAAGTAATTGATGGAACTGGTCATGGAGTTGTTATCTTCGTTGAGGATATTGACCAAGTAACTCGTGGTAAACGAGATGCTGCTATGCAGGATATTCTTAATACTCTTGATGGTGGTGATACTAAGGGTATGAATGTAATTACTCTGTTTACTACTAATCATCTTGAGCTTATTGAGCCGACTTTTCTGCGTGGTAAGCGTATTGGCAAAGTTATCTCTTTAGGTGCTTTAGATGAAGCTACTGCTAAAGAGTTCATTGAGCGTTCTTTTGTAGGAGATTATACTCTTCAGGGAGATTTCTCTGCAGTATGTAAGCAGATCCGAGATTCGAACATTGCTCCTGCATTCATGGCTGAGATTGTAGAATCTGTAAAGAGTGATATGATCTTTATGGATGATACTAAGGTTGTATTACCTCAGTATATTAAAGTAGCAGTTGAATCTTATCTGCGTCAAGTAGGTCTTGCTCAGAAGAAAGATATGACTGAAACTCCTGAAGTTAAATTTGCTGAATCAATTCGCGAAATTACTGGTATTGATCGCGTTGAGAAGAAAGTAGATGAACTTATTGAAATGCAAGACTAAGTGCTATGGAGAGCATATGCTCTCCTATGACACCTTTATTCTACCTTCACGTGGTGGTGTTGTAAGTAGATAGATATCGAAACCAAAGAATAAATAAAATGTAAATTATTTTAAAACAACTATGATAGTACAGTATTTTGACGTAATTCACTGTAAAACTCAGGAACAGGTAACGGCAGTAATTAACAAACTTCATTCTGAACAAGGACTTACTTGGATGCACGATGATGAAAATCCTCTTATCGAAAACCCTGCAGATTTTGAAATAGAACAGAAGTTCTTTAAAAATATTAATGAAGAAGAAAAGGAGGAGTTTTATATTGTAACAGTGAAATTTCCTGAATTAGATAAGTGTATTGTTCACATATCTCGAAAGGAACATAATACAGAAACAATGCGAGCTGCTCTTGCAGAAACTGATGAAGAAGAAAGTTCTGCAGAAACTGTTTTCTATGAAGCTGAAGAATTTCTTGGGAGTTTTATAGGAAGCGATCTCTTTGGAGTATTTTCTATAGACTACGAAGTCTATGATACTGAAGATAATCATATCTGTAGTATTAAGAACAAAAAGGAACTTTCTGAAATTTATAACAAAGCTATAGAAGAAGGAACTACATTTGTTGTCTACGTGGGTAGTGAAAAAGTAGAAATCAATTCTGAGCATAATATTGATTATTATGATGAAAAAATTGCATTCTAATCGAGAATTCTGAGATCAATTAAAGGAAAATGATAAAGTATTAGTAAAATCTAAAGACTGGTATGATAAAAACGCTGTTGAGGAAAATGTTCCTATAGGTCCTAAATTTGTTTCAGCAATGACTGAAGACTGTAATAAATTCTTAACAGTTTCTGGTGTTATAGGTTGGTATGGCAGAGAAGACTTGCACTTTGAAATTAAACATAACTGGTATAGATACTCAAGTCTTTTTGTTCATAAGCTAATTATTCGTAACTATAGAATTTTATTGTAATAATTTTTTAAAAATAAGTGTATAAATATTTGGATATATTAACTTTTGTCCTTATATTTGTACACTTTTCTGATGAAATCAGACTGATTGCCCTGTCGTTTAATAGGCTAAGACGTTGCCCTTTGGAGGCAAAGTTCCAGGATCGTACCCTGGTGGGGCAACTAAATTTTAAATATATGAAAGAGTGGTGGTATAAAATTAGGAACTTCTTTAGAAATCTCTATATTTATAGAAAAATATTATCAGCAGATTATCAATTTGATTATGGGTATCTTCTTGATTTAGAAAAGTTTAAGTTACAGTTAATGCTTAAATCTTTTAAAGATGAATCTCATACAGATCACACTAACGATATTCGTTGGATATCTATATGTATTAAACTTATTGATATTATTCAAGAAGAAAATTCTGCTTTAGAAGTTGTTGAAATGGAAATGAGTAAACCTCAATTCAAACTTGTTAAATATGTAAATATTAATAATGCATTTCGGTTCGGAATTGAATATCTTGATTGATATGATGGACTTCAAGTATATCGAAGAGAATTATTAAGGCAACAAAAGGCTCTTTACTTATATAATAAAATTAGATATAACTATATGTTAGAATGGTGGGATTAATAAATAAGATATATGATAATACGCTCAGAATATTTTCATAAACATGGACTAAAAATTAGAGATAAAATAGTAATTGCAAGTAAGGAGGTCTTAAAAGATAATAAAACTGTACACCCCTTTGTAGTTAACGAAATGCTAAAATATGCGGATCAAATTCATACTTTAAAGTATGAACCCAAGGATGTAGTTTATCTTGCAAATACTCAAAACTGGGTATGGGGTCCAACCTTTTTCAGAAATTTAATTATTCGCAATTATAGACTTCTATTAGAAAATTAATTATTCAAGATTTTTTAATGTTTGATTAAAAAGATTTATTTTCTTAGTGAGAAGAAATATATACAAATATGTAAGGAAGGGAATAGTTGTTTCTCTGAGAAGCAATTGCCTTGTTGTTTTCAATATAGTTCAGATTGTTCTTTTTATCCTTGTCCAAGTAGAGTATATATACGTATTAAATATAGAATAACTTTATAAATAATGGTCTTATAGGGTAGTGGTTATCCTTCCAGCTTGTCACGCTGGAGACACGAGTTCGATTCTCGTTAAGACCGCGAAGTTCTTAATTATTAGCTGCAAATATACCCTATTTGGGAGAGCTTGTTATTCGTGTGTAAAGACGTTTGCTGTAAGCACGATTAAGAACTTTATTTTAATGGCCCCTTAGTTTATTTGGAAAAATGTCAGTTTTGTAACCTGAGGAGAACGGATCGTAACCGTTAGGGGCCTCTATTATTGGGGGGGGGTATGTAAATACTCTCTCACAATATTAACTTTTAAAATTATTAAACATGTTTAATTCAAAAGGTACAACATCTACAGATCTGTCGAAGAAAGTAGACAATGTTTTAAATGCTTTTAAAACAGCAATTGATGGACTTAATGCAGTTAATACTCAGGCAAAAGAAGGTATTGCTGCTAAAGAAGAGGAAATTAAAGCTGCTCAAACTGAGAAAGAAGCACTTGAGACAATCTGCAAAAAGAACGAAAGTGTTCTTGCAAAATTAACTGCTATCCTTGAATAAAGGATAGTTTTCGAGTATGGGGTGTGGAAGTAGCACGAGAAATTTGGGATTTCTAGGGGATTGAGCGTTACAATCATACTCGACTAATAATTAATTATATTTATGGAATCTTTTATTGATAACCCTAATCCATTCTGTATTCAATTTATTGATGGTTATATAATTCAAACAACTCCTGCAGATAGTAAGTCTTGTGCAGATCCTGATCAATTTGGTAATTATTGCATATGTCGATCTCGAGGAGATAACTCAGCAAAAATAAGGTGTTGTTTTACTTGTGAGAATTATTCAGAGTATAGTGATTATATAATACAAGCTCAAGTTAAATACAGAATCTATGTAAATAGTAAAATGGAGAGTTAGCCAAGTGGTTCACGGCACCTGACTTACATTCAGGAGATCGGGAGTTCGACTCTCTCACTCTCTACTAATAATTAATGTATATAGGATGATAACATTAGATCATGTAAATAAAAATTCTGGAAACTTTCTTCCAACACTTTGGTTAGTAGATAAATATAAACAATATCCAAATTGTGTATCAGTAATCTGTAACCTTGAACAAAAGAAGTTAAATGAAAATAAGTTCTTAAAGAAGTTTAAAGAAAAGTTTACTAACTTTTGTATATGGGAAGATAATGTAATTGGAGTCAAACCTGAAGTTTCTGAAGAGGTACTTGAAGAATTGGATCGTCCATTTTATGTAAGTCAACCTACTGCCTTACAATTTAGTGGAATTTGTGAAGAGTATAGATGCGCTTTGAATTATTATTCTTCTAGAATGTTAATTTATTTTTGTGATAAAGCTCTTATAGGTAACTTTATAGAGGATATTAAATCTTTATTTGAAGAATGTTCAGAAAAAGTAGTTTCTACAACAAAAGTTAACTTAATTACTTTTGATGGTCAGGATTATGGTTTAACTGAATGTAAGATTAGAGATGTTAATGTTGACCTTGATAAACACTATAATGATGATTTCAAACCTGTTTATAAAGATATTTCTGACTTCTTAAATAGTCCAAAATCTGGTTTAGTTATTCTTCATGGAACTCAAGGTACTGGTAAAACCTATATGATTCGTCACTTAGTTAATAATTTTGATAAGCAATTTATTATTATTAATAACTCTATGATGAATAGCTTATCTGATCCTGTATTCTTAAACTTTATTCTTGATCATAAGAATTCAGTAATTATTCTTGAGGATTGTGAACAGCTTCTTAAAGATCGTTCTGAAAATGTATTTACAAATGGTATTAGTAATATTCTTAATATGACTGATGGTATTTATTCAGATATTTTAAATATTAAGTTTATTGCTACATTTAATAGTCCTGATACAAGTATTGATAAAGCATTGATGCGAAAGGGTCGACTTGCTGCAAAATACAAGTTTGATGAACTCTCTTTAGAGAAGACTAATAGAATACTTAAGGAATTAGGTAAACCTGAGGCAAGTAAAGGTATGACTCTTGCAGATATCTATAATCTTGATGTTCAGTCTTATGAACATAAGACTAGACGTAAAATTGGATTCTAATGATGTTTTGGATATTTATTTATTGGTTACTTTGTGCGTTTATTGTTATTGGAACAGATGATGGAGAACCATGGACTGTTGGAGATAAATGGTACATAGTATTTGCAGGATTTTATGTTCCTATAATAATTGGCCTATTTATAGGTAGTTACATTAAAGAAACTGGATTTTTTGATAAAAAACATCCATGGGAACATTAATCTATATGTTGTCCGTAGCTTAGTTGATTAAAGCGCAAGTTTGTGGCACTTGAGATCGGGAGTTTGAATCTCCTCGGACACCTAAAAGTATTCTTTAAACATACGAATCTGGACAAATGGTTAGACCTTATCTTATAAACCCCAAACTATAAGAATTAAGAAGTATTTCTCTCGAAATTAGGTAGATCCAGCTTCCTAGAGAGATAGAAGAATACTTACGATATAGTAGATTAGTTAAAATAATAATAACTTCTACTAAATACCTACATGGCGCAATTGGTTAGCGTACTTCTCTGATAAGGAAGCGGTTGAAGGTTCAAGTCCTTCTGTAGGTACTAAAAGAGAAAATTATGAAAGAATATAAGATTTGGAAATTTATACCAGGAAAATATTTACAAACAGTAACTGTTAGTCTTGAAGAGGAATATCCTTGTAAACAAAAAAGATGTGGATATTCTTGTTTAGGAGATAAAACAGAATATGTATGTTTTGTTAAAGCAAATCTCTCTTTTGAAGAACGTGAAAATTTAAAATGTACAGCTTCAGGGAACAAAGAACATAAAAACTTTATACATATTAGACTTTTACATAGAATTTTTATAGATGAATAATTATAAAGAGGAGTGTAATCCTTAGACAGAGCTTATAATATAATCGGTTAGTATCCTACACTTTTAATGTAGTTATCAGGGTTCGAGTCCCTGTAGGCTCACACAATTTTTAAGTCAGAATTACAAATGATAAAACGTTTTGAAAATAAGTATATACAATCTATAAGAAGAGGTTATTTATGTCATATTACCCCTAATAAAAAATGTTATGGATTTGAATATCATCATAATTCAAATGGATGTGAGATTTTTAATGAGAAATTTGGAGGATGTAGTAACAGACGTTATAATATGATTAAATATAGGATCTATGCAGATTAAATATTTTCCTGAAATAAAGTGTTGTATACAAGCAGTTAGATCTCTAAAACGAAACTATTGTAGTAATAATCAATGCTATAAGTCAACCAATTATTGTATTTTGTTTTTACCTGCTTTCAATAAAAGTTGTCTTAAATATTATTTTTGGAGAGTTTCTTATCGTGTATTCTTAGAAGCTTCTTATGATAGAATATAAAATATAATTGGAATGTGGCTGAGTGGTTGAAGCACCAAACTGTTAATTTGGGTTACGTGGGTTCGAGCCCCACCGTTCCAGCTAATATTAAACTTATGCAACAGATAAATACTTATGCAGAACTTAGAAAACTTAAACTAAATAAGTTATTCAAACATCCAACTTATAATATATGTCAAGTTATTAAAAATAGAAATGCAGGATTTTTGTCAGGGTGGATCTAGTAATATTAACCAGTGTGGTTTTATGTATCGTACTAGTTTTAATAAGTCATTTTGTTATAGAGCATGTGTACAAGGAAAACAATATTTCTGGTATATAAAAATCAAATATAGAATTAGACTAGATGATAAATAATTTGCTACAAATTTATTAACTTTTTGTGTTAAAATACGGAGGATTGAGCCAAGTTGGACTAATGGCAGCACTCTTGAAAAGTGTAGGTCGCTTAAAACGGCGTGGGGGTTCGAGTCCCTCATCCTCCGCAATAAATATATGAAAACAGTAGAAGATCTTACAGAACTTAACAAAATCAAGTTAAATCAACTATTTAAATATATAAATAACTATATATTCCAGGCTATTCGAAGTAAAAAACATTTCTATTGTTTTGATAATAAGAAGAATATTGGATGTAATTTATATAAGATTGGTCGTAGATGTGGCTTAGTTTGTATAAAATCTAAAGAAGAAAATTTCTGGTATATAAGAATCATATATAGAATTAGACTAGATGAGTAGAGATATTGTATTAAAATATTGGAAAATAATTAGATATAAAACTTTAATTATTCAATGTGTACCTGAAGGAACACCTATAAAAAGATTTTGTTATGAATCTTCTGTTGGAAAGCCATGTGCTTTTACAAGAAAGACTTGTAGTGATTTTAAATGTGTAGATAGAGCAGATGGTCTTCGAGTTAGGTATATTAAAATAGATCATAGAGTTTATGTCAGCAAAACATAGAGTTTCTCAAATAATTCTATTATTTGGTTATAGATATCGATTACATCAGGTTATTCTAGGTATACAAGGAGAATCATCGTGTTCTATGAGTGTTATTAAAGGTAAATCTTGTATATTTCGTGAGTATAATAGAATAAATGGTAAGACATGTTGTGTCGATATTGCATGTACTCCTTTAGAACGAAAAGATGATATTAGAGTACATTATATTAAATTAGACTATCGAATTTATTTGTTTAAATAAGCACTCTTGATGTAACTGGTAACATGACAGTCTCCAAAACTGTTCTTTGGGGTTCGAATCCTTAAGAGTGTGCTTATATATAATTAGGGCTGTTAGTATAGTGGCTATTACATCTGGTTTGCAACCAGAAAACAGGGTTTCGATTACCCTACGGTCCACAATCTTCTGTAGATTAGGATTCTATACAGAAAGAGTACTGTAATCTGTTAAGAGCTTATAAATCAGACGTTAAAGAAAAAAGTTTTCGGGGCTGAAGAGCCCTGCTATGAATCTAATCCTAGTAGAAATACTAGGATTTTTGGAACTGCGGTGTGCTAGGTGCGCTCGCTGGACTGAAAATCCAGAGGTAAATGTTCGACTCATTTCAGTTCCGCACTATCGTCTTCCTTATTAAGTTTGGTAACACGTGCACTGCCTGTAAATCTTAATAATAGATATGCTTAGTACTTGTTTTTATTAATGGATGTATTAGCTCAGTGGTAGAGCTCTGGCAAGGAGTGCTAGAAGTCATAGGTTCGAATCCTATATGCATCCCTTAAATCAAAAAATTATGATTATACCTCCAAAATTTTTAGTTAAAACTATTCCACTATATAGTGGAGGAGATGTATCTACTCCACATGTAGTAATAAATTATCTTACAAGAAGTCTATTTTTTATTCTTTTAAAATTTCCTCCGAATTGGAAATTGATAAAAGTTAAAGAAATAAAAGATAGGATTTTTATTAAAAATCTTGATTATAAGATGACTATGGGTCTTATGGAAGCAAAAAAAATTGTAGATGACTTAACTATACAATATGATATGAATAATATCTATAGAATACGATTGGTAGAATAGCCAAGTTGATAAGGCAGTGGTCTGCAACACCACGATCGCAGGTTTGAGTCCTGCTTCTACCTCTAAGCGAGTTGGAGAAGATGGTTATCTCGAGAGTTTCATAAGCTCTAGACCTCGGTTCAAATCCGAGACTCGCTACACAAAATTTTAAAGTTATGAGAAATATATTTAACGTACTTATATGGAATTTTAATACACAAACAATAGAAGAATATAATGTTATTCCATATTTTGTAAGAGAATGGAAAGAAGAAAAAGATAAATCTAAATTTAAGTCTTTTGATGATATTAAAGAATTTGTTAGAAGTAAATCTTTATATCAATTCTGGTCTCGATGTGAATATGAAATGATTGTTAAAGGATGGCCTGTAACTAAAAGAGAAATTAAATTAGATGTACATGAACAAATCATGATGAATCTTGATTTAGTTACACAAGTTTTTATAAATACTATTGGATGGAAAGTAAAGTAAAGGATATTTTGTTACTTTTAGAACAAAATGGATGATCTGATCTTATCGATAGTCGATGGGAACAACAGGTTAGAGAGGAAATATTAACAGCTTATCCTGATATTGATATAGATACTTTAGATAAGGTATTAGAAATTGTATTAATTTAATTAGGATTACAAGTGAAAATAATTGTAAGTCCAGTTGACTATAATCACGATGAAACTGCAATTATATTTTACTGTAGAGCAAAAGATCGTGAGGATTATATGCGAGTATATGGTATTTTTGATACAGAACAATTTGAAATTATTGAATCAAGAATTACTGATATAACTATTTTTAGAAAAATGGTTGAAAAACTTAACGATTTTGGATTTGAAAATGAAAAATATAAAGAAAATAATCCTAATTTTGATATTAATATTGTTAAGCTCATGTGCAACAACAAAGTTTAACTTAATGGTTGGTCCTACAGGTGAGGAACAGAAAACATATATAGAAAATATAAAACAGTATAAATAATGATAATTATTATTTTCATTTTATTTTATTTACTTCCTATATTTTTAATTCATATCGTTGGATTATATTTTTGGAAGAAGCGCACTGATTGTGGGAAAACAATAGGAGATATGTATGAATATTATGATGCAGCTGATGGAAATCCTTTAGTAATTTTTACTTGGGTTCCTCTCGCTAATATTTTTATATTATTAGCAGGACTTATTATATTTTTTATAAATTTAATGAGTAATATAAAAATTCGATAGGATGTATACTTTTTTTGTTACTATTTTATGTTATATTATTCCTGTATTTATTAATGCTTTTCTTTTTGTTTTTGCTTATAAAGTAAGTCATAAAGAAAAGATTGCTATTGGAAAAATATTTGAATATTGGAATGATAAGTTTAGGGATAGTGATGGTGATAGTAGTCTTTGTCTATTTCTTTTTATTCCTGGAATGAATATACTATTTATACTCTATACCTTTTTCTTATCATTGTATAACATATTTAAAAATATAGAAGTCTAATGTTTACTTTTATTACAGGTCTAATTGCAGTTTTGGTATGTGGAGCTCTTATAGGATATGAACGACAATTTAAATCTAAAATAATTGGAATTAGAACCTGTATATTAATTATGTTAGGTTCTTTTGTTTTTACATATATCTCAATTAAAATAGGTGGAGATCCGTCTAGAGTTGCTGCACAAATTGCTTCTGGTGTTGGTTTTATTGGCGCAGGTATAATATTTAAGAATGGAATTGATGATATTCGGCATTTAACTACAGCTGTATTAGTTTGGGTATTAGCGGCTTTAGGTAGTTTAATTTCTCTTGGATATTTATTTGAATCGTTAATGATAACTGGAATAATCTATATAATTCTTAAAATAAAAATACTAAAATGAACAAAATTGAAAAGCTGTACAGGTCTATGTATGAAAATGAATTATGTAAACTAAGAAAATGTGCAGAATCTGTTCAAAAACTTTCTCAATATGTTGCATTTAAAGCATGGAGTAAGGAAGTAATGGCTTACTTGTTTTTTAAAATAGATCGTTTAGATTATATTTGGGAATGGGAATATAAGGATAAAATTGCAATGTTTATTCAGGATTGTCAAGAAATTGCTTTGCGAAAAGTAAAACTTAGTTCTGAATGACAGAAGAAAGAAAACTTTGGTTATCAATATGTAATAATGATTTAAAGAAATTAGAAGCTTGTGCTGAATCTATTCAAACTGAAATTCAAAGAAATGTGTTTTGAATTGGAGCGAAAAGGTAAAGTGGAATATTATCTTTAAATTAGATAAAGCTACTCGTTGGGGGCATAGTCCTCATAGAAGAGAAATTTCTTATATTATTTCTGTATATCAACAAAGAGTTAGAGAAATGATGCTAGAATAAATATTAATGGTTTGCGTCGTTGGTGTTAGTGATAGCATATTAGACTTCCAATCTAAAGGGGAGAGTTTGAATCTCTTACGACGCTCTAAAGTGAATAATGAATATTGATGAAAACTATTAAAGAACTTTCAGATAGACAAATTAAACTTGCGTGAATTAGTAGTAAAAGTTTATATGAAATTTGTAAAAAATTAGAAATTCACGATAATACTTATAATAGAAAATATTTAAGAGTTTGAGGAGTTAAGGAAGGACTAAAAATTCCTGTTTTTACACGATTTACTAAAACAGATTATGTAAAAAATCCTAAATTGTGTAAAAAATGTAAAAAACCTATTCCTTGAAATCAAAGAGAAAATAACTTCTGTTCTCACTCTTGTGCAACTAGTTATACAAATATAAAAAGAGGTGCTATAACTAGTGGTAAATATGTCAAAAATGCAACTAGTAAATGCTTAAATTGTGGAAAGGAAATTTTTGCAAGAAATAAATATTGTAGTATTATTTGTCAAGTTGAATTTAAATATAAGGAGTATATTCAAAGGTGGAAAGACGGGAAAGAAACAGGAATGTCTGGTACAGATGGTCTTTCAAATCATATAAGAAAATATTTATTAGATAAGACTAATTATACTTGTGAAATTCCAGGGTGTGGATGCAATTTTATTAATCCTTATACTGGATTATCTATTTTGCAAATTCATCATATAGATGGAGATGCAACTAATAATAAAGAGCAAAATCTTCAGGTTTTATGTCCTAATCATCATGCTATGACAGAACATTTTGGCTCCAGAAATAAAAATAGTACTAGAAAGTATCGTTATAAAAAGTAATTACCCACTCTAATAAATTTTAAAAACATGAAATCCTTATCTAAAATTTTTAATGCAATATATTTGTGTATAAGATTCCCATTCTTATATCCAAGAAATAGATTTTCAGATGAACATACAGTTTATATAAGATGGATGTCTAATTTAGTATACAAATACTATAGTAAGTCTTATTATGATATCAGTTTAGCTTATAAGTTTTATAAAGATCCTCAAGAATGTACTACTATTACAAAGCAAGTAATCTTTAAGGATAAATACAATTTTAAAGCAAGGCTTATACGTAATAATACTATTTTAAGATTTTATAGTGATATATTGAAAGAACCTTATGATTTTAATATACAAAAGTATGTGGGTGATAATTTTAAGATTTCAGGAATTACTGTAAGTAAATCAACCTTCAATAATATACCTGTTTTATATTATCATATACATAAAAAGGAAGTTACTAATACTAATTATGGATTTAGTTATAAGAAGTTAGAATTTGTAGCTGATACCAAAAGTGTCAAGATCTATACTATTCTAAACTATATTTACGAAAATATAATTCCTAAAATTTGTTTTATTCCAACTTATACAGAACTTAATAGTATGCCAATTGGTTGGAGAAAAGCATTTGGCATTCAAATGTGTAAAGAAATAAAACAAGCTCTTAAAAAGCATAATTATTTATATAATTATAGAATTATGCAGATTAAAGAGAAGTACGGTTCTCTTCGTTGGTATGATGCAGGAGCTCCAGAAGAAATACAGACTATAATTAATAAGTATGAAGATATTTCTTATCATACATGTATAAGTTGTGGAAAACCTGCTAAATATTTAAGTACAGGGTGGATATGTCCTTATTGTGAAAAATGTGCTCCAAGGGGCAGTAAGTTAATGAAATAATGACTTTTAAAGAATTTTGTAAAGAACTATTAGAGGAGTATGGATATATAATATTTCAATATGATAGTGTTATTTCTTTTACTCAAACTTTTCCTGATACAACTTGTGGATTAGGTGGAATAGGAGGACAAGCATTTACTGATGCTCAAATATTTATATTTGTTAATCAAAGTAATAGAAATGCCATTGTAATTGGTCCCGCATGGAGTTATTACATAGAAAATATTACTGAAAAATTTTCAGTGGATTGTTGTAACCATCATATGGCTGGAATTAATAATATTGCAAGAATTAAAAAATATGGTGACATTAAAGAAATTAAAAGAGCTTAAGCAGATTAAGCGAGATAATAAGGTAATTTATAATTTGTTAAATACTATCATTGGAGAGTGTGAACAGATTAGTAAAGATCCTTCTTGTAGTCAGGTTATGGATGTTATACAGAAAATGTATAAAGATAATAAACAGACTATTAGTGAATGTTCGGTGGATAGAGTTGATCAACTTAATACCCTAAACGAAGAAAATGCTTTCCTTGAGAGTTATTTACCTCAACCTCTTACTAAGGAGGAATTAACTGCACTTATTGGTTCACAATTAACTGCAGGTAACAATATGTCAAAAATTATGAAATATCTTTCAGAAGAATATAAAGGAAGATATGATGGCAAAGTTGCAGTAGAAATTATTAAATCCTTACAATAATGTTAATTGTATTTATTATAATATTCATAGCTTTATATGAACTAATAACAGTTATGTATTATGAAAGTCTTAAGATAAGACTTGTCAAAGTAGGCGCTTTTATAGATCATCTTAATACTTTTGGTTCTACAGAAGATAAACAAATTTTCTATAAGTTTTTAAAAGAAGTTAATACAGAATCTATTAGATGCAATGCTAAACTTGATATAACTATAGAAAATGCAAGTAAACCTGAACTTTGGTACAGATATCCTTCAAATCCTAATACCTTTAAAGAGTGTTTCAAACTTTTTAATTTATGTTTTTATCGAAATGTAGTTAAAGATTCAGTTGATAAAATAATTAACTGGTTTAAGAAATAAAAATATGAAATTTTTACTTTGTCTAATTTGTTTAATTACAGTTAGTTGTAATGCTGTAATTGATCCTAAGTCAGAAACTATAAGATCTGAAGATGGATACTATATTGGTACTGCACATAAATTTAAGTTTGAAGGACATGATTATATTAGTTTTACTAAAGGTCATGGTGTAGCAGTTGTTCATAATCCTAAATGTCATTGTAATCTAAATGAAGACTATTAAAACATATTGCCCAGAATGTGACAAAGAAACAGTTCATATAATTTGGACGGAGGATGCATATGGAGCTTCTGGTGTAGCTAGAATCTTTTCAACTTTACTTTCTGTTGGAATGTCAAACTTAGCTTGTACTACATACAGTAAGTGTATTAGTTGTGGAAATACTAAAGAATTATAAAATGATTAATGACCAAATTAAAAAGTTAGCTAATAAAAAGATTCCATTATATAATAACTCTTCTAGTTTATATGATATTTTGGATTGGCTGCGGGAGAAAAAATTCCTACATGTAGAGATACAATGGTATCCTCATGGTTGGATGTTTGTTATTTATAAAATTGATTCTCAAGAGGATGAACCATATGATACTTTCTCTGAAGTATATACTAGTTATCTAGATTGTTTAGAAGCTGGAATTATAAGAGCATTAAATATTATATAATTATGAAAAATACAGGTTTACATGATATTCTGGATGAACTAAGAGATAAAGAGTCTTTACATGTAGAAATCGGATGGCATCCTAATGGATATGCATACTCTATTTATAGAATTAATAGGCGAGATACAGAGCCGTGTTATGCTTCTTCTGAAAGATACCATAATTATCGGGAATGCTTAGGAGCGGCAATTGTAAAAGCAATGAACTTAGCGGATTAATAAAAATGAAAACATTACTTTGGGTGGACGATGCTCGTAATCCTCTTGAGAATGATTGGTTAAATTTTAGTCCTATCGGTCGAAACTGTTTTGTAATATGGGCGCAAACTTATCAAGAAGCAATACAATTTCTTGAAAAAGACTGGCCTGATGCAATTTGTCTTGATCACGATTTAGGAGAAGAAGAAAGCGGTTATGATATAGCTAAATATATTGTAAATCGTTGTATTGATGAGGGAAAGAAACTTCCATTATTTGCAAGTCAATCTGCAAATCCTGTAGGTAGAGAGAATATCTTAAGATTGTTTAAAAATTATCAAAAACAGGAATTATTAGAACATGTTCAAGAAGCAGTTCAATATAAACATGATTGGTTAAATGCTGTTGAAAATGGTACAGAAATTCCCAAAAAGAGACGAATGTAGAATTCTTTATCATATAACCTTAAAAGAAAATTTAGATAGTATTTTAGATAAAGGACTTATTCCAGATATTGGTTCTCAGTGTACTCATTGTAAAAATGATAATCCAACTGAGAAGTTAGTTTATATGACTGATTTAGAAGGAATTGCTAAATGGAAGAAAGCGTTATATGGTAATAGTAATTCTTGAAGTTAATACTCTTAATCTTGAAATAATCTATCGCAGAAAGTTTGTTGAAGGAACTGAATATGCATGTAAAGAAACTATTTTACCTGACAGATTAAAGATTATAACTCTTAAATGAAAAATTTTATTCAACATGTTGTTTATAGTCATAGAGAGGGATTACGTTGGTACTTTAAATCAACAGAGCGTAAAGGTACATTTGTAATTTCTTTATATCCTTGGGATATTAGACTTTTAAAATATGGACTTTATTTACTAATTCCACCTCTTAAAGAGACTCATATTAAAGGCAACTGGAATTAAAAAAGGTATGCCCACGCAGCAGAGTTGGAGATCTGCACGAAACTGTAAATTTCGCGTCTCAGACTAATGAGGTTCGAATCCTCACGGGGGCACAAAATAATAAAAATTGCAAATAATGAAAAATTTTCAAGTAACTTCAAAAGAAGATAATCAAAAATACTGGATTTCGAGGTCTTGTGCAGTTGCTATGTTTCTATTTTCTAGAGATAAATTTGGAAACTTATGTATTTTAGCAAATAAACGTGGTACTGGAACTCCTGATTTTCAAGGATATTGGAATTGTCCTTGTGGTTATATAGACTTTGATGAAACTGGAGAAGATGCCGTTTGCAGAGAAATTATGGAAGAAACAGGATATGTAATTACTCCTGAAGTTCCTAAATTTGTAGAGGTTGAAACAAGTCCAAAGGCTAATAAGCAAAATATTACTCTTAGATATACTGCTTTAGTACCTTATAAATTACTTTCTCAAGTTAAACCTATTGGAGGCGAAGATAATGAAGTTGAAGAGGTTAAATGGATTGATATAAGAAAATTAAACAACTATAAATGGGCATTTAATCACAACAAAATAATTGAAAGAATTATACTTTTAAAACAATATATACAAAATGACAGACATAAACACTTTAGCTAAAAGTGGTTGGTATGAAACTAATCACGATAAGTATAAGTATGTTTACTTAGAGCTTGATTATAGTAAAAAAATTAACAAGTTTGTATTTTCAGGCTGTTTAAGCCCTCAAGGGTTAGCTTATTTTCCACTTCCTAATCAAATTTATAGAGAACCAGATAGTGGAAATATGTTTTGTATCCCTTTTACATTATTTTCGCTTGTAAAATTTTGTGACGGGACTTTACTTCCACTAGTTTTAACTGAAGACTTAGTAAAAAGGTACGCAGATCCTGAAAATATTGTTCTAACTTCTTTATGTATTAATATCTCTCGTTATGCAAGTAGTTTAGACTTTAGTACTATTCATCTTACTCGAGATACTCCTTTAAGAAATCTCTTGAGTGAAGAGGCATTAAGAGTTGTTACTGGTAGTATGTTTGATTATTTTATGATAAGTGTATTAGAACATAAGAAGGAGTTTGATGAGCTTAACACTTCTCATTCAAATATAGAGTCTTTCATTAAGGTAATCTTAAAAATAATAGACTTATAAAATGTTTACTTTTATTATTCTTTATTTTTTAAACTTAGTTCTAGATTATCCATTGCAAGGAACATTTCTTGCAGAATATAAATGTAAAAATAATTATATTTTATTTGTTCATTGTGCTATTTGGGCATTAGGTATTTATATTGCTTTATATTTTCTAGGGCTAGCTACAGTTTGGAAACTTGTAATGTTATTAGTTGGACATTATCTTATTGACTACTGGAAATGTAGAGGCTTATATAAGAAATATATGAAAGACTTTACCGCTTATTATATTGATCAAAGTCTTCATATTGTTCAGGTTCTACTTTGTTTAATATAAAACAAGTTCTATAAAAACTTGTTTTTTGGAGAGTTGGGGGAGTTGGCTTAACCCATCGTCCTGCTAAGACGACGTACCTCAAAAGGGTGCCACTAGTTCGAATCTAGTACTCTCCGCAAATTTAAAATAACATGAGTAAACTAATAATTAATAAACATCAAATTTGTTATATACCAGAATACAATTTATATTTACAGAGAGTAGGAGTAGATAATACAAGCGTTCGTCATACTTGTGAACGTATATGTTCGATTTATCAGATCTGTAGGGATGGTTATTGTCGTAATAAGACTATAGACCCACATTATGGTAATCATGGTTGCGCAGATAACGGAGAGCAAGACGCTTATAAAATTATTTGTTATAGAATATACTTAGAACCTATAGAATGGAAATAGCAAATTTAAAGGTATATAATGATAATATGCGAAAATCACTTTTAGATAAAGCATATTTTCTATCTTTTGTAGATTCGGATACGTTCATTGATTTTGGATGTGCTGATGGATCTTTATTAAAACATATTCATGAGATGTTTCCTGATAAGAAACTAATTGGATATGATATATCTCCTGAAATGCTTCAAGTTGCAGAAAAGAATCTTGAAGGATGTAATGTTTCTTTATATAATAATTTTGAAAACGTTATATCCTTAAAGTTAGATAATGCTACTTTAATACTTTCTTCTGTTATTCATGAAGTTTATAGTTACGGTGATAATCAAAGTGTAAATGAATTTTGGAGACAAGTTTTTAATGAAAACTTTAGATATATTGCTATTCGAGATTTAACTCCTCGAAAATCAATTGATAGAATGTCTGATATTAATGATGTTTCTAGAGTTTTACATAATGCTAATCCCACACATTTAGCTGAGTTTCAATCTATTTGGGGAAATATTAGTAACAATAAAAATCTAGTTCATTTCCTTATGAAATATAAATGGGTTGAAAATTGGGCTAGAGAAGTTAGAGAAAATTATTTTCCAATAACTATCGAAGAGTTTTTATCAAAAGTTCCTAATAACTATGTTATTGATTATTTTTACGAATTTATTATGCCTCAAACTCAGCAAGGAATTCTTAAAGATTTTAATATCCTATTAAAGGATACAACACACTTCAAATGCATTTTAAGAAAAATATAATATGAAAGTAGTACAAGTAAATGTGGATTACACTGAAGAAGTTAATTCTTCGAATAAGAATTGGTTAAATTCTGATTCTAGGCATTGTGATATCTTAGTTAGAAGTGATGATGCAGAAACTATTAAGTATAGTGGAATTTTATCTCAATCACAAGTAGAACATATCGTGTTTCTAATTCAAGATAATTATTCTGGAAAAGATATTAAAGATCAAATTATCGAATATGAAGTTCAAAATCTATCTCCTACAGTAACTTCTCAGATTGGAGATCCTGAATTTTTAGAAGAATAATAGAGAGATTTACTCTCTATTTGCCCTCGTGATGGAACTGGCAGACATGCCGCTCTTAGAAAGCGGTCTGAAGTAATAGTAGGGTGCAGGTTCAAATCCTGTCGAGGGCACTCTAATAGCTTCCTATCTTGGAGGCATTTTCTATTTTATAGATATGTTTAAGTTTATTAAAAAGATGTTTAACAATAGAAATATTCTAACTAAAAACTTATATAAAGTAAAGTTAGATAAATATGATGAAGCTCTGATTATTATTTGTAAAGCTTTAGGAGTAAACTTACTAAAAGCAAATTTCTTCCATATAGATTCTTATACAAAAGTAATGAAATCATATGGCTCTTTGATAACTATTATTGATTTTGATAATGCTATTGATTTAATTTTTGGTAATTTAAGTTCTAAAAGAAATCATGACGAAATTGTTTTACAATACATGATTAAGGTTATGCAGCTTCCTTCTAGTGTTATTGATAATGATAGATTTTATCGTAGTATTCGTAGGACCTTTAATAAGATTTCTGTGTATTATTCTAAAGAAGATAAATTTACATGGTTTCAAGAATATTGTCAAAAATTTATAAAACCTGAATGGTCTAATTCTTTTTGCTTTTACTATAAATCTGCAGAATTTTATGTAACTTTTTATCAAGGATATTTTAAATATAAACGTAAACAGGAAGACTATCGAAGAAAAAGTAGAGAGAATTATCAATCTCAAAAACAACCTAATATAAATGAGTATTATAGAATACTTGGAATTAATATTACTAAAGATAAGGCTATTATCAAAACTGCTTATCGTAAGTTGTGTTTTCAGTATCATCCTGATAAAGGAGGCTCTAAGGAAAAGTTTATTGAAATTAATCAAGCATATGAATATTTAATTACACATGTCTAAAATGTATAAATTAATGAGTCTTAAAGGCTATAACGGGCCTGAAGATGTAATAAAACTTCAAGAATGGTTAGCTATAGAAAAACAAATATTTATTGAGACAAGAGTGTGTTGGAATAAAGAAGGAACTTTCCCTATTGGATATAGTGCAAGAGCTTGGATGCCTCCGTATACATTATATACAGTAGCTCCAACAGAATTAACTATTGAAGAAGCAGTTATGGCAATTCTAGCAAGAATTTATGATTATATTTAAATAATATTTAGTCCCCATAATTCAATGGAGAGAAATTAATTTTTGATTCGAACTTTGTATTTTTAATAAAATTTTTGTATCTTTGTGTACGAAAATTTTAAATATAAAATATATGATAAGTTGAAAATTAGAAAAAGAAAATTTAATTAAGTTCCTTATTGATGAAAAATTAAGTTTTGAAGAAGTAGGTCGTAAGTATAAATGTAGTGGTAGCAATATTAGAAAAGTAGCACAATGTTTAAATATAATTGTTCCTTCTAGAAGAGCAGTAAATCCATGCGAAACTTTTAGAAGAGGAACTGCTAAAAAAGGTATCTGTAAGAACTGTGGAAAAGAATTTATATTATATTTATCTCATAGCGGAATTTATTGTAGTAGTAAATGTCAACAAGAGTATCAATCTAAGAAAAGATATGAATTAATTCTTAATGGAGATCCTTCTATTATGAGAGCTAATTATAACCCTAGATCATCTAAGAAGTATATATTAGAGGAACAGAATAATAAATGTGCCATTTGTGGGATGGAACCCAGTTGAAATGGGAAAGAGTTAGTTTTTATTTTAGATCATATTGACGGTCATGCTTCTAATAATAAAAGAGATAATTTAAGATGTATATGTCCTAATTGCGATTCTCAGTTGGATACTTACAAATCTAAAAATAAAAACGGAGACAGATATTATTATAGATACTATAAAAGTAGGAGTGACCAGAATGGATAATGGACCAGACTTCTAATCTGGCGAGCTGCAATGCTCATTGCGGGTTCGACTCCCGCCTCCTATACTAAATAAATATAACTATGATATTATATAAAGTTCAGAAATACTTTCCTACAGATTTTACAAAAAAATTTATAGAATGTAATATTTGTTCTATAGACAATTTTGAAAGAGAAAGTATAAAACATGCTATTCGCAATGGTCTTAAACCACATATTTGTTCAGGTATATGTAGAGAATGTAATAATTTTATAGGTTTAGTTGGAGTAGATCTTGAAAAACAAACAGGAACTGTAATATGTTCTCATAAAAATTATTACAGACTTGAATTTGATGAAAACGAAGGTGCATAAACTATTATATATGAAATTATACGATTCAACTGAAAACACATTTCATTGGGAAAAATTAGATTTAATCCCTGAAATAGAAAAACTAAAACGAATACCTCAAAATGAAATATGGCACAAAGAGGGTAATGCTTTTGTACATACTTGTATGGTTGTACAAAGTGCATTAGATCATATTTCAAATGAAACTATTGATTATTTAGCATCACCTGAAATTAGAGAAATTTTAGTATATGCTGCTTTATTGCATGATGTTGGCAAAGCTTTTACAACAAAGAAAGGAGAAGATGGCCTATATCATGCAAGTAACCATGCAATTAAAAGTGCAGAAATTGCAAAAGATTTATTAGTTAAGTTAGAAGTAGATAAACATTTACATACAGCAATTATTTCATTAGTTCGCTGGCATATGCAGCCTATGTATATTCTTGAACAGACAAATCCTGAAAAAGCTATACTAAAACTAGCTAATAATCTTAATGAAGTAAATGTAGAACTTTTAATTCTACTAAAACAATGTGATTGTGAAGGTTCAATCTACGATAAGGATGATCATCGAGACGAAATACTCCAAAAGGTAAGAGAGATTTATTATGATAAAATTACTTACAAACGTGGAGAAACCGTTAAAATTACTAAGTTATCAGATAATGATACTTGTAGTTATGTTCCAGGACATCATCCTAATGGAATTAATACTGGATATGAAAAAATAGGTAGGCTAATTGAACCTATTACAAAAGGACATAGAGTATATCTAGGACTTGGATTCTCTACATCTCCTGTTGTAGAAATTGTTAGCAAAAATTGTTTTAAAACAAGAAATTCTGTATATGAAATTACAGAAGTTTGTAAAACTACAGAAAAATAAAATTTAATATAATGCGTTATTTATTAGTAAAAACCGAAAACATGCCTATTTTGGCTCTGGCTCTTGGAAGTCTAGATTACAAAGCTGGAAACTCACCTATTTTTCCTATTGCATTTGGAGAATTCTCAATTTTAATTGACAAGGAAGATAAAACATTCTTCTATGTTAAAGGTCGAAAAGAAATTGATAAATTTGTTGAGGATCATGCTAAGATCTATACAACTAATGATTTATCACATGCTCTTGAATTCCTTAAGGAAGACGAAGATGAGGAAACTGATAAGTCTGAAGAAGATAAAGAGGAAATCGATCTCAAGACTATTTTTGAACATCCTTTAATGCAAATTTTTAGCCGACACATTCCTAAGGATATTCTAACTAAGTGTATTATGGAAGCTAAAGAAGAGCGGGAAGAGGAAGAAACTGCAGAGAAGAATTCTGAGTCTACTAGAAACGAAGAATCTAGCTTTTATAAAGAGTTAGTTCCTGGACGAATAGTTCAGTTTGAAAATGCAGGTATGATTCGGTATGGAATTGTACTTAGTAATGGTACAGTGATGCACTTCTCAGGAAGTAATTTAGCTGCTTCAGGATATATTAATAATATTACTGAAGATCGTCCTTATAGAGTTGTACGTATTCTTAAGCCTACAAGCCAGTATTACAATCTAAAGGATGTAAACAATATGGAAGTGGCTTGGGAACGTAAAGTTCGCAAACCTAAAGTTACTAAAACAATAACCGAGATTGAAAAGGAATTAGGGCTTGCTCCTGGTTCGTTAGTCATTGAATAAGAGGGATTAATTCCCTCTTTTTGTTTTTATAAGTATGGGTAAGTTTATTCGGGATTATCAAGTTGGTAAGACATTTAGTAAAGAAGAGGAAACTTTTAAGCCTAATCGTAAAAAGGTAAAAAAGTTTAAAGACCCTGAAAAACGTGAAAAGAAACAATCTAAAAAAGATTAAAAGATGACATATGGATTGAACGATATTTGTTTAGTACCTGCTAGGATTAGTGATATTGAACATCGTGAACAATGTAATCCATATAATGCTGATAATATGCTCCCGTTGTTTACTGCTCCTATGAGTTCAGTAATTAACGAGAGCAATTATCAGGTATTTATGGATAATAAAATAAATACTATAATTCCTCGTTCAGTAGATTTATCTACTAGATATGAGTTAATGTCAAAAACTTTTGTGGCCTTAAGTTTATCTGAATTTGAAACATTTGCAGGTCTAGAATTAGGTGAAATTAAGGAGGAAGAAATATTTTATATATGCGTAGATATTGCTAATGGTCATATGCGTAAGCTTATTGATCTTTGTAAATCTGTAAAACAGAAATATGGAGGTCATGTTATACTAATGGCAGGCAATATTGCAAATCCTGATACTTATATAGATTATGCCTTAGCTGGTATTGATTTTGTACGTGTTGGAATTGGTGGTGGATCAGTATGTACTACTTCTGCAAATGGAGGAGTTCATTATGCTATGGCTTCTTTAATTAAAGAGGTTGTAGATCGTAAGTGGGAGATAGAAAAAGCAATTAAAGATGCAGAAGCTATGCGTATTTCCCATAAATATGAGTCTTTGCCATTTATTGTAGCTGATGGAGGATTTGATAATTATGATAAGATTATTAAAGCGTTAGCATTAGGTGCAGATTATGTAATGGTAGGCAAAATCTTTGCTCAAGCAGAAGAAGCTTGTGGTAAAGTAATAGAACATTGGGTACGAGGAGAGTATATTGCTCGAGACCGAGTTTATTATGGGATGTCTACTAAAAAAGCTCAAGTAGAAACTGGAAGTCAAAAATTAAAAACAGCAGAAGGAATAGAAGTTACAGTACCTATTTTGTATCCTTTAAGTGGATGGTGTGAGAATTTTGTTCATTATCTTCGATCAATGATGAGTTATACAAACTCTTTTACACTTAGTGATTTTAAAAATACAGAATATCGTATTGTTAGTCCTTCTGAATATTTATCATATTATAAGTAATGGCAGAGATAATTTATTGTAAATTAACTGAAACTAGATCTCGAAGAACTTGACAAATATTGCCTAAGCAGTATTTTCCTGACAAAACTCCTGTTTATGAATTAGCTGTATCTATTTCTCAGTATACAATTGATAGGGTACAACATCCTTTTGATTGTATAGTTGGATTATATGCTAAACAGCTAAATTTTGCATCAACACAAAAGTATTATTCTTATTCTGGAGACGTATATTCAATAGCGGATGATCCTAAGGCAGATTCTGGATATCAAAAATACCTTAAAAATAGGGATAAGACTCCTGAAGAAATAGAAGAGGAAGAAGCTAAGCTAAAATCAAAAGTCTTGTATCAGATTAAGAGTAATCCTGATATAGTTCCTATGTCTATTGATAAGGATGGTTTCTATATTAAGGATGAAACTTTCTATCTACTTACTCGAAATATTTATAAACGTGTAAATACAATGCTAACTGGTCCTACTGGATCTGGTAAAACACAAGTAGTAGAATTAATTTGTAAGCAGTTAGGAATTCCTTGTACTATTTATGATATGGGTGCTATGCATGATCCTATATCTGATTTACTTGGTGTTCACCGTCTTGATGATGGAAAGTCTATTTTTGACTATGCTAAGTTTACTCAGGATGTTCAGAAACCTGGAGTTATTGTACTTGATGAGTTATCACGTTGCCCTGCAACAGCTCTGAATATTTTATTCCCTGTTCTTGACCATCGTAGAACTTTACCTGTAGAAATTGCAGGTTCTAAGGATATTCGTGAAATCCCTATTCATCCTGAAGTATGTTTTATATCAACTTGTAATATTGGTATTGAATATACTGGTACTTCAACTCTTGATAAAGCATTAAAGAATCGTTTCTTTCCAATTGAATTTACATATCTTCCTGCAGACATTGAAGCTCGAGTTCTCATGAAGAGATGTGATATTGAGAAACAGGATGCTGATATGATTACTTCTATTGCTGCTAAACTTCGTAGGATGGCAGAAAATGCAGAGGCTGCAACAACAGTATCAACTCGAGAAACTTTAATGATTGCAGAATTAATTCATGATGGATGGTCAACATTAGATGCATTAAATTATGTATTAATTCCATTATGTGATAGTAAAGAGTCTCGAGAATTAGTACGAAAATTATTAATGAGTAAATAATATGTCATTTACTGACTGGTTTGGGCGTAAAGGTAAGAATTATACATCTACTTATAAAGGATCTACTCGTTTAGGATGGGATACTAAAGTAAGTGGATCGTATTCTTCTTTCTTTGCACCTGATTTGGATAAAAGAAAACTTTTAAGAGATTCCTATCGCCACGCGTGTGACATTAGGGATATTATGGATATCCCAAGAAGTATTCGAATACAGTTAAATGTAGACGCAGAAACTTCATGTACAGATGGAAAAACAGTTATTGTTTCTACTAAAGTATATGATGATAATAAAATCGATAATAATGTTAAATTAGATGTATTCTTAGGTACAACTATTCATGAATTTTCTCACATATTATATACAGATATGGCAGAAATTCGTAAAAATAGACCTAATAAGTTCCTTTTTAATCTGTTCAATACTATTGAAGATGAACGAATTGAATACAATACTACACAAAATTATCCTGGGTATGCTAATTTTATTGGGCAAGCAAAATATTATTATTTTGATTTGTTATATAAAAAAGCTGAAAAACAGGATGATTTAATGGATGTATTACAAAACATTTTATATATTGTAAGATATCCTGCAAGAGTAGATACTAAGGTTATTTATCGACATCAGGTTTTGTTTGATAAAATTAAGAAAGTTCTTTGTGACTTTGGAAATAATTCTAAAGAAGCTTATGATAAAGCAGAAAAAATTTATAAGCTATTACTAGATTACTTTAAGTTCCCACCTCCTCCGCCTGAAGAACAACAAGAAGGAGATGAAGAACAAGATCAATCTGATTCTAGTGAAGGACAGTCTGATTCAGGTGAAGGCCAAGAAGGATCAGACGGAAGTTCTGACCCTCAAAATTCTAAACAGTCTTCTCAAAAACAAGATTCTAAAGATAATGAAGGATCAGATAAGAATAGTAAAACACAAAGTTCTCCCAAAAGTGGTTCTGAAGAGGGATCTGCGGGCAAAAAGAAACAAGAACCTATTAAAGCATATACTCAAGAAGAAATAAAACAGGCAGCTGAGAAATTAGCTGAACAAATGCGACGTTTAATTACTTCTAATACTTCTTTAAATAGTAATGAAATTAAAGATGAGTGGGATTCTAAAGAAATTGCTGATGAGTGTAAGCAAATAAAAGATGATGTTTTTATTGTAAAACAAGAAGATTACGAAAGACGTTATAAAGCGGATTTTGATACAGTAAAACAACATATTAATGGTTTAGTTAATACTTTTAGCAAATTCTTTGTTGAACAGGAATATCGTTTAACAGGAATGCGAAGAGGTGTGCTAGATACTAATAAATTAGCTGAAGCTTATCAAGCAGTAGAAACTGTCTATTCAAATAAGTTTAAACGTACTACTCCTGGTTTAGATGTTTGTGTATTGATTGATGAGAGTGGCTCTATGAGCGGAACTAATATCGCATCTGCAAGAAAATGTGCAATATTACTTAATGAGGTATTTTTACGTTTAAAGCAATGTGACTTTTATGTTTATGGTCATACTGCAGATAATCGACATATGGGAGAAGTTACTATTAATGTATATCGTGATCACTGGAATAGGAACCGTTATGCTTTAGGTAAAGTTGAAAGTTATTCTAATAACAAAGACTCTGTTGCTATTGAAGAGACATATAAAATGGTTAGAAAGCAAACTTCGAAACCACTTTTAATGTTTGTAATTTCTGATGGAGCACCTAATGCATATGGTTTAAGAGGACAACCTGCTGTAGAGGAAGTTAAAAAGGTAGTAAATAGAATTGAATCAAATGGAGATACTCTAGTTTGTCAAATTGCTATTGAAAGCCACTTCCGACCTCAGGATATGTTTAATCATTATGTTGTCATGACAGATATGAATACTTTTCCAAGTGATTTATCTGGATACGTTATGAATACGTTAATATCTAAACTTAAAAGAGTAGATGTTTAATTTGTATATTTTCAGATTTTTTACTACCTTTGCTGTATAACTAAAGGTAGTAAAATGCGAGCTTAGTGTAATGGTAGCACAGCGGTCTTCGAATTGGAGCACGCTTGGCGTGAAAATTGTGGCAAATTCGGTAAAAGCGAAATAAGATGATAAAAATCATGCGAATCAGCTTTCTAAGAAAGTCTAAGGTCCCGAAATATGGATAGCTGATAATACCGAGCTAAATTAGAGTAAAATACAGTAGAGAACATAGGCTGTCTATGCCGTGTAAAATAGGCGGAGTGCTTAGTAGGTCGAAAATTAAAGCCGTACACTTCTCTATGTATCCTACTTTACTCTATAAATGTGTAGAGACTAAATGCCATACTTGTATATCAAGCTGATATAGTCCAGACCACAAACAGTAAAACTGGTAGTGAAAACTATAGTGGTAAGCAAAACCGTATTGTAGGGCTCCAAACCCTACGGTCTCTGTTCGAATCGGAGAGCTCGTGCTAATAAGTTGATTATGAGTAAGTTAAAGGAACAAATTCTTATTTTAAGAAGTGATAATAAAAGTTATAATGAAATTGCTAAGATACTTGGATGTAGCAAAAGTATTGTTGGATATTATTGTAATGATATAACTAATAGTAAACAACGAAAATCTACTTCATTATGACGTAATACACTTAAGGGGAGAATTAAATCTAGACTATGTACTTTTTGTGCTAGAATCTCTCATGGAGGTAGAAGAATCTCTAATAGAACATGACGTAAACGTTTAAGGAGATATATTGAACATTTTCAAAATAGAGGAATGAAGAGTTTAAATAAAATTAAGACTTTAGATATTATTAATAAATTTGGTACAAAAACAAAGTGCTATTTAACAGGTACTCCTATAGATTTAGAAAAAGATAATTATTGTTTTGATCATATAGTTCCTGTTTCTAAAGGTGGAACAAATGATTTGTCAAATTTAGGTATTACAATTCCTATTGCTAATTATTCTAAATCTGATTTAACAGTAGAAGAATATTTAGAATTATGTAAGAAAGTACTTGAACATTATGGTTATACCGTTAATAAGATATAACAATGCAACATAGTCCTTATAAGATAAAGTATGAGCAATATTTTGTAATGTATTCTGATAGATTAAAAAGAAGGTATTATCAAGGAAAGCCTTGGGCAGAAGCAGGCTCTTATACAGTTTGAAATCTTCATTATATTAATAAAACTTATCGAATTGTTATACAATAGGCATCTAGAGTAATCTAGGTGCCTTTATTTTTAAAACGAAGAATATTATGGTAATTGGAGTATTAATTTTAGGAACATTAGTTGCTTTGGATAGTTTGGCAATTATAGAATATTTTATAGATAAAAAGTAAAATGAAATCAATTTTAATAAAAATTGGGATATTAGCTGTTTTAGGTTTAACAATATTTTTCATGGGACAAAGAATTCATGATTTAAATATTGCATTAGATAATTCAGTTAATAACGAAAAGGCTTATGCTGCAGAAAATTCTGGTTTAAAAGAAAGTAATCGAGTATTTAAATTAACTATTGAACAATTAGATTATTATAATGATTCACTTATGTTAGCTATGAAAAAAATAGCTAATGATAATGGTATTAAAGATAAAAAAATTAAGTCTTTACAGTATCAATTAGAACATTATTCTAAAAGAGATACTTTAATTCTTAGAGATACTGTATTTAAAGATCCTAATTTTGTTCTTGATACATGTATTATTGATCGTTGGAATAAGAGCTGTTTACACTTACAATATCCTGGTACAATTGCTCTAAGTAATGAGTATGAAAATGAAAAGTTTATTACTTTAAGTTCTCATCGAGAACCTATTAAACCTCGTAAATGGTTTTTACCTAGATGGTTTACTAAGAAACAAACTGTAGTAGAGGTTTTAGTAGTTGATGAAAACCCTTATGTTAAAACAAAACAACAAAGATTTGTTGAAATTATAGACTAATATGAAAGCTGCACTTCCAAGAGATGTTTCTTTAAATATATTATTTGTAATAGATATCTGTAAATTAACTTTAGAAGAAAAAGGTAAACTCCAGGAAGATTTATTTGGAGTAGAAGCTTATTGGAGTAATAGTCAGAGAGTTATTATTGAAGAGGGCACGGATAATTCAGTTGGATATTATTTTATATATCCTAATCGAAGAATAACTTATTTACAAAAAGATCATAATATTTTTGATTTTACCTTTGATCGTATTGTAGATAAAGATACTGCGCTAAATCTTTTAAGATATAGAATTTTTCTAAAGTAATGAAAAAGAAAGCTATTGCATTAATAGATTATATTGATGATGATGGAATGATTGCATTTCAAGTTAATCAAAGAGTTAATATAATTGAATTTACAGATAATTGTCTAGTTAAAACTAAGTATGGTTATATAAAAATCTCTAAAGAATATTTAAAAATATTATAAAATGTCTGAAAAATCTCTTTCAATTAAAATTCGAAGAGCTAGAAAAGAGCTAAGAATAATGCAAGGTGAAGCTACTAATATTTATTCTTATCTTACTGTAATAAAGAATATTGATAAAAATAATCATATGGCTCGCAATATATATGTAAGTTTAATAGCTGACAATTTAGAGCAATACTCAGTTAAAAGTATTACTGAACTAGAAAAACTTATTCGAAAACAGAAAAGTAAAATACGTAAATATGATCAAAGAATATGCAAATTACGGTCAACACAAAATATGAAATAGGACAGCAGGTATATCTTTGTAAAACAAAGTTAAAATTTAAAGATGGAGATTTTGTAAACGCAAGTGTACCTAATTTGAATCCTTTTACTGTAACTTCTATTCGGATTCATCAACATCCTAATTCTCAGAGTATTTATTATCGCTTAGATGGCTTACAAAAATCTATTCGAGAAGATCAGATTTTTGAATCTATTGAAGCAGCTAAAAAATTTTGTCATGAGCAATAGTTTTAATCATCAATCTTTTTTAAAAGCAGGAGCTGAAAAAGAACAAGAATTTGCTAATTTATTAGTTCTTAGGAATGGTGGGGTCATTTCACATTCTGATAGAAGTACAGATATTAAAGATCATATAGATCTTTTCTGAACTAAAGACAATAAAACATTTTCTTTTGATGTTAAGGGCTTAAAAAAGAGTAATCGATCAGATATTAATACCGATAGTAGTATTCATTGGATTGAAATTAGTAATGTAAGAGGAAATCCAGGCTGGTTATACGGAAAAGCAGATTATATTGCTTTTGAGACAGATAAAGAATGGCTTTTAGTAAAAAGACGTAAGTTAATTGATTTAATCAATTCGAAAGTAACAGATACTGCAGTTAAAAATACTAAAGAATTATATACTTACTATCAAAGATATGGTAAAAAGGATATAATTGTTAAAGTTTTAACTAAAGATCTAGCTGAAATAGCTTCAAAAACTATTAATAAATGAGAAAATTAAATATAGCATTAGTTGCACACGATGCTAGAAAACAAGAATTAGTTGATTGGGTTAGGTTTAATGGAAAAACATTATATCCACATAATTTAATAGCAACTGGAACTACAGGTAAATTATTAAGCGAAATATTAGTAAATGATTTAGAAGAAACATTTCCAGGACAAAAAATAGTTTATTATAGTGATCATTTATACGTTACTTCTGTACTTTCTGGTCCTTTAGGAGGAGATCAGATGATAGGAGCTATGATTGCTCAAGGACAAATTGATGTATTAATTTTCTTTTGTGATAATCTTATTACTCAAGGACACCAAACTGATATATCTGCATTAACTCGTTTAGCATCGTTATATAATATTGCTTTTGCAACAAATAGAACTACTGCGGACATGATTCTTACATCCTCATTATTTGGAAATGAAGATTATGTTCCTATTAAACAAGATTTTAGTTCTTATTTAAATAGAAAATTATAGATAATTTAAAAATAAAAAGATATGAGTAAAGTAGTTAAATTTTATTACACTAGACCTCTTTCCTTTCTTGAAGTAGCAATTGTGCCAATTCGAGAAACTGTAGCAGTACCTCAGCAAAAAACTCGTATGAGTGAGCGATATACAATTGCTGCAATATACGATGAGGAAGCTAAAACTATTAAGTTTGGTCTTGCAACATGTGTTCCTGCCGATCCTTTTGTTAAAAAGATTGGTCGAGAAATTGCTGAAAAGAGAGCAGAAACTGAACCTTTCTTTGAAGTAAAAGATTTTGATGGAACTTTTGCAGATTTTAGGCGTTTGGTTATAGAGGTTGGTACTAATAAAGAAGAGGAATTACTTTATCGGAAGTATAACCGTTATATGCAGGCTGCTGATGAAAATCCTAGATCTAGCATTTAAAGGGAAGGTAACCCTTTCTTTGGAAAAAGAACAAGACTTCTTAAAAGATTTCGAAGACTTACTAGCTAAACACGATGCCTATTTTGATGGCACAATTAGGTCTTATGAATTTGACGATTGTGAAATTATAGAAGAAATTGAAGAAGTGAGAAGTTAATATTCCAATTTTTGATAAAGATATTTTAGTTATTCAGGATGAAGATATAAGTAAGATCACATCTTATTTAGAAGATATGTATTCTGTGCATCTTGAGTACCAATCTAATCTAACAGATGGTATTACTTGTATACTACCTAACGGATTAATTGTTATTGGATTAACCAATAACGATCCATATATTGCTTTACATGAATGTACTCATGCTGTATTTGCTTTAAAAGAGATAATAGGATGATCAGATAACGATGAAGAAGTATTTTGTTATACTTTAGAATGAGTCTATAAGCATGTAACAAAGTATATAAATTCTCATGATTAGAGTATATACAGATGGTAGTTATAAACCAACATTAAATCAAGGTGGATATTCTTCAGTTATAACTGAAGATGGAAAAGTAATTAAAATTCTTTATCAAGGTTTTAAAAATACTACTAATAATAGACAAGAACTAAAAGGAGTTTTAGAAGCCTTAAAGTATTTTAAAACTCCTCAAGTTCTTGAAATTTATTCTGATTCAAGCTATGTAGTTAGTAGTATAAATAATGGCCATGTGGCTAGATGAATCGAAGAAAAAGACGATTCAAAGAAAAATATGGATTTATGAACTGAAATCTACAAGTTAATTCAGTTTCATAAAGTTACATTTATCTGAGTAAAAGGACATAATAACAATGAATTTAATGAACTTGCAGATTTATATGCACAACATGCTGCAGAATGTTTAGAATTAACAGAAGATGAAAAGTTTTAAATTAAGAAAAATTGGAAATCATTGGTATCCTTGTATTGATCATGAACTTGGAGATCCTATTAATCTTACTGAAAAAGTTGACCGATATTTAAATATATTAGATCTCTCTAAATCAGGAGAAATTACAGTAGAACTAGAAGAATTAGGAATTTTATTTGGAGGCATAAATATTATCTATTTTAACGAAGAGGATATTGTTCGATATTTGACTACTGATGATAATTTTGATATTCGTTTTGTTGTAAACGAACATGAGTTTCTTATATCTTCTGATGTTTATTGGTTATTGGAAAATCAATTTAATTTTAATTTTCATAAGACTAGTTATAAAATTCATATTTATTAGAGATAGCAGAAATGCTTTGTATTTTTAACCATTATAATTATGGTAGTTAAAGAAACTGCAAAAGATCCTACTGGACCTAAAGATATTAGTAGGAGAGAATGTACATTAAGTAAAGAAATTCAAGAGTTATTACTTCGACAGCTTAAACATGAATTACAAAATCATAATATATACATGAATTTTGCTAATTATTTTGGAGTTCGTGGATTTGTAGTTCTCGAAGAGTATTTTAAATTAAGAGCCGATGAAGAATATTTGCATCATAGTTGGATTCGTAAGTATTTAAATGAAAATGATGCAGAATATATTTATCCTACTATTGATCAATTTGATAAAAAGATAGTGGATATGGTTGATCCATTCAAGATGACTGTTGATCTTGAAATTGAAACTACTCAAATGATTTATGAAATAGTCGATCAAGCTGCTGCTGAATGTGATTGGGCAACGTTTAACTGGTTACTTGGACACGATGAAACTACTGGTCGTTTAGTTGAGGAACAGCGTGAAGAGGAATCAATCAGTCGTACAGTTAGAGATATTGCAGAATCAGAAGGTTCTTGGCTTCGTAAGGAAAAGTCTATTATGAACGCTTATAAAGGCGATACTGATTAATAGTTAAATCTATGTTAATTCAACTTCCAGATACAATTAAAGACTTATACTTTGTTGGAGATGTTCATGGATCTTGGGATATAGTTACTTATCATATTCGACAATATAAAGTTAAAGACACTGTTTTTATTTTCTGTGGAGACGTTGGCATTGGATTTGAAAGTTTAAAACATTATACGGATCATGTAATTCCAGAGCTACACAAAACACTTAAAAAGTATAATGATATATTTATTTGGTTCTCGGGAAATCACGACGATCCTAAATACTTTGAAAATCAGCTAATTAATACCAATTATGTAAAATGTATTCCAACTTATAGCGTTATTAACGTATTAAATAAAAATATACTTAATGTCTCTGGTGGGATATCTATTGATAGACAGTTTCGTATGCAAAACGATAGTGTTAGTATAGTTAGATATATGAAGTATCATAATTGCGACTATCAAACTGCAGAACAGAACTGTCTTAAAACATATTGGCCTGATGAACCAGTAATATATCGTCCAAAAGTAGAAGAACATATTGATATTATTTGTAGTCATTCAGCTCCTTCTTTTTGTTATCCAAACGATAAAGGAGGAATTGTAAAAGATTTTGCAGCATATGATTCAAAATTATTAGAAGATATTGATAGGGAACGAGCTGTGTTAGATCAGGTATATGAGGATTATAAAGATGAAGTAACGCACTGGTATTATGGTCATTTTCATAAGAGTCAAATGCAGACTATTAATAATACAATGTTTAAACTTTTAAATATTGGGGAAATTGTTCGACACTACTCAGACGATAACAATACATTGTAAGATAGTTGCTATTGAAGATGGTCAGTATACAGCTATTGTAGTAGAAGATCTGAATCGAATAGAAACAGATGATCTTAAATATGTTACTGTTGTTAAATGTCCAAACTGAGATATTTCTACTTTTGAAATTGGAGATATAGGTTATCTTCAATTTCAATATGTAGAAGGAGGAAAGACACAATGATACAACAAAGATTCAAAAGATTTTGAAATTTATAAATATACAAATAATTATTTTATAAGTTTTATTAAAGAAAAAGATATATGTAATCAAAAAGAATTTAATTTTTAAATATGCGTAAAGAGACAGAATTTGGCGAGAAGTTACGTAGCGTGTTAGAATCAATTGATTCCTTAACATGGAGAGACAAAAGTGGGAATGATGTTAAACTTGTTGATGCATCTGTAGAGGACTTACGTAAATGATATAAGCACTGTTATGAGATGTTATATAACGTTAGTCCTTGGAATCCTGGTAAGTTTATAGTTAGAGAAAACATTCATCGAACTTGAGATTCATGTAATACGGAACTATTTGTTAGATACATTCTTCATGAATGCGAAACAGATATCAAAACTAAGAAAGATATCTTAGATTATATTAATAAACAAAGAGCAGCATCTGAAAAAGATATACTAAATGATTCAATAGCAAGTATATTTAATGGTGTTCCTCCTATTTTTGAAAAAGTAACAGTAAATCGTCTTATGGATGCTTGTTTTGATAAACTTGACGTTCTTAATAAGAAAATGATTACTGATAAATTCATTTTAGCACAAGGAATTTGGCTAACGGACGAGGAAAAAATTGAGCTAACTGAAGTTGGCAAAGACGGCAAAGCAAGAAATAGAATGGAAGTTATTAAGGAACGATTGTGTTTAAATCCTGATATCAAATTAAGAGTTAGTCCTACAGGGTTATCTTTTACAGAATTTAGATCTTTAGTTCAACTTAGCTCTTTACCAAAAATTTCTTCTTTAACTACAATTGCACTGAAAACACTAAGAGATAAGATCTTATTACTTTTAGATAACGATCTCGATTATCATATAAATAAATGAAGTACATTAATGTCTAATATTCAACGAGTTGCGGATGCTCGAAATATTGAAATTAATCCTCCTGCAGGAAATTAATTAGTACTAAAAATTTTATTTTTTAAATAAAAATTTGTATCTTTGATGAACAGAACGGAACGTCAAAAGCTTGCTATTAGACGTTGATTAGATAGTAATGGGATAGGCACAATTATTGCTGCAACTGGATTTGGTAAGACCTATATGACTTGCATGTTGATAAAGGCACTATATAATAAAAATCCTAAACTATCTGTATTAATTGGAGTTCCTACAGAGGTTCTAAAAGAACAATGACTTAGAGAGTTGGCTAAAAACCAGCTCTTTTCTGTCTGTAAGGTAGAGATATTTAATACTATTGTTAAAAATCAATATACAGTTGATTTATTTGTAATTGATGAAATTCATTGCGCATGTAGTGAAAATAACATCAATATGTTTAAAGCTGTAAAATATCGTTATTTTTTAGGATTAACTGCCACATTTGAAAGATTAGATGGAAAAGAAGATCGATTATCTGAGTTTACTTATGTTTGTGATCGTATAAATATAAAGGAAGCAGTTGATAATAATTGATTATCTGATTATAGAAATTATAAAGTTTTAATTGATGTAGACTTATCTCTATATCATGAATGAAATCAGAAATTTCAAAATCTATTTTCTATATTTAATTTTGAATTTAATACAGTAATGAATTGTATTAGTCGTCCTGGTTTTGCAAGTAAATATGCAAAGAAAACAGGATGAAGTGAATCTCAAGTTAAAGGATTTGCAGCAGCTTGAATGAGAATGTTAAGAAAACGTAAGTCTTTTGTAATGTCTCATCCTAAGAAATTTGAAATAGCAGATAAGATATTAGATGCAAGAAGTAATAAAAAAGCAATTACTTTTTCAGCTACTATTAAAGATGCAGAATATTTTAAGAAACGAGGATATGTTCTACATAGTAAACAGAAAAAGAAGGAAAATAATACCATTATAGAAAGTTTTAACCAACAAACTATAGGTGTATTAAGTACTTCAAAATCTTGCGACGCAGGTGTAGATATAAAAGGTTTAAGTGTTGGAATTATATTAAGTGGAGATAGTTCAAAGACAAGGACTACGCAGAGGATTGGAAGAATTTGTCGATTCGAACAAGGTAAACTCGCAGAAATGTTTACACTAGTTATTAAAGGAACTATAGAAGAAACTTGATATAATAATTCTAATTCAAACCAACAGTACATAACTATTGATGAATCACAATTAGATATAGTGTTAAGTGGAAAGGAGATTTCTACTAGACCAAAAAAAGGCATAATAGATATAGAACATAGATTTTAATAAATAGATCTAACGTAGTACGTTTGTTTATTTTTTATCGTATTATATGGAGTTAGATACGATTCTTAATATTATGGCTAAATACAAACTAACAGCTGATGAGTTACTGTTAGTTTATTTAACATTTATTGCTCAAACAGAAAATGGAGATCCTAAATTAAATAGGAACTATTTTCGAAAGTGATATGAAGGAGGCGGTAAAGAGAGATTACGAGAATTATTCAATTCACTAAAAGAGAAAGGAGTAATCAGGAAAAATTATAATCCAAGTACTTATGATCCTGATGAAATTGAATTTAATCAGAATTTTATAAAACAATATTTTAAGCTTTCTGGAGAACTTGGTATGGAATTAGAGGATGCTTATCCAACTAATTTATATCTTAATGGAAAAACAGTTAGCTTAAAAAATATTGCAAAGAAATTCTTAAATATGTCAGAATTCTACTTCTGATATTCATCTACTATTGGACATAGTATTGAAAAGCATCGTGAAATATTAGAGATACTAGAATGAGCTAAATCTAAAGATCTTGTACAAGTTTCTATGATTGAATTTGTTTCCAGTCAAAAATGGAAAGAGTTTAAAGAAATGCGAGATAAGGGAATTAATGGCAAAGTTAGTACTGAACAACTTTACGATACTGCTTAATGTCTATTGTAGATGAATTATATTCTGAAATTGACAATGGTAGAGAAGGTAGAAACTTAGGTTTAAAAACTGGATTGCCAAAATTAGATTGATATACAGGTGGATTTCAAAAAGGAGTTTATAAATTAATATTTGGACAAAGTGGTTCAGGTAAATCAAGTTACGTAATATATTCTGATTTATATCGTATATTACGAGATTATCCAGATAGAGATATTGTACATGTATATTTTAGTCTGGAAATGAGTTCGAAAGTTTTACTTGCTAAATTGCTTAATCTATATATATATGATACTTATGGAATAGAAATTTCTTATATGACACTAATGTCCGTTCGAGAAAAACTATCTGATAAATATTATAAGTATATTCAAGAGTCCAGAGTATGACTAAACTCAATCATACATAAGCTTATTATCTTTGATAAACAGCTAAGTTCTAATACTTTCTATGGTAATATGAAAGAACTTCTAAAACAATGAGGTACTTTTCAAGATATTGATGAAGGTAGAAGAAATATTTATATTCCAAGTAATCCCGATAAAATAATAAATGTAATAATTGATCATGCTGGTTTATTAACTCCAGTTGATGGTAGAACTAAAAAACAGGAAATTGATCAAACCTCGCAATACTGCGTTTATTTTAGAGAAAAGTGTGGAATATCTATTGACTTTATTATGCAAGAAAATAGAAACACAAGTGATGTAAATAGATTAAAAATGGATCTTGCAGAGCCAACCCTTGATGATGTTAAGGATTCTGGTAATGCAGGTAATGACTGTAATATTTGTGTTGCAGTATATAATCCTATAAAACATCAACGTAGTACTTATAGAGGATATACTATCATTAATAAAGAATATCCAGAAGAATCTTTAGGTTCTGCTATGCGTGGACTAATATTATTAAAACATCGATTTGGAGTTGCAAATAAAGTTTTTTGTACTGGCTTTCAAGGTAGTTTAGGACGATTTGAGGAACTTCCTGATCCAGGAAGTATTGATTATGAAGTATATCAATCTTGAAAAGATGAGAAGTTAGAAGATGAAATAACAAAAGATACAGCTGCAAAAGATGCAGAAGAAAAAGATAGCTTACAAAAACCAATATTCAAATTTTAAATATGGCTATCACATTACCAACAAACAAAATTCCTGCGGAAACTCAGGACCCAAGAAATTTAATTATTTTTTCCAAGCCAAAATACGGTGGCTTTCGCCGTGTATTATAGTAATATAATACTTATGAATGGGCAAAAACGGTGAATTCTAAAAATTTACCATATAAACGTTAATGTTTATCTTGTACGTAAATATAATAAATTTATGAAAATACCGTGCTAACTGTTGTAATAATATATAATAGTAGTGTAACGCGTAGGAAGTGAACCTGTTATGCAGAATATAATCTTCCCAAGAGTGTCCATTATCCTTATGGGATAAAAATGTACGCTGAACTATAAGGAAACTTATAGAAGTAGAGATAAAAAGCTCTACGATAACAAAATTGAAAAGCACGGCTTGTGCCAATCTTCCTGGAGCATTATGTATCGATCTTGAAGGAGGCGGATATGACTATATCGATGCTGTAAAAGTAAAAGCGTCTTCTGTTAAAGATTTAAAAGAAATTTGTGCTGCAATCAAAGAAGCTAAATATCCTTATAAGTTTATTGTATTAGATACAATTACTAGACTTGAAGAAATGGTTAAGCCATTAGCTTTAAAATTATATTTAAATAGTCCTGCAGGGCAAAAGTTTACAGGAGACGACGTACTTGATGCTCCAATGGGCGCTGGGTATTCTATGCTTAGAAAAGCTCTAGAAATGGTTATTGATATGGTCGCTAAATGTGCACCTAATATTATTCTTGTTTGTCATACAAAAGATGCAGCTATTGGCAATACAGAAATGACCGCAAAAACTATTGACTTATTTGGAAAAGCAGGTCGTATTCTAGCTTCAAAGTCAGATGCGATTGGATATCTTGATCGAGACGAAGATTCAAATACAATTTTAAGTTTTAATACAAATGATAAATTTGTAGAATGTGGTGCTAGACCAGAACATTTACGAAATGCAGATGTAGTATTAGGAGAAATGAAGGAAGATGGAAATATTGAATTTCATTGGGAAAGAATTTATCCTTCACTTTTAAATCCTGTAGAAGTTAATATATAATCTAAGGATTATGTTAAAGGTATCTTTTGAATTTGACGAAGAATCGAAGGCTGTTACAAATGTTAAAGTTGTTAAAGTGCCTTCAAAATATGATAATATAGATTTACCAATTGTAGAGATAGGAGATAGTAAGTTAATTATGTCTCCTAAAGCCGTTAGTTTATTATCTGCACAATGCGGAGATAGGATAGCAGTTAATTATATCCAAAAAAGTAACGAGCTTACAATCCCAGTTATCGGTAAAGCTGAAGTGTTTTCAGATCCTGAAAATGGGAATAAATTAACAAAAAGTAATACAGTCTCTTTTAAAGGGACTCAAAAAACAATTTTATCTAAATATGGTCAACTCTTTAAAATAGAGGAATGTAGACCTGGTATGTTTAAAATGATTAAGATTGATGAATCAGATCTTTCTAAAGCTGATACCGATTTAGATACAGAAAATTCAGATTTATTAAAAATTTAAAATTATAAGAATATGTCAATGTTTGATTTTAGTGTAGCAAAGAATGCAAATCAAGTAACTTCTACTTTCCTTCGTGGAGGAATCCATAATGTAACCTATAAAGGTATTGAATGAGTAGCTAGTCAGAGTGAAGGTAATTCTGATGCTTTTGTTTTGTTATTTGAAACAAAGGACGGTATCCAGCATCGAGAAACTATTTTTGATCCAAGTAATATAAGTAATTGTACTCAGAGAGCTACAACTCAGTATGGAGAAAATCCATCTGAAATGGAAAACTTTATGGTTAAGATTACTCAAATCATTAATGCTCTTAATCCTGAATTAGGTGCAAAAATTGCTGCAGGAGAAAAGATTGAAGTAAGTAGCTTTAAGGCTCTTGCTAAATATTTAAAGGAAAACTTAGCAAGTTCTGTTGGTAAGGAAACTCAAATCAAGTTAATTCCTTATAAAGGTTTTGCTAATATGCCTAAGTATGTTGCATCAGTAGGTAAAGATGGAGTAGTTCGTAGTAAAACAAAAGTTATTGGTGAAGATTTAACTTTAACTGCTAGAGAAAAGACTGATATTGAGAATGCTAACTCTGCACAACCTACTAACATGAAAGAACGGGATAAGGATTTAGACGATCTTAAGGAAACGTTTAATGTAAAAGGCTCAGAAGACGACTTGCCATTCTAAAAAAATAATATAGTTAAATTTTAATGGTCTTTACATTAGAACCGATAAATATCACTAAAGAACTTATTTTAAGTAAAGTTAGTGAAGAAACTTTAATGGAGCATTACTTGGGCATTCCTGTAAAAAAAGGATTGTTCAAGTCTCCATTAAGGCAAGATAGTAAACCTACCTGCGCATTTTATAGGAATAGGAAAGGAGATTTAATATTTAAAGATTTTCGTGGTAAAGTCAGTTGCCACCTTTTAATAGAAATATTTTAAGAAAAATTGGGGAATATCGGTAAACAAAATTTGGATTTTGTTAATTTAATTATTAAATTTGTATAATTAAAATTTCACATATTAATTATCAAAATTATATCAAGTAAACGTGTGAAATTCAATTTTTTTTGGACATATTTGGACAAGAAAATTTGTA